ACACATGTTTTATCTTTAACATTAATCATATTTGGCAATTTATGTGTTAAGCAATACAACCCAGTTTTAGTTCCTTCGATATTAAATGCTGGACTTGTTTTACATCCTTCAAAAAGACATGTTTTATGTATAACATCAATCATTCCTTCTTTTTTATGAAGTGAACAATAAATAGGCTTTTTTTCTCCTTCAACATTAAAAGATGCGGATTTATTACATTTTTCAAAAAGACAACTTCGGAGTTTCTTATTGCAAGGAGAACAGATCATTTAATTTATAATATATATAATTTTAAATTAAATCAAATCAATTTTAATTAATCTTCGCCGGTTTAAAATCGACGAATGCCCTTCCAAGCTACTTGCGATGCCGAATGTTGATCGCCGCCATAGCTCAAATCGTTATAATTTTTATTATTTGCTTGTTGTTTCAAAAAAGTAGTATAATTTGAACTATCATACACATATTTTGTGTTGCATGTAGCAGCAGGGACATTTGTTCCGTCACACTTGCTATAAATTGCACCCATATGACCTTTTAAACCAAAAAGTCCAGGTCTACTTTGAAATGTCTGGCATGGTCCACCACAAGAATAACTTTGTCTAGACAGCAGATCGCCTGAATTATTTACAGCACGAAACGGTGTCTGTGCCATTTTTAAATTGCTAGAACGAAGCTGTTGTTTATACGAAGTATTCCAAGCTTCTCTCAAGGTGTAACGAACATTTTCATACTCTTCAGCATCTTTATCAGCCTTTTGTATATTACGAGGCATAAATCCTCTTATGCCACCACCCTGAACTGGTTGTCCACCGAGTAAAATAGGTGTAGTAACCCCTGGAATTGTAAGATTAATAGGTAATCCACTAGAATTTGCACCAAAAGAATTAATTCCTGATACTGTAGACATTATATAATAGACGAATAAAAAATAAATATGTAATCCTAAATATATATGATTAAATATTTGATTGCCTCGATTATTTTTGTAGTTTTAGATGGTTTCTATATAAATCTAATAAACCCGGCATTTAGTTCGCAAATCGCGGCAATTCAAGGTTCCGCGATGAAACCGAATATTATTGCGATTGCTGTAACATATGTTTTTCTGCTTTTTGGTCTGAATTATTTCGTATTAAGAAAACACATGGAACCAAAAGACGCGTTTTTATTTGGGCTTGTTATATATGCCGTATATGAATTTACGAATTTAGCAACATTTTCTAAATGGTCTCTTTATTTGTCAATCATTGACACTTTTTGGGGCGGAACATTATTTGGACTAACGACATGGATTGTAAAAAAAATGTTTGCTTTACTCTAAATTAATAATTTATTTCTCATTGTATATTAATGAGTAAAAGATCAGGAAGAGAAGAAGAAGATGAAGAAGGAAGAAGTGAAAGAAGAGCAGAAAGAAACGCAGAAAATCCTTCTTCTTCTGTCCTGCCTCCTAACATCCCTTCTGGTCTTTCTTCCGACGAGGCTTCCGACAAGGCTTCCGACAAGGCTTCCGACGAGGCGAGAGTTATAAAATTACCCCAATTAGACCTACGAATTGATACTAATCCAACTACTGAAATTAATGTAAAAATGATTGATAATTATTTTAGTTATGCCCGTAGAATTATTATGGATGAATTGAGAAAAAAAGGAATTGATTTATCCGATTGTTCATTTAAAATATACATAAGTATTGCTGCACATGGCAGCATGCGTCCGAAGCAAATTACGTATGATTTTAATTTTAATATAACTAGATGTGCAGCATTTGGAGAGCTTGGTCTTGGTAATGACGTGGCAAGACGCCAAGCTAATACAATGCAACAATTACCAATTGATTACTCGACATTAAATATTAAATATTTATTATTTTTAAAAGGTGCTAAATCAGAAGAAATATTTAAACAAATTGCTGACAAGAGAGGTGTTGCTTATCCATATGATTTCTTACAGGATGCTCTAAAAGATCCTATTTTACCAGCAGAAATAGATCAGGTTACCGACGACATCCCTATGAAAACTAGCGCAAATGGGAGATTATCAATATTAAATGACCCAAGGACATTTCAATCATATACAACTAACATATATCCTGACAAACTGTTTAGTTATAGCAAAACCCCAGCTAATATATTTTATGATAATCCAGGAATATTAGCATTATTGACTGTTTATCTACCTGATAAGACACGTGTGTTACAATATGAGATACCAATATTCAGACAATTTAAAAATGGTGCACCGGATAACGCCCCTATATCTTTATCTAGACTACTTAAAGGGTTGCATTATTTATCAGAAAAATTTAACATTTCAACTGGCAATTATAACCCAAATTCGATTGCGCCATCTGTAATAGATACATCGTGTAGTGGTTATTCACCCAAGATTGATAAACTTACAAAAGAAGTTTTTACAGAAACAGCAGTGGTGTCGTTGAAGAATAGAGGTAGACAACCAACTGAAGAAGAGTTAAAAAATGCGAAACGATTAACCCCGCTCACATATGATTCAATCAAAGAAGGTGACACTGAAAGTGAATCTGAAGAACCTCAAGGAACTCAAGGAACTCAAGAGTATACTATAGGAGGGAAAAAAGGTGGGAAAAAAACAAAACGGCGCGTAAAATTTCATAAACGTCGAACAAACAAAAAAAAGCATACAAAAAGAAAAAGAAAAAGAATTACAAAACGACGACATAATAAATCGCACTAAAGCCATAACTAATTTAATCTAATTTTCCGTCATAATTCTCGGCGCAATATTCATTGTAATCAATTCTTGAAACAATAATTTACACGCAAATGGCAATTCCACATATGCAAAATCTGTGCGATTGTCACAAGTCCTACAATGATGAATATGCATCTCATCATTATATGCGGCAATCATTCCACATTTTTTGCATGTATAAACAGAATACTTGTCAGATGCGTCATACAGTCGTCCTCGTGTGAACCGCGATGCACCATGTGAAATCATTGCATCGCGTTCCATTTCTCCAAAGCGTAATCCTCCATCGCGGCTTCGTCCTTCTGCTGGTTGTCGTGTCAAATTTACCATTGGACCAATAGAACGACTGTGTGCCTTGTCATTGACCATGTGTTTCAGTCGTTGATAAAACACCGGACCCATAAAGACACTACATTCATGTTGTTCGCCAGTATATCCATTGTATAGCAATTCGTTGCCATGTGCTTCATATCCCAATTTTAATAATTCGCTGCAAATATCCTTGACTTCAAAATCGCCAAACGATGTTCCGTCTCCAAAAAGCCCGAGTTCTATCAACACTTTACCCAACACAGTCTCTTTTAATTGTCCAATTGTCATGCGAGATGGAATTGCGTGTGGGTTAATAATAATATCCGGCTTGAGTCCTGCTGCCGTAAAAGGCATGTCGCATTCTGGTAGAATATTTCCGATGGTTCCTTTCTGCCCTATAAAAGAGTACGTTTAGATTTCAATACATAATTATTTAAGGGGTTAAATAAGACTTACCATGTCTTGAAGAGAATTTGTCTCCTATCACCGGTTTTCTGAATGTCCTGAGTCGCACCTTGGCAAAATTGTATCCTTCACCGTTTCGGTCAATGTAATTCTTATCAATGAAGGTCTCTTCCGTCGTCTTGTAAATCTTGCTCTGGTCTTCAAACTTGACTACTTTTGTATTATCATTGCGATTTTCTTTGATTGGAACAACTTTGGCAATAATAATATCGCGATTTTCCACAAGGGTGTTTTCTGGAACAACTCCTTTGTTGTTTACCTTGGAATAATTCCCCATTTTCATTCCCTTGGTCTTGGTTTTGTCCGGATTGCATCGTATTTCTTCATCGCCGTTGATTTTTTGCTTATCCTCGTCTTTTTCAGTGTGATAAATCGTTGTGACAAAGAGACCACGATCAATGGACCCTTTATTAAATATCAACGAATCTTCTTGATTGTATCCGGTGTGTGTCATGATTGCGACAATCACATTTGTTCCAGATGGAATTTTATTCAAATGTATCAAATTCATGAGGCGTGTGTCGACCAAGGGTCTTGCTGGATAATTCAATACATATGCCGTTTTATCCATGCGATTTTCATAGTTTGTCACATAGACTCCCATTGCCTGCTTCCCCTGCGCACATTGATAAGTGTTTCTTGGAGATTGATTGTGTTCGGGAAACGGAATACACGAAGCAAGGATTCCAAAAATTGTGCTAGGATGTATTTCGCAGTGAGTATATTTCATTATATTTACTCCCTTGTCAGCAATAATTTCTTTTGGAAAGGTCGCAATCATAGACCACGCTTGTTCTTCAGGGTCAATGTATTCAATCACAGAATTATCCAAGACACTGCTCGTCAATAGATTGTCCCAAATCAATTCGCCTTCTTTTAATTGTTCAAGAATGTTGCGAGTAATCAATATATTTTTATCTTTTACACGCAACACAGGACGAGTCACTCTGCCTCCATCATTACATACGCGAATTTCTTTCAAACTATAATTAAATACAATAGATGTGTAAATATTAATAATGCCCTTGTATTTTTTCTCTTTTAAACTGAGAAACAACTCATATGGTTGTTCTGAAATTCCCAACCATGCGCCATTAATAAACACCTTGACTTTATCATACAATTCATAACTGGTCTCAATATCTTCTATTTTGCGAATAAACGGCAATACATATTCATAGAGTGGCAATGAATTTGAATGGATTGTGATGTGTGTCATATAACTCATATTTTTTACAATGCCTACTGATGCGCCCTCCGGCGTTTCTGCCGAGCAGTTGGACGTGACGTAACAAGAAGCAACGAACGAATGATTTTCGCTCCTAGTAGTAAAGTCATAAACTAATTCAGGTTCTATTTCTAAAATTGATAATATTGGGACACTAACACATCCATTGTCAACCAAATTTTCTTCAATAAATTTATTATATATAACATCAGTTGAGCAACGAGGTAATTGTCTTATTCCTTTTTTATGGTTTAACACTATTTTTTGTATTTGTTTTTTTGGTATATTGGTTTTTTCAAATAAAATGGCGGTTGTTTCGTGTTCATAATTATTTATAATATAATCATATTTTAAATCTCTCTCTCTTTGATTAAATTCTCTGATTTTTAAATGTTCTATGGCAGGTGCTGATTTTCTTCGTTTTTCTTCACAATACGCATAATGAATAACATTAACATATCTAGCTAAATTTTCTGATGCGTTTGAAAACGCAATCCAAACTCTTGATTTGTCTTCATCAATAACAGCAATTTTACTTACATGACATTGAATGTTAAATTCTTTAAACATTTCCATAATTTGGGTCATATAATTAATTGTGTCATCTAGAAATGTATTATGAGTTGTTTGACACGTAATTCCTAATGATATTTTATATGTATCGTTGTTTTGTTGATATGAAATTTTACATCCGTCACCACCTTGAAATCCTGATAAAAACTCACGCTTAATTGATGGTTCCGCATTTATTAACCATTCAGGCACTTCTCGTTTCATGCAAGTTTTTTTTCCAACAAACCCACCTAATAAACTCATTAAATATGCAAATGCACCATCTTTACCAACAGTCCAAGTATGATATATAGTTGTTCTATTTGTTTTTTTATCTTCAAATTTAGTTATGGACCTAGCAATAGAAGGGCTTCCAAAACCCAATTTTTGTATATCATCAACCAACTGAAAAACATCATATTCTTCACCAACATTAAATGATGTGCTATAATAAGATTTTTGCGTTTTGGCATGTTTGTCAAAACCGCGAATGTTTATATTTCCATCAGTGTTTAACGCACCAATCAACCGAGCAATAATTTTCAATTTAAAAGTGGGAATTCTCACATTCAATAGATTTGATTCAAGTAAATCCATGCGATAATGGTCAAGCACATCTTCCGAACGAATAATAACAACCGTTGAATTTTCATCTGGAATAGACCGCGGAACATGACGAATAATTACCTTGTCGTCAAGAGATAATTCGCACACTTTTTTCATTTCATACTTTGCTGCACCTCCAACATCATGCACTTTTACTAAAAACGGATGGTCTGCTGTCGCCTTTATTTTTCTCCCACTAATGGTTGTAATTTCAAATAATTTATCAGGCATCTTGCTAAAATATTGATACATATCAGACGGTTCCTCCAACAAAGTCTCGCGATTAACAGTATTCACCCAATCTCCATTTCGTATATCTTTTATTTTTTTGGTATCCATTCTATTTGACAATAATACATCCACATCACCCGTCAAACATAGGTAGCCCCATGAGCTATTATGCAGCTTCCTCGGCGGAATCAATTTCCCACTTTTGTCAGTCGGTGTGGAAATTCGCCGAGCATGGCTCAAACTGCTCACATAAGTCAAACGATTCAACACTTGGGCGACGCCGACTTTGTTGCTATTCGTCGTATGTTTCACGCCAAAATCGCCAGTAGCTAATGCGCGTTTCAATCCGTTTTCAATGGTAGTGGATTTAATAATTTTATAAATATTTGTCATATTAATAATGTTTTCATAATCATCACGCGATTTCCACGAACCATTGTTAATTTCGCGAATCACTTGTTTCTCCATGTCCTTTACCAATTTATTAAAATAATTGCGAAACAAATTATTCAACAATGTGCCGGTCAAATCGACTCGTTTGTTCAAATATGAATCGCGGTCATCTGTTTTCGCCATGTTAAAATTCGCCAACAATACGCGAAATGTCATATATCCTAAGAAATATATTTTTTGATGATTGTTATGGCAATGAGGAAACAAATCATTATTCAATACATCCATTGTAAAATCCATTTTTTTCTTTGCGCCGGTTTCGCGATCCATGTTAATCGGCGTAAACATTGCGTAACTAGTTATATATTTGATGCATTCTTCTTGTGTTAAATATCCATTTGCTTCAATGATAGAAGCCTGTAAATTATCGCAAATTTCCTTGTATTCTGGAACATTAAGGTCTAATAATATTTTCTCGCAAATTTCCTTGTCAGTAATGACTCCAATGGCACGAAATACGATAAACAATGGAATGTCTTGTTTAATGCGAGGGATTTGGACGTATACCGCATATCCAAACCCATTGTTTTTAGAACTTACCATGACATTAATCTGTTTTGGCGAAATACATTTGAAGTCTGGAACAGACTTCATTTCAGCAATCCAATTGTATTTTGTATTATTTTTACTGACATTGTAACAATAGACGCGATTTTCTGCTGCTCGTTCTTGTCCAATGACTGTTTTTTCAGAACCATTAATAATAAAATATCCTCCGGCATCATATTTACACTCTCCTAATTGCGAGTTTTCCACATGTTTATATTGATTTAAAACACAAATATTAGATTTCAACATAATAGGCAATTTTCCAATATGAATTTTTGTAATAGCCTTGTGTAAAATTTGGACGTTTTCCAAAGAAGCCCCACTTCTAATAATATATTTTATATTCAAGTCAATTGTCATTGCTGACGCATATGTAAAATTACGCAATCTGGCTTCTTGTGGAAACATTAATTTCGTCGCACCATTGTTTTCATGTATTTGAGGACGATATATTTGAAAATTAACAAAATTCACAACTATTTCTAATGAATGTTTTTTATTTACCGGATCATAATCATTGTCAGACGCAATCGTCACAGGATTAAACATTTCTATTGTTTTATTAATTTGATATCCTACAAAATTATTATAAGATTCTAATTGATGCCGAACAAGACGATCCAAATGATGCGATTTAAAATATGATTCAATAATTGTCCAAGGATCTTCAATATATTGTTCATTTTTAATGTCATAACTGGTTTCCTTCGAGGATGATGATAAAGTTGTCATTATGTTATTTCTTGACATTTTACAAGGGCATTATTATAATTCAATTTTATTTTTAAGTCTTTTATAGTCGGTTATGTTTATTTATTATTTATAGATTGATAGATTAATTTCTTTTTGTTTTCAATTACTTTTATTCATAACTTTATAAATGACATAAATTATTAGTGCACACAACAACCAAATAACTGTTTTCGCCAAAAAATCATCTGGTAATTTCAATTCAGGTTCCAATGGACTTTCAAATGCTTCTTTACATTGTACTCCTGTAACCGGATTTGTGCCACCAGGAAAATTACATGGATCCATATTTTGAATATCAACTGTCGTCAAATAATGCATTTCAGATGAATGATTGTTATGTGCGTCAATTGTTTCCATTTTTACATTTTGACACGACGGTTTGGATCCAGCAAGAAAAGCCCCCATAATTCCAAAAGGGTTCAATACATTTAGATTGCTTATTGTTCCAGGAATTAACCCCCTAAATTCAGTGAAATTCACACCCATACCAGATGAAATAAATGGCACATTTCCTTGAGGAACATTATTCACATAAATATATCTATCCACATCTTGTTTTGTTTCAGTGTCTACACAAGTCGCACCTGTTTTCAAAAAAAATTTATTGCCCAAAGGTCCACCGGTTGCTGACGCGGTTGAATTGCCGCTTACTAATAATGATGCGTAATTTATCATGCCATTAATGTCTCTGCCAAAGGCGGATAAATTTCCGTCAGAACTCATACCAATCTCGCTAGGCGATTTTATATTTTTATAATACGGATAATCTGGTCCGAGCAATTTTTCTTGGACTGCATTCGCATCCGTTAAAACATCTTGAAATATAGTTGCCATATATATTTCAAGAAGAAGATAAATTATGTATACTGTAAATCAGTTGGGCTAATTGCGGGTGGTGATGGAGGCAATTGTTGTTGAGCCGAATTCGCTTGTTGAAGCATATATTGATTCACTTGATCTGTTAAAGTATACAGATTTCCACTAATATCTTCAACTTCTTTCTTTATGCCAACTAACTCATCCATTTGTCCTTTAAGAACTTGTATATTTCCTGCGTTTTGTTGTGCTAATATAGTTGGATTGTTTGGATCATATGGTTGATATGTTGTTGTTGATCCACCAGACTCAAGTCCTTCTTTCACTCGATATACTTGATATACAATCAAAAAACCAAATAATAATACTAGAATGTTTATGAGAAAAGTCATAAATAAATCCATCAATATATATATTCTCTCTTAATATTATTATTATTATGTCATCAGCATTCTATCCATTAACCATGAATTCATATAACAATCGTTTGCCACAAGGTGGATACAAATCATGGAAAGGCACAAGTGTGTTTAGCAATCCTGTTGGAATTACATCAGGAAACATTCGTCCTTTAACAAACAATGATCCAACTAATAACACACCACATACATACGGGTTGCCAAGACCAATCAAACATTATAGAAAAGGCATTTCAGTTACATCACTTAATGATTCTTTCAATAGTAGACAAGTAAAATCCTCAACTGGTGGTTCTTTAATAGGTCAAATGATTGACATTCCTGGTGGATATACAATCAAACCAAACACAGCAACTGAAATATCAAATATAGAACAATTGAATAATGATTGTAAAACATGCCAAGGCATTGGACTCATCAGTGATTGGCAACCAATAACAGATTTGACAGAAAAGCCGCAACCAGAGACACAAACACTCAACTATTGTTGTAATGAAGAGAAAAACGCATTGCTTCGTGTCCGTCCTGTCAGCACAAAATTGGATAAAAATTATTACACTACTACAACTGAATATTTATACAATCGATGCCACACATTCGAACAAAAACAATTCAATTATTTATCTGGTGGGTCTTCAACAGAAAAACCCGGTGCACCTCTATCACAAAACAATAGTTATAAAGCAAATTGTAATCCGAACTTGGAAATTCAATACACAGAATCTTTGTTGCCAGACTCGCCAGAGGCTTTGACCCCATCCAATCCTCTTAAATGTGAAATAGTCCAATACAAACCAAACAATTATAAATATGCCAAACAAGGTGCGGTTTCAAGCAGTGATAGACTATTACGTTTAAGTGTGGAAACATCGAATCAAAACCTTTCAAATATAACACAAACACAATCTGATTTATTAAAATCCAAATATTTTCTAAATGCTTCAGGAAATATTAATAAACCTTGTTGTGTTCAATACAAATGTGATTTAGTGAGATATAAATAGACAATTTTATTATATTCTCTCTTATTATGTCATCCGCATTTTATCCATTGGGAATGAATTTATATAATAATCGCACCAATCAAGGTGGATACAACTCGTCGAAAGGTGTCGGCGTTTTTAGCAACCCAACAGGTGTGACTGCAGGCAATATTCGACCTTTGACAAATAACGATCCAACTAACTCGACACCACAAAAATTCGGATTGCCAAGACCGATTAAGCATTATAGAAAAGGCATTAGCGTTGCTTTACTTGAGGATTCAACAAATAGTAGACAAGTGAAATCTTCTAGTCAAGGAAATTTAATTGGTCAGATGATTGACATTCCTGGTGGATATATAGTAAAAGAAAACACCGCAGCAGAAATCTCAAATACAGAGGAATTGGATCGTGATTGTCACACATGCCAAGGAATCGGAATTATCAGTGACTGGCAACCGATTACAGATTTGACAGAAAAACCTGAACCAAAAACTCAAACCCAACAATATTGTTGTAATCAAGAGAGAAATGCGTTAAAACGCATGCGTTCGGCAAACACAAAATTAAAGAAAAATTATTATACTTCCACAACTAATTATTTATACAATCGATGTCAAACATTCGACCAAAAACAATTCAATTATATCTCTCTTGGAAATGCCGCGACAAAACCCGGTGCGCCTCTCTCTCAGGACAATACATACAAGGCAAATTGCAATCCGAATCTAGAAATTCAATTTACTGAATCGCAATTGCCGGACGCGAACACACTTACCCCATCCAATCCACTCGGGTGTGAAACCGTCCAATACAAACCAAACAATTATAAATATGGACAACAAGGCGCAGTTTCAAGCAGCGACCGAATGTTGCGACTCAATGTGGAAACAATTGATACAAATCGAGCAAATATTATCAAATCACAAGAGAACTTGACTAAATCCAAGTATTTTCAGAATGCTTCAGGAACCGTAAATAATTCCTGTTGTATAATTGGGTCAAAAGCGGTGGCTTCATTCGGCACAACAATATTATATATTACATATCCCACAGTAACTCGTAATTTTACATCATTAACACCTCGTTTTTCCTTTCCTTCTTCTTTTTCTTCAATAAGCGATCCTCCTGTTCCTGTTATTCAAAATGAATATATATTAGTTGTTCCATCATACGAATTAATTGATTCAAATAAAGTAAAAATGACATTGAAATATCAACTTTTTACAAATAATGATGCGGAACTATTAACTGTTGGTTTATCATTTGCGAATAATGTGAATTATTACAATCAAAACACTTCCATTATAGAAATAATACAATTTGATAAGATGCCGTTATGTGGATTAGGCAATCAGTTTTCTGGATTAACTCCTGAAATACTAATTTCCGCGCCAGACCAACCAAGAATTATTAATGGCACATTTGCTTTAAATTGTTTCAAGGATTGCACTAATTTCAATTCACCAGGAATAATTAATTGGAATATCAAAAATGTTGTCAATTTACAAGGTATGTTCGCCAACACACCATTATTTAATCAGCCTGTAGGCAGTTGGGATACATCTAATGTCACAAACATGTCCTATATGTTTTATTTTGCGTCAGCATTTAATCAAGACATTAGTGTGTGGGATACATCTGCAGTTGAAGACATGTCTTTTATGTTTGAGGAAGCAACCGCATTCAATAACGGAGAACCGGGAATTCAGGATCTTTCTGGAAATTTTGCAAGTGCTACATTTATCAGTTCAACATCAACTTTAACTTGTCCTGGTGCCGCATTTACCACAGAGTTATCATTAAATGATGGAATTGTTATTTCAACCAGCGCTGGTGTTTTACATTCAAGTCAAATAGAAGATATAAGCAGTAACACAGTATTAATTTTACTTACGCCTTATGGAGGAAACCTTACTGCAGGCGGAATAACATCCATACAAAGAATACCCACATCCGTGGGCGGAACTGTTCCTTTACCATGGAATACTGGAAACGTTACAAATATGAAAAAAATGTTCCAAAATGCATTATCATTCAATCAATATATTGGGGATTGGACAACAACAAATGTTTTAAACATGGGTTCAATGTTTGTGTTTGCATCATCCTTCAATAATGGACAAGTATCTGGTCTAAGCAACGCATCATTAAATAGTTGGAATACTGGAAACGTAACATTAATGAATAATATGTTTCAAAACGCATCAGCATTTAATCAACTTATTGGTGATTGGGATACACATTCGGCAACCAATATGGAATTTATGTTTTCAGTTACACAATTTAATCAACCATTAACAACAAATGGAAATAAATGGAATACTGGAAACGTAACATCAATGCGATATATGTTTAATGAAACATCAGCATTCAATCAAGATGTTAGCAGTTGGGATACGTCTTCTGTCGAAAACTTTTCATATATGTTTTATAAATCATTAGCATTTAACAATGGAGATTCCGGTAATAATGGGTTAAAACCATTAACTTGGAACACAACAAGTGCAACAACACTGCGAACAATGTTTTATGCCTCCCCTTTTAATCAAAATGTAAACAGTTGGAACACCTCCCTAGTAACAGACATGACTAATACGTTCGCTCTGGCGACCAAATTTAATAACGGACAAGCAGCAGGTTTAAGTGACGCATCCTTAAATTGGAACGCACCGCTTTGCACTTCATTTGTATCAATGTTTAATACGTGTGTGGCGTTCAATCAAAATGTGTCAAATCTTGTAGACACTTCTGGTCTTATATCCTCTTCTGGTTGCAATTTGTCTTCCATGTTTCAATCAGCAATACTATTTAATAATGGAGACCTCAGTAATAATTATTCAAAACCGTTGACTTGGGACACCAAAAACGTCACAATAATGACGTCTACTTTTAAATCAGCATCATCATTTAATCAATATATAGGCAATTGGGACACATCAAGAGTTACTGACATGACTTTTATGTTTCAAACGGCGAGACTATTCAACAACGGAGAAACAGGAACGGCAGATATTTCTGGAAATGTGGCAACTGCTTATTACACAACATCTGGTTCAGTTTTAACTTGCCCTGATTCGGCCATCATCTCAGGATTAGCCGTGAACAATGTGATTATTATTACAACTGGACCAATTACATCGCCAACAATTGTATATACAAGTAAGATAGCAACCATACCTACTTCTACAACATTAACATTAAGCACCAATTATGGTTCTAATATTGGAACTGTAGGCGCGCCCATAATAACATCCATCAAAAAACAAGTTGTCGGAACACGAGATATGTCTTGGAACACCACAAGTCTACCTGATATGCAATATATGTTTTCTGACGCTACTTATTTCAATCAACGCGTTGATAAATTTACTGTTGGAAATGCGACACAAATGTTTTCATCTACTTCATCGGCAACACCGAATCCATTGAGAGGTATATTTAATAACGGACAACTTGCGGGGTCAAACGACAACTCATTGCGGTATTGGAATACTGTGGCTTCTGGGTCAACTGGTGCCATGTTTCTAAATTCATCAGGATTTAATCAAAATGTTAGCAATTGGAATGTATCAAATGTAGGATATATGGGTCAGATGTTTCAAGGTACACGGGTTTATAATAATGGCTTAGCCCCGGGTTTTTTCAATAACGACTCATCATTAAATAGTTGGGTCACTACAAGCCTCACCGATTTTCAAGTAATGTTTAATGGAGCAATATCATTCAATCAAAATATTAGTAATTGGGATGTATCAAAAGTAACAACTATGAATGGAACATTTAGTGGGGCGACTTTATTTAATAATGGTGATACATCTGGCAATTTTAACCAACCATTAACTAGTTGGTACGCACCAAAATGCGTTGATTTTACAAGAATGTTTAGTTCAGCACCAGCATTCAATCAAAATATTTCAAATCTGGTAAATACTTCTGATGTATCAGCTTGTGATTTAACTCAAATGTTTTCTTCAGCATCCACTTTTAATAATGGAGACATCTCTGGTTCAAGCACAAAACCATTAACTTGGATTACAGATAACGTTAATACTATGTCAAACACATTTGCAGACGCAATAGCTTTCAATCAGAGAATTGACACAAGTGGAAATTATTGGAACACTGGAAATGTTACTACCATGTCTCTCATGTTTGGTGGAGCAACTATCTTTAATCAAGCTATCGGTAATTGGAATGTTTTTAAAGTTACTACTATGTTTCAAATGTTTTATAAGGCTAATGCTTTTAATCAGCCGATTGGTGCATGGAACACTGGTAGTGTAACAACTATGGGCGATATGTTTAGAACAACTGGTGTAAATGCTTTTAATAAAAACATTAGTAATTGGAATGTTTCTAATGTCACAAGCATGTCTCAAATGTTTTTATCAGCATCAGTATTTAATAACGGTTCAGCTCCGGGTTTAAGTGATGCATCATTAAATAGTTGGGACACATCAAAAGTAACAACCATGCAGTCCATGTTTCAAAACAGTTTTTCTTTCAATCAACCTATTGGCAATTGGAACACATCTCTAGTAACAACCATGCAGGGCATGTTTCAAAGCTGTGGTTCTTTCAATCAACCCTTAATAACAAATGGAAATAAATGGAACGTTTCAAATGTTACTACTTTTACTAACATGTTTACATCTGCAGTAATATTCAATCAATATATAGGAAATTGGAATACAAGTTCTGCTACAACTATGGTAAGTATGTTCTTTAACGCACAAGTATTTAATAATGGACAAACTGGAACAATGGATATTTCTGGAAATCTAAATACATCATCTGCATTTTACACAAATTCAAGCAGATTATTAACTTGCACCGGTGGAAATTTTACAAAATTAACGTCAGCAGATGTCCTTATTATTACAACAGGGTCAATCGCATCACCAACAATTTTATATACAAGTCAAATACAAACGACTCCAATAAGTGATGTTTCATTGGTTTTATTAACGGCGTATGGGGCTGATATTCTATCTGGAATAACATCCATCAAGAAACAAGTTGCAGGAACTGCTGACTTGTCATGGAATACTGCAAATGTAACAACTATAAATGGTATATTTTCTCGGGCTCCATATTTCAATCAACGTTTGCCGTGGGATGTATCCAATGTTACAGACATGACTCTTGCGTTTAACGGAGTTACACCGGCATTAAAATCCACATTTAATAACGGACAACTTGCAGGTTCAAGCACACAACCATTAACCAACGCATCATTAGTCCCTTGGTCCCCTACAAAATGCAGATCATTTAATTTTATGTTTATAAGTACATTAGGGTTTAATCAACCAATGTTGAATTTTGTTGACACTTCTGGCATAACACTAGATGCGTTTGGAAATGGGGTTAATTTGACTTCAATGTTTTCATCTGCAACAGTTTTTAATCAAAATCTTAATACTTGGAATGTTGATAATGTTACAAACATGAATAATATGTTTCAAACTGCAGTTGCATATAACAATGGAAGTTTAACAAATGATGGTGCCAATGAATTGTTATGGTCTGCTCCTAATTGCCCTAATTTCACATCAATGTTTCAATCCGCAACAGCATTTAATCAAAAAGTAAATAATTTAGTAAATACTACAAATGTAATAGATTGCAGTTTGAATAGCATGTTTCAAGCAGCAACATTATTTAATAATGGTCAAACTGGAACAATGGATATTTCTGGAAATCCATTCATTGGTGCATCTTATACTGATGCAACCAGATTATTAACTTCTCTTAACTCGAAATTCTTGACAGACTTGTCATCAAATGACGTGCTTATTATTACAGGGACAGGATTTATATATACAAGTCAAATACAACCACCTATAGTTAGTGACGTTTCGTTGGTTCTATTAACGGCTTATGGTGCTAACATTGGAACAGGAACAATAACATCTGTTAAAAAACAAGTTGCAGGAAGTGCCGTCTTGTCTTGGAATACTATAAATGTAAAAAATATGAGTGCCTTATTTTCAGGGGCTTATTATTTCAATCAACAATTGCCATGGAATGTATCAAATGTTACAAATATGTCCTCAATGTTTGCAGTTGGAACAACTGCCTTGAGAGACCTATTTAATAATGGACAACTCGCAGGTTCAAGTAGTCAACCATTAAATTGGACAGCAACTAAATGCACTAATTTCAATTCAATGTTTGCATACACATCAGGATTCAATCAACCAATTACAACTCTTGTAGATACTTCTGGTGTAGCAGGATGCAGTTTAACTTCAATGTTTCAAAACACTACAGTATTTAATCAAAATGTTGGTGCTTGGAATGTATCAAGAGTTACAGCCATGAATATAATGTTTGCCAACACAACAGTATTTAATAACGGAGGTCCTCTGAATGATACTTCTAATAATTTGACATGGTACGCACCAAATTGTATTAACTTTACATCAATGTTTCAATCCGCACCTGCATTTAATCAATCAATGCCAACTCTTGTAGACACGTCTGGCATAACAGTAGGCACAGCAGTGGTATTGACTAGCATGCTTCTAAGCGCAACAACCTTTAATCAAAATATTAGCACTTGGAACACTAACAATGTAACATTAATGGATAATATGTTTTCTGGAGCATTAGCATTTAATAACGGACAACTTAAACCATCGGATATTAGTGGAACCATTACATCTGGTTCTTATACGAATTCAACCGCAACATTAAATGTGCCTTTGGCGACATTTACAACAGACTTATCAGTAAACAATGTGCTTACTATTGCAACAGGAACAATTACAACTCCTATAATTATCTATACAAGCCAAATACAGCGTATTATTAGTAATACTTCATTGGTTCTAGTTACGCCTTATGGCTCGAACATTTTAACTGGAATTACCTCTATCAAAAAACAAGTTATTGGTGATACTTCATTAAATAATTGGAACACTTCAAATGTAACAACTATGGTAAACATGTTTCAAAATGCGTATTATTTCAATCAAAACATTAGCAATTGGTCCACATCAAAAGTTACAACTATGTCTTCAATGTTTGCTGGTCCATCAACGTTATTGAAAACAACATTTAATAATGGACAACTTGTAGGTTCAAGTGATGCGTCCTTAAATTGGACCGCACCTAGATGCACTACATTTGCGTCCATGTTTTTAAACACATCAGGATTCAATCAAGCAATGCCGTATCTTGTCGATGTTTCTTGTACAACTTTTATAAATATGTTTCAAAATGCATCAGTATTTAATCAAAATGTTAGCTCTTGGAATACATCTAGTGTAACAACCATGGCTAGCGTATTTCAATCGGCGAGAGTATTTAATAACGGACAATCTGTAACACAAACAGTTCGTGGGACTCCATCGTTGGCTTCTTACGTGAATACAACACCATTTATCTTAACTTGTCCTGATGCATCATTCAACCTAGACTTTTCATTAAATGATGGGATTATTATTACAATGGGCGGCTCAGCTATATATTCAAGTATAGTTGCAACCATACCTACTAACGCAACATTAACCTTATCAGACACATATCCACTTGGCCTTAATCTTGCCGCAGGAGCAATAACCTCTATAAAGAAACAGGTTGTCGGCTCCGCGGCATTACTTTGGAATACCCAAAGTGTTACAAATATCACCTCTATATTTAATGGAGCCACTTATTTTAATCAACAATTGCCATGGAATACGAGAAAAGTTACAAATGTAACAACTGTCTTTATAGGGTCAGCCGCATTTATAAACTTATTTAACAACGGACAAATAACAGGAGGCGCATCACAACGGTTATATCCAGGTTCCGGAAATACGTGGGATTTTAGTAATAACACTATTACTGGTGGCACAAGTGGTGCATGGTGCGCTAATTCTAGATTGGTAGTTGGGGTTACTGGAAATGGTGTAACTATTAATCCAGCATTAACTTAATCCCTTAATTCATTATAAGAACCAAAAACATATAAAAATCAGGTATACCTTTACCTTTGTATTAAAATTTCAACCCATCTTATTATTTCTCTCTTGTAATAATAAGATGTCATCCGCATTTTATCCATTGGGAATGAATTCATACAACAATCGCACGCCTCAAGGTGGATATAAATCGTGGAAAGGGACAGGTATGTTTAGTAATCCAGTTAGCATCACATCAGGAAACATTCGTCCTTTTACAAATAAAGACCCGACAAATTCGGCACCACAAAAAATCGGATTGTCTCGACCGATTAAGCATTATCGAAAAGGCATTACAGTTACTACAATTGATGATTCAATAAATAGTAGACAAGTTAGGTCTTCTAGTCAAGGAAATTTAATAGGTCAACTGATTGACATTCCTGGTGGATATACAATCAAACCAAATACAGCAAAAGAAATGTCAAATATAGAACAATTAAATAATAATTGTAAAACCTGTCAAGGCATCGGAATTATCGATGATTGGCAACCGATTACGGATTTAACAGAAAACCCAGAACCAAAAACTCAAACACACCAGTTTTGTTGTAATCAAGAGAGAAACGCTATTATTCGCGTGTTGCCGACGAGTTCTAATATAACACAAAATGCGAATTTACCAATCACCTATTATACAACTCTTCAACAATATCGCAACAATCGTTGTCAGACATATGACCAAAAAGCATTTGACTTTCAATCTGTAGCAAATGCGAAAGAAAATACGTATAATTCAATGTGTCAACCTGTAAATGGTGCGTGTAAATTGTCAGTATATAAAACAAGCAACCCTCAATTTGCGCAACAAGGAGCAGTTAAAAGTAGCACGCGGACTTTTAAAAGAGCAATAAATGCGGTTCAATCACGTATTGCTTTATATAATGATTATTATTATGGATATGGAAAACCAATGTCATATAAAGATGATGTGGTTGAACCACATATAGAGATTCCATTTGTGTTAAAGTATAAGACGATACCACCTGAATTTACAAATTGTTCTCTATAAAAGACAACCCCGTCTAAATTTTATATTTTTCGCACCATTGAATGCATTTTTGCCTGTTATTATTTTTCAATAAATCTAATTTTTCCAATTTATTTTTATTTTTTAAAATATTTATAAATTGATGAATTGTTTCTAATTGATATTGACCTAAAATAATATTAATGTCATTAATTTTATTGAGAAAATAGCATGGTATATTAAAATCAATGAGATAATGAATTGTTTGTGTTTTATTATAATTGTCAATAAATAAACTTAAATCTTGATAACATGCGTTTGAATAAGATGATGGAACAAATCCCTTGCATATAATAAATTTTTCATAAGATGACACATTGCTAATAGTAGGTTTTATAATAAAAACTTTTTCGAATAAAAATGTTAACAAATAAACAATATCAATAATAGGTTTATAAAATAAATTGTGTATTTTAATTATAGATATTCCACCTATTTTTTGACATTTCAATATTTTTATTAAACAAAGAATAAACTCAATCACATAATCCTTGTAATTTAATTCATAAAAAATAAAATCATATGGAGATGTAGATATAAATGTATCATTATGACCTTTCCTAAAAAAAGAGATGCAATTAACAATCGGTTTATTATCTGAACTTAAAATGAATAAATTCATATTTAATGAATGAAACCCATCAAATAAATATAATACATTAATTATTTCTAACAATTCATAAAATAACATTGAATTTTCTTTGCATTTACTAAATGTTGAAATATTTTCATATACATTTATTATTTTTGATATAGTTTCAAATGTTATTTCACTGTTTACCGCAACACAATCGCATATTAACTGTTTTAATGAGGAATTATAATAATTATATGTACTGTGAGAAGCATATAATTGAATTTTTTCATCTGTTAATAATAAATTTATTGGAATCGCGTTGAAATTTTTAGGTAAAATATAATAACTCATACAATTAATACATTATACATTTTAAGCATTTTTTTTCTCGCAATCTCCGGTTTTGTTATTTTTGCGTGTTCCATTTGGACACCTTTTTTTCTTTTCTCCTAGTTCCGCTTTTTCTTTTTCTTCTGCTTTTTCTTCTGCTTTTTCTTCTGCCTTTTCCACTACCTTTTTATTCTTTAAAGTCTTTTTAGTTTTAACAAAAGCATAATCAATGTCTTCTTCTGGAGATGGCATAATCCGGAATTTCAATTTAGGTTTAATTAGTTCTTCCTTTTTTTCGGCTTGTTCTTTTTTTGATTTCTTTGTTTTTATTGCTTTTGTTTCTACCTCTTGTGCCTTTGTTTCCTCTTGCTCTATCTCTTGTGCCTTGGTTTCCTCTTGTGCTACTGCCTCTACCTGTGCCTTTGTTTCCTCTTGTGCTACTGCCTCTACCTGTGCCTTGGTTTCTACTTCTTGTGCCTTTGTTTCTGCCTTTGTTTCCTCTTGCTCTACCTCTTGTGCCTCAGGTTCTAATGCTTCAGTTGCTGGTTGTAATGTTAATTTTTTATTTAATTTTCGTATTTTTATTTCTTTCTCCAATATAACAGATTCTTTTTTTTCAGGTTCTCCTTCTTCTCCTCTTTTAAAATTATAATCACTCAAATCAATCTCTACCTTGTCTGGATTCACCTTTCGTATTTTTTTATAAATATAATAACGATTTAAAAAGGATATTTTCTTTTCAAATGAATTCATTTGCGCTGCTGTACCACAATCGATTTCTTTTATCCGATTTCTTTTAATGTCTCCAAGCATGTTTCTATACAAATCATCAAATGTTCCACTGCCAGATGGAAAGTCCATCTGTTCTGCTTCAGCCTTGCTAATAAGAGCAAACCCATAATTTTCTATAATGCGATTAAAATAATCAAAATTCACCAAATATTCAGGGATATATTGATTGATTGTTTCTTGATACACCTCTATTTTATACCCTATGCAACTAGAATTGTCTGGAAAATCTGTATCATCGTATTTCTTTATAATTTCCCATATTTTTTTGCCTTGGTCTACAAGTTGGACACTTTCATCCATCTTTTTATTTTTCAATAAATTAAATATGGATTTCCCATCATATGTTGTCGCAATGAAATATCCATCAAGTTTCGTACATTCTGTCACATTTTTCAAAAATCCACGAAATGTATGAATGTTCTGCAAGAAATAATGCAACGAAAATTGACAAGACGATACATTGAATCCGTCTGCTCCTTTGCCAAATTGTTTATACACCCCTGCTCCTAATTTCTCTTCATTATATGGTCCTTTTCCAAACACAGCCAATGTAATTTCCTTTGCTTTGTCATTTAGCATTGCTTGACCTGACGCAATATTATTCGCACTATTTCCATTGACAAACAACGCATCTGGAACTCTTTTGAATTTTTTACGATAATTTAAGAAACGAGCACAAGCGCCGTCCAATTTATTTTCCAAATTGTCTTTCGAAAGGTCAACACCAAATACAAAAGACAAATGAGAATCAATCCATTTTGAAAAATCGCCTCCTTTTCCACAAGAATAATCAATCAAGGTGTCCTTTTTTTTAGAGACTCCTGTAATAAGTTTTTTTTTCACATATAAATTGTGAAAATCTCGCAAAGCCCTTGTTTTTGAGACCCCCATACTTGTCCCTTTATTATAATATACATCATCACTTACACTTACATCTGGAATATTGTTTCCGGTTGACATCATTGTTTCTGTAATAGGATTATTAATTGATTGCCAATTGCTATTTGCTACGTGATACGCGTTTCCGTAATTGCTTAATCCTTGTCGCAATTCTGCGGTTTTATCATGTCTTACGCGAAGAGGAACCCATCTCCATCCGGATTCTCTATCCATTTCATATTTAAATTCAACAATAGTATTGTCTTCAATCAATTCGTGTTCTTCTGAAAACATTTGCGCATCATAATTGTCATCTGGTTTTAATAAAATATTAGTAATTCCTGCCATTGGATCAGATGGATTCGTCGGGTAAAACTGCATTGGAACTGCTTTTGAATCTTGATTATCTTCTTCTTTATTTTCATATTCTGGCAATTTCCCATCAATCACATCTTGGCATGGATTTATATAACCATGTTTATTTGGTATAAAAGTGCACAATAATATTAATTGTTTATATTCCGACAAATCTTTATTGTTGCCAGATTCAAACAAGGGTGTAATAATGTCTTTTCCAGAAGAGGTTTTCACAGTGTTAATCAGAAAATCAATTGTATTATATTGCGGTGGTTTCCATTTAAAAGAATGTTCCCATGTAATTTTTTTAAGAGGTCCTGCTTTACCAACAATGTCTGAACCTACCCCTATAAATGCGGGTGTAAATATTAATCCATCTGTATTATATTCAAATAAATTGTCTTTTTCACGAGTTAAAATTGTATCGCATGCTTCAAATATGTTGTGTTTTTCTGGATTTGATGGATAAAATTGTTTACATTCTATGCGAATTAAGGTTGACGTTAACTCTGGTGCTAATGTTTTAATAATATTTTTCAACAAGGTTAACCTGGATTTATCCTCTTTTGTTTTTTGTATAAAACTCCAGGATCGAACATCTTTTCCGGCATGATAATATAAATCAAATGCCGCATATAAATTAATATATAGCCCATTTTTATCATATAAAATCAATTCTCCATCTATAAGAGTATTTAATATTGATTTATTTGTTGTAGTCGCACCAGTAAACATTAATTGCATGTTTGTGTTAATTAAATATATTTTGCCATTAGAACAAATGAATAATAGATTGCGAGTTCCATCCGCTTTTTCAGTCACTGTGTAATTTGTGCGAATGTTTGGAATTGTGTTATTTTCGTTTATTTCTGTAATATTTGACATTTGCAATGTATATGAAGATGGACCAATAAAATTACTATTATAAATTCGTTGTCGTTCATTGTAATTTTCTTGAAATAAAAGTCGCATGTATAAATTCATTACATCGCGTTGTTCTTTGTATGAAATGGGATAATTTGTCCCTTGTAATCCTGACAATACAAATTTTATCACGGTTTTCAACATTTGTAAAATAGATGCTGCTGTATTAAATTTAGTTCCAGGACCAATTTTGGAATTTTGAATTTCTAATTCAATTTCATATATTTCCGGATTTGTAAACACGCCGGACTCTTGCACAGTTACTGTTTTTATAAAGTCTCTCCCTTTTCTAATAGAATTTTTAACAATACTAACATCCACATTTACAGGATAATCTGGGTGTGTAAATGTAACACGATTAATGTATCGAAATGTTTTTTTACTTGATGCCCAATCTGTTTTTATGTAACGATTATTGCTGTATTCCACTTCATTTTGAAGAGAAATTCGAAAATTCCAATCATCCATGTTTACAGTTCTAATTATTTCATTGTTTGATGATTTCACAAAATTTTTTTTTGTGAATTTAATAGAATAAATAGATGAAAGTGAATTTGTCTTACAATATTGTCTAATAGATTCAATAGTATTAATTTCAGTTCTTATATTTGCCATTTGAAATGTCCCATTGTTGTCCAACATTTCTTTTTGAATGCGCAAACTATACATGCCTGATTCATTATCACATGTAAATCCAAGTGATTTTAATTTCATAATAACATTGTCATAATCATTTTTAGTAAGTGGTTTGATGCCTTTTGTTCCAAACCTTACTTCTAATTCTTTATATGGTGTGCCATTCTTAGTCAAAAAGGGTTGTAATTTATAATATTCATCAATTAATGAGGCAAATTGTTTTTGTAAAAGGTTTTTTTCTAATGGTTTTTGTTCTTCTGGTTCTTCTTTTTCTTCTGGTTCTTCTTTTTCTTCTGGTTCTTCTTTTTCTTCCTCTTTACTTTGCTCTTTTTCTTCCTCTTGTTCTCGCTCTTTTTTATCTTGTTTTTTTTCTTCCTCTTGTTCTTCCTTTTTACTTCGCTCTTTTTCTTCCTTTTTATTTTTTTTTTCTTCCTTTTTACTTCGCTCTTTTTTATCTTGTTTTTTTTCTTCTTCTTTTTCTTCCTTTTTACTTTGCTCTTTTTTACCTTGTTTTTTTTTATCTTTTTCACTAAGTTTATTAAGTTGTTTTTCATATTTGTCCTTGTCTTCTTCTAAATTTTTTTTTGCGTCAAGATAATAAGTATTTTCCATTTTATTATTATTATGCAATTCTTCAATTTCATCCAATCTTTCATTGATTGCTTTAATTTCTCTGACGGCTCTTTTTTTGGCGTCTATATTTATGTTACTCATTTATATATTAATAACATATATATTTATATATATTATTAATCAATTTTTTTTATAATTGCTTCGTAATAATGCTTTTTATTTTTTAATTCGTCTGTTTCAATAGACAGTTTATTACATATTTCTATTAATTCAGAAACTTTATAAGAAGATATAGCCTTAATTGGTTTATTTGGATTATCAATCTTGTAAAATAGATTATATGAGGTCTTGTCTATTGTTGTGGAATATCCATATTTTGACTGTTCTAAAAAGTAAATAATATAAATAGGTAATTCCGATTCTTCGTTTTCAATTAATTCAAAATATGTGTTGTTTTTTACATAAACGACATTTAACTTATGAATGAGAGAAAGAACAAAAAAAACGGCAATATCTATAACATTTTCATTAGCGAGTTGATTTTCGAGATGTGAAATAGATGCGATTTTATGTTTTTTTATTAATTCTTTATGTTTTCTCATTTTTTCCACATATTGTATTTTCAATGTTTTTTCCATTGCAATGTTTATATTGTCTGGCAATTCATCATGTATAATTTTATAAAAACACCAAAATAATGTATCTTTTTGATGTGGTGTAAAGATTTGTTTTTTGTTTATTTTTGGGAGTTTATTTATTTCAGAAGTAGGCACATCAATAGGCACAACAACACTGGGAACAACAACACTGGGAACAACAACACTGGGAACAACAATGGGCACGAGATTCTCTCGATGTTCTACAGGAATGTTCAACTGTGGAGGTCTATCATAAAACATGAATTGTTTTAAATCGTTCAATAGTTCATCATTCATTTAATAATTATGCTGTCAAGTTTTTAAACTATTTACCTAAGAAGTAAAAAAAGCACTTTTAAATGTTTCTTTTTGTTTTTCTACATTTAACAATGTTAATTCTTGTTCATTCACATAATTAATATAATTAATCAATTCATCATTCAACTCTTTTGATAAATCCGCTAAATTAATGTGAACCCCGTATTTATTTTCATTTAGTGTCATCTTAAATTTATTAAAAATGCGTAAAATTTCAATCTGGTTAAATTTATTCATGTTCTCAATTTTATCTTTAATATAGTTCATTTCAACTTCGTTCATTGAAAATAAGTATCACTGTATTTTTAAACTGTTATTACAAAACTAATTTTCATCAGATTCAGAATCCTCTGACAAGACAACATCATTTTTTATTAATATACCCTTTGCTTTTTTACTCTCAATTGGTTTCCTTTCTATTTTTCTCTCCACTTTTAATTCAGCAATAATAGAAACATATTTATCATTCAATTCAAATCGTTGTCCGATAACTCTTGCCGTAAATTTATCCCCTTCTTTAATTTCATTAAATTGTTCACTGTTATAATGATGGTCTCTCGCAATAAACACTACAATCGGACTAGGTATTTCATCCGAACTTTCAGCACGAATTCCTGCTTTTGTAATATTCTTAGCAATACATGATATAAGAGTGCCTTCAACTGGAAAACACACATTACATTCAAACACAACTACAAAGGTAATGTTTGTTCCACGCTGTATTAATCCTGATGAATGCGATACAATTTTGGTTGAATTTTTCTCAATAAAACCTTCCACCAAACATTTTCCTTCATAATTATCATTAATTTTTTTATTAATTATTTCTCTAATGTTTGTACCAATTGACGTAATTGGCAACACAACGTTTCGCGTAATTAAACATCTTGAATAAATTGTTGATAATTTGGCATCTTTGTTTCTTTGTTTCATCATATTGTTATACTTTATAATAGTATAATCTTTTATTTCAATTTTTAAAATTTGTTATATAAAGCAATGTCGCTTGAAATAAACCAATTCTTCCCATTTTTGCGAATAGAATTGTAATGTCTTAAAATTACTTCTTGTAAAATGCACATTTCAACTCCGGTTTTTTTTTTCGTATTTTCCTTGTTAAATAATTCCGGAATTCCAATGATTTTATTTAGATTTTCAACCTGTATGTGTTTAACAGCTTGATCGCATCTCGCACCTGAATTACGGGTTGAACGTATATCTTTTGTTTTAAACACCATGAATTTATTTTTACTTTCATATCCAATAAATCCAACTACATCACTCAGTTGACCTTTATCAATTTGCCATTTCATCGCTTCTGGACTTTCTAATATTTCTCTCTTATCCTCTAATTCTGTTTCAATCCAGGATTTATTTTTTAAGACAAACACTACATCATTTTCTTTTTGTTTTAAGTTGTCATATAATAAAATAACAGTCATTGTCTTTTTAGATTTACGAATTGTAATGCTATGTCTGATAAAATACTCTCTTGCCAACATTTCAAAACTATCTTCTTCCATTTCTTCCAACAAATATAAATAATTCAACACCTTGTGTTTTTTTTGAAAAGGCAAAACATCAAACATATGTTCAATGAAGTATTCAATCATTTTTTCAGAAGATATTGGCATGTCTGTTTTTATTAAATCGAAAAATTCAGGCATTTTGTTCATGATAACCCCATAATATAAATACCAAATGTCATTGTCATCGCGAGGTATTTTTTTACTTGGATCTCTTTTATATTCCAAAAATGATTCATAAATGTTTTTTAATTCACGAAATTCAGATATTGATTCTGTTTCCATTTTAGGTAAATGCCTTTTATCAATGACTTCTTTTACAACATCGTGTTTAATTGTAAATTCAACAGATTTATGTTTGTAATCAATTGGCACACTTCTCTCGAAAAGTGAGGCATGACGATTGAGAATTTCTTTCGGTTGAAATAAATAATATTCTCCAATGTTAATTAAATACCCCATTCTGTCATATTTATCCATAATAGGTTCAGAATTATTAATCATAAAAGTTAATGCTGCATATTTTTGAGAAAGAGGATATGTTTTAGGAACATCAATCAATTGCAATAATCTTTTTTTTATATAAAAAAAATTTTCTCTAAATAGCATTTTTATTTTTTGATTAATTCTCTCTGAATTAATCATAATATAATTTTCATTATAGGTGTCTTCATTTAAATTATATTCATTTATTTCTACAGATGGGGTGCAATTATAATGACAATTTTTCATGTAATCGCACGCAGATGAATATGGTTGATCCCCTATTTTAAAATCACGCATTTCCATTCCATTTGAAAGATGTTGTGTAATTTCTCCTTTTATTTCATTATTTATTATTTCTTGTGTGAAATTAGTCTGTCCATGGTTGACAATACAATCCACCGCGGTTTCTTTTAAAATGCGACTTATTTTTCCTATTTGAATTGATTTGCGTTCTGCAATGCGATACACATACAAGTCTATCGCCTCTTCTTCTTTATTTTCTAATAAAGTTCCATGTAAAAAAATCTGGACATTTCTCTCTTCGAAAGGTAAATCTTTATGACTAAAATTACGAACAGCACGTCCTATAATTTGTTCAATACGATTCATGTTATACCAAGGTTCCAATATATGAACTTGACGAATGAATTTTAAATCAATTCCTTCAGTTCCTGCTTTTGAAACCAATATGACTTTAACAATTTCTCCATATTTATTTTTCTTATCTGTCAATTCTTTTATGAGAGAAATATTGTCTGGCGATAATGTTACATCTCCAGTAATCATTGCGTATTTTGCTGTTTTTTTATTTTTTGATGAGTCCGGTTTCATTGTATCTACATTTATTTTGGGACGACTTGTTTTTAAGAGAGAGTTACCATCAAATTTGGTAAATCCCAATTCTTCCAACGCAAGCGCCATTGGAATTAACCCAGCATCAATGTATTGTGAATAAATTAAAATGATGCCTTTGGATTGTATAATAGAATTCAATATTGCTTCAATTTTAAAACTATATTTGCCAATTTCAGAAAGAGAGAAAATTCTTCCATATTTTTCTTCAATCTGTGGTTTATATTCATAATTTGATTTATTTTCAAAATTCATGACTCGTTCTATTCCTTGTTTACCTGTTAATTCATCCATATTTATTGCACCACCTTTTTGTTCTATGGACGATAGTTCTGATGATGATGATGCTTCCGGTGATGCTTCGTTTAAGGACGATAGTTCTGATAATGATGATGCTTCGTTTAAGGACGATAGTTCTGATGCTTCATTTAAAGACGATAGTTCTGATGCTTCATTTAAAGACGATAGTTCTGGTAATGCTTCTTTAAGTAAAACAGAAGACACAGGAGATACAGAAGAAGATACAGAAGACACAGGAGATACAGAAGAAGATACAGAAGACACAGGAGATACAGAAGATACAGAAGATACAGAAGATACAGAAGATACAGGAGATACAGAAGATACAGGAGATACAGGAGACACAGAAGACATAGAACTAGATAAAATAAAAGATTCATCTGTTAATTCATTATGAGGATACGTCATAATAAGTGACTCTAATGGTCGCTGCAATAAACTATATCCAAGTATAATATTCAACGCATCCTTTTTATTTTTAATTCTGTTTGTAATATATTTATACACGAGTGATTGATATGTTCCGATTTTACCCAAAAATATATTTAATATTTTCAAACGTGATTGATGTTCAATTACATCACCATTCATTTGAATCGTTGGATATTTATTTCTTTTATCAAAAAAAGTATTTTCCAAAGAAAAATCTTTTGGATAAACCCGATATGGAAAAGTATATGGATTTTCACCTCTTACAAAAGAGACATATCCTGTTGCTTTTCGTATCAATGTCTCTCTTCCACCTTGCTTAAAATTTCCAAACTTATCAAAAATATCCTCATGTTTTATAGTTGAACGCCTGTCATTAAGGTTCATCAAATTTAACAACCAGATAATTTCTTCATATGTATTAAACATTGGTGTTGCTGATAATAACAATAATCGTAAATTATCAGCGGATTTTACCAATTTTTCCAAATTAATGGCAACCTTTTTATTTTCAGTATTGTCAGTAACACGAATATTATGAACTTCATCTATAATAATCAACCTATTGTCAAATTCTCGTTTCAATCGTTCTTTTTGTATTTTTAAATCACCAGAGCCTGCTTTTCTTAAAATAAAATTCGCGAATTCTATATAACCTATAAATAAATAAGAATTGTCAATAATAGCATTAATTTCAGATATAATTTTATCTCTTGTCAAATTCGTGGAATTGATTTCTCTCAATAATTTATTTCCAATACAATTAGTAATATTCCAAACACCATTTTTTTCTTTTAGTTTTCTTTCATCAAACAATTGAAGACGAAAATTCTCTTGAACATTTTCAGACGCAACAATAATAATTCGTTTTACATTATTCATTTGTTTTAAATAATCACGCATTTCTTCACTGACACCAATTGCTGAACATGTTTTACCACTTCCTAATCCATGATACAATAATAAACTATTATAGGGTGTTTGAAAAGAAAGAAAATTCTTAACGAATGCTTGATGTGGCGATAATTCAAATTCTGCGGTGCTTAACATTTCAGCCTGTTTTTTTACATTTGAATGTATTGTTCCATCGTATTTCGTATCATTAAATTCTTTTTTTGTTGCGATTTTTATATTAAAATTTGGGTCATTTAAATTAGGATATAAATAAGTATTCTCAGTTTCATTTTCATAAAGACCTTCTTTTAATTCTTTTTTAATTTTAATTAAGTTACATTCTTTTGAAAATTCATTGTCTGTGCATGCTTGGGTTGACACTTGTTCTTGTTCTGATTCTTCTTCTTGTTCTGATTCTTGTTCTGATTCTTGTTCTGATTCTTCTTCTGATTCTTGTTCTGATTCTTCTTCTGATTCTTGTTTAGACTGAGTCTCTTCTATATCAGACTCTTGAAAAGCACTAGAAGGTTCAACAATAGGTTCAACAATAGGTTCAGCAATAGGTTCAACCATAGGTTCAGCAATAGGTTCAGCAATAGGTTCAGCAATAGGTTCAGCAATAGGTTCAACAATAGGTTCAACAATAGGTTCAGCAATAGGTTCAGCAATAGGTTCAGCAATAGGTTCAACAATAGGTTCAGCAATAGGCGCATGCTTTTTAGGTTTTAATCGACAATAGGTAGTTTTGCCTCGCACAACAATAGAACAATCTTCTTTTATTCCACACGCATTTTCGGACAACCCTTTACATGTCGACATAATTAGTATAAACTATATTCATTTAATAATTTATGTACATTAGAAATTAATTGTTTTTTCTCTAAATTATAAGGTCTAATATTTTCTAAACATTTTTGAAATGATTTCCACTCAATCTTGCTTACTTCTGTTTTTTGATAATTCAATATGTCATCATTAATTTCATCCATATATGCCAAAAAATATTTGTGTTTATAAGATTTATGATTTGTTCCAATAAATGTTTCTTCAAAAGGCAATACATTTTGAACAACACATATAGTTTCACAATATATACCAGTTTCTTCTTTAAATTCCCTCAATGCACATTCCAAATCTTTTTCACGACTATTCCGGCGACCTTTCGGAAATTCCCATTCGGTTTCTGTCCATACCGTATTACTTTTTTTAACAATCATTTCAAGTGTTATAATCTCATCATTGACAACAACTCCGCTTTTTATCAAATCAAATTTTTTACTAGATATCATTTCTTCATTTAAATATTGATTGTTTGAAACATTACCCCACATTAAATTCCATAATTCATTAAATGAAAGTGTCAATATTCTCTCTTTTTCAGAAAGAGACATTTCATCAATAATGCTTTGTATATGTTCAATGTTATAAGGTGAATATTTTCCTCTAATAAAATCTATATATCCAAAACTATCCTTTCGCCGAATCATCAAAAATTCATTAATTTCATTTTTTTTTCTAAATAATATAATTCCATAACTCATAATAGGATATTTACAATTGTGGAACAAGTGACCACATTTTTTACAATTATTGCATACATTCATGTAATATGTTAAAATTCATCATGTTTTTATATTATTTAAGTTATATGGCATTAAATAGAACCACACACAATGCCATAAATAATTCTCAAAAAAACGACAGTGTTTTAAACCCGCAAATTTGGGGAAAATGGTATTGGGGTTTTTTACATACAATTGCCATTTCATACCCATCTTATCCAAATGCTGTAACCAAGAAAAAATATTATGAATTGATTCAAAATTTTCATATATTTTTGCCTATAGAAGACATTTCAACACATTTTTCAAAATTAATAGAAACATATCCAGTTGCGCCATACTTGGATACACGCGAAACATTTATCAAATGGGTGCATTTTATTCACAATAAAATCAACGAAAAAATGGAAAAACCTACGATATCATTACACGATTTTTATATTCAATATTATCAAAATTATAAACAAGACACCTTTAATTATAAACTCAGAGAGAAAGTCATTTACATAATAATAATTGTAATATTAGTAATATTTATTTATTATTTGTATAATAAATAAGATGACAGAAGGAGGAAAAACAATAGCTTCCGGAGGGTTTGGATGCGTATTTAGACCGTCTTTAAAATGTAAAATGGGTAATGATAGAGAACCCAATAAAATATCAAAATTAATGACAAGAAAACATGCGTTAGCTGAATATAATGAAGTCTTGTTATTAAAAAATATATTAAATAAAATACCTAATTACACGAATTATTTTATTATTGATGGGTTCACTATTTGTGAGCCAGAGAAATTGACAAAATCGGATTTAACAGATTTTAAAAAATGTTCTGCCTTGCCAAAAGATGGCATTATGTCTACCAATATTAACAAATCTCTTGATAAATTATTATTGATTAATATTCCTGATGGAGGAGAAGCTCTTGATAATTTTATATATAGACATTCTGCGTATGAAGAAATTATTGAAATAAATAAGTCTATGATTCAATTATACGTGAATGGCATTATTCCCATGAATAAATTAAATATTTATCATAGCGATATTAAAGACTCTAATGTTTTAATCTCACGTAAAAAAGATCATTCATTACAAGCTAAACTGATTGATTGGGGATTGGCTGTTATATATAATCCAAAAAAAGACGAAGACTTGCCAGAAAATTGGAAAAATCGTCCATTGCAGTTTAATGTGCCATTTTCAATAATTATTTTTTCAAATAAGTTTGAAGAAAAATATTCCAATTTTTTAAATAAGTCTAATGGAAAAATTACACGCGCAAAATTAATGCCATTTGTTTTAAATTATATAACTGAATGGAATGAAATACGAGGACTAGGACATTTTAAATACATTACACATATATTTTTCATGTTTTTTGAAAAAAACCATCCACAAGAAAAAAACAATAACATTTTTTTTGAAAAAACTTATACACTTCCTTATATTACTAATTATATTGTGAAAATTTTACTTGCGTTTAATCCAAAGGAATATTTAAATACTATATTTGTTAAAAATGTGGATGTATGGGGATTAATGATGACATATTATCCAATTATGGAAATTATTTATGACAATTATAAAACCAGCACTAAAAATGACATTAAAATTTTTAATTTTATTAAATCATTGTATTTGAATGTTTTATATAAAAATGGTGACAAAGTCATTACTGTTTCCAAAGTTCTCAAAGAAATGAATAAATTTACAACCCTCTTTAAAAATCCAATTACAAAAACTATGCGAAAAAATAAAAATATAACATTAAGCAATAAATCATGGAAATCAACAAAATCTACTAAACACAACACATCACGTAAATTAAAATATCTTGATGTCTGATGTCTGAACTTATATTTAGGCATTTCATTTCATTCATTTTATTTTAAGAGTTATATAATAATAATGAAATTAGAATTATTTGTCTTGGGAATTACAGCATTTCTTATATATAATACATATCATGATGGGAAATATTTAAAAATAATAATGTCTTGGAAAAAATATTATCAAATGGCATTTTTTGGGGTGATTGGCATCAGTGTGTATTTATTGATGAAACGAAATCCTGTTCAAGGGAAAAATATGTTGTTATACGCAAACAATATGGTAAAATATATGCCTATTGATAAATCGTCGATTGACATGTTCTCTCCCATTTTTGATTTTACTAGCACATCAAGTTTAGATAATGACATTGGATACAGTGGTGGTGGTAATATAAATGGAGAGAGAAGAATGATGAATTCAGGCAAAATGGGGACAAAGCGCTCTGTAAGTGAAACGAAGAAAAAGTTTGTAGCATCACAACAACAATGGAAATGTGGTGAATGTAACAAACAATTGAACGCATGGTTTGAAGTAGATCATAAAATACGGTTGGACAATGGCGGAACAAATGAAGTGTCTAATTTAGTTGCTTTATGTCGCGAATGTCATGGATGCAAAACTGCAATGGAAAATTTGTAGTGTAGTGTAGACAAAGTGTTTAGATAAAGAAAAGATAATGTCTTAATATATTAGTATGTCTGGTGAATCAAAAAATCCCGATTGTAATGACAGAACATTATTTTTTCAAAATAAAGCTACAGGTAATTGTTTATTTGAATCTGTTGCTCAAATATTTTATCCAATATCGTGGGACTTTGACAATATGTCTCCAAAAGATATAAAAGAATATAATGATACAGTTATTCAACTTGCGAATACATTTCGAAGGTATGTATCAGAAATTTATTCTAACCTTTACAATATAAAATCAAGTATACCAACCACCTCACAATATATTAACATATTAAATGTATTTGGATTAAAAGAGATAATTACTTTAAATAACCAAAAAATGACTTTACTTGAGTATTCAGAATATATAAAAAAAGACGGTGAATGGGCTGCAGATGATGATTTATTAATACTTGGTAAGTTATTAAAAATTAATTATAGAATATTACTCCATCAACAAGAAATTAATTACATTTTTGACTCAAATAATAATAATTCAAATATACCCACTTTTACTTTTTGTAATTTAAATGATAAACATTGGGTTTTACATAGACACGATCATCCATTAAGACATAAGGACGCATTCGTAGAGATAAATAAAAGATTTCATGAACTTATATGGTCAAAGGAGTCACCGCCGCCACCACCATTAGCACCACCGCCGCCGCCACCATTAGCACAACAAGACAACGCAACAAAACAAGACGAAGAAAAATCAGAAGACGAATCGTTGATAAAAATCGTTGTTATATATATATTTGTAAACCAAAAACTTTTAATATTTATAAATAATGACGAAGATAAACAAAAAGCCCCAGTTGTGCCAGTTGGCATATTTGAAACAAGTCGTGATGATAAGACAACATTTAAATTAACCCTAGAACAAGCAGGACTTCAAATGCCTGAAAATTTTAATCCATTAAGAAGATCAGAATATGATAGTAAAATTAAGGTAAATCAAAAAGACATTGACAGAATATCATTACATTATGGAAAACCTGCTTTCAAAATAAAGGATGATACAATTGTATCACAAAAAACTTATTATTTATTTATAGATAATCTGCCTGATGGTTATTATGATATCACCAAACCGAATTCTAATAAATTTGTTAGGTATAATACATATCCACATTATATTTCTAGTAAATTGGCGTTAGCATTAATTCCCCTTACAGATATATGCGATGTGTATAAAAACAATTATAAAAATGATTATTTTAACAAAGTTTGTCAAGAGAAAGAAATATTAAGATCCAAAATGTTAGAGTTACAAGAGTTAGAAGAAAATCAATTGCCCGACAACACAACAAATCAACTCTCTTTAATGTTATTATACTCCGCACCATTAGTTCCAGCATCAGCACCAGTAGTTCCAGCATCAGCACCACTAGTTCCAGCATCAGCACCATTAATATCAAATGAAAAGGACGCAATAGATAAAATAGATGCATTACAATTATTAAAAAAAGAACAATACAGTAAACAAAATAAATTAAAAGAATTAAAACAAGACCTAGCTTCATTCGAACTAGAAAAAAACACAACTCTGACGCAAATTAATTCTTTGGAAAAAATTTTAAATAATAATAATAATGGCGATTTAGGTCTAGGAACAGGACCCGGAACAGAGATGATTACTAATCCTTCTAAACGAGAAGAAACAACGCGCAAACAACAAAATCAGGAAGATATAAATGATAATGAAGACAATGGAATAGAATTAACTAAAAAAAAAGATACAATTCAAAAAAACTCTATAAATGAAGATAACGCAGATAACGCAGATAACGCAGATAATGAAGATAATGGAATAGAATTAACTAAAAAAAAAGATACAATTGAAAAAAACTCTATGAATAAAGTAGAATTAGCAGAGTTTAAAAAAAAACTAGAAACAATATTAAAAAATAGAGGTAAGAAAAAAGATGAAAAAAAAATAGATCAAGATAATAAAAGACAACTCGAAGAAGAAATACAAATTTTACAATCGAGTTTAGTTAACACTGAAAAAAAAATAACAAACACCTTAAAAGAAATATCATCCGTATCCGATGAAATAGACAAATTAACCCAACAAATAAAAGAGTCAGAAGAAGCCGTAAACAAATCAGCACAAGAAAAAAAAGCAAAAGAAGAAGCAGCAAAAAAAGAAAAAGAATCACAAGAAAAAAAGGCAAAAGAAGAAGCAGCACAAAAAGCAAAAGAAGCATCACAAGAAGCCCAAGTAGCAACCGCATTATTATTGGAAAAAAATTTTAATAATACAATAAACACCATGTTGGAACCATTGTCGAAAATAACAACAACAACGAATTGGTTTCTATTTATTGTATTTATTATAACCATTATTCTGTTATCATTATTGCTGCATTACAAAATAATAGAATATACCCCATTTTTAATAATAATGTGTTTTTTATTAGCCACACCAATCATTATTTATTTATTTACAGACAATAAAATAGATGCGAAAATAAGCCCAAAAATAAACCAAAAAAATAAATATTACATGCTTTTTACAATTTTTATGATTTTTATGTCAATTTGTACGTTAATGTTATTATTAAACAATGGACGTTTTCCGACTACACCTATGCCAGGTGAATTGTCAGCCCAAGAAAATCAAACAAATTCGGCAATTGTGTTTTCAATCATTACATTTTTAATAGTATTAGGTTGCATATGTTGGGTTTTATTGAGCATGCCAGAATTCAAAGAATTATTTAAAGGTATATATCAAATTTCCAATGTTTTGTATGTCATCATATACATCATATTCTTAATTACATTTTTCTATTTAACCCCAAAAGATACTCAAAACACATATGCTGCTATTATATTTCCATTATTAATTTTATTTGGAATGGGATCATTCATGTATTCTTTCAAACAAACGTCTTTATTCGGATCAGATATAAACGTGAACTATGAAAGACTAAAGTATTTTATTTTACTATTGTGTCTAATTACAATTATTATTATATTTTACACAATAAATCCTGGTGGATACATGACGAAATATTTTGGTCAAACATTTTCAGTTGCCATTGCAATGATGGTATTCGGGTTTTTATTTTTGGTATTTTCAATCAATTTATCAGATAGCACAGGCACTAGTCCCAATACATCTTCACTTATAAGCGTATTCAACAGAGATAAATTTGTGATATACAATATTTTAGTATTTATTATTTTTATAATCATCGTAGTAGCCGGCATTGTATATTTTCCAGGTGGATTTGAAAATAATCCAATGTCAATATTAATAATTATATTGTTATTAATAATTTTCACAGGATGGGTGTTATTTTTCGGAATTAAATTATTTATAGATGAAACGGAAAACTTGGTGCCATCAATGACTTCGACTTCTTTCTCAAATAAATCCGACGCAATGAAACGAATTCTTATAATGGTATTTGGACTAATATTTTCGTCCTTGTTAATTGTATGGTTAATTGGAACATTTCAAAGTTTTTCTAGTCGTTCTACTATAGCAACTGGAATATTAAACTCAATAATGATTATTTTCGCATTAAGTCTCATATATAAAATTTTAACAATTGGAACAAATTATATTAAAACCCAAACCCCTACAAAATTTCAAGAAGGAATTGACCTCGTTCTAAGCGTTATGTTTTACATTCCATGTTTAATTACATCGCCATTTGATTTTTTCTCATCCACCACCCCCTCAACTAAATCATCAACATCAAAACAAAAAATAATATATGAATACACACCTACAATTAAAAATGCCTTTGTTTTATTTGTAATCATTATTATATTGTGGATACTATCACTTATTTTGCCATTTATAGAAAAAAGAGTGAATTTACAAGGAGGCACTCAAATCATATCAAATCCAATGCCTACAAATAATGAATCAGTTGTTGCGTCTTATGAAAAATTAAATGGAAATAATGATTCACATTATCAATATGGCATGTCATTTTGGGTTTTTATCAATGCTTTTTCTCCTAGCACAAATTCCAATTACAATAAATTCACTTCACTTTTAAATTATGGCGATAAACCAAATATTTTATATAATGGAAGCACAAATACATTGATGATAACTATGAAAAACACTGGTTTTCATCATCAAAAATTAACAGATGTAGATGATAATAATAATCGTATTTTATACAAACAAAAAAATGTTCTTCTTCAAAAATGGAATAATATTACATTGAATTATGCTGGCGGCACATTAGACGTATTTGTAAATGGAAAATTAGTAAAATCTAACATTGAAGTAATCCCATATATTACATTAGACAATTTAACAGTAGGAACAAATAACGGAATAGATGGAGGAATATGTAATTTAGTATATTTTACAAATCCATTGACAATTACAAATGTCTATTATTTATATGAAACATTGAAAAACACGACTCCTCCTTTTATCAAAACATTGTAAATGCGAAAAATGCGAGAAAAATATATGAATAATATATAAATGGAATTGAAATCAATTATTTTTATAGTATTTGTGATACTTATTATTTATAGTTTATTTAGATACATGTTTCAAGACATTAACACTTTACAACAAAATGTAATCAACGGACAAAATTTAACCACAATACAAGCGTCCAGTTTAGCAACAAATGGAACAAATGCGGCAAGCAATAATTTTGCGTATTCAATTTGGTTTTATGTAAATGATTGGAATTATCGTTATGGAGAACCAAAAGTTATTTATGGAAGAATGGGCAAAATTAGTGCTGATGGCAGCGGTTCCATTGATAATGTAAATGGCTTAGACCCTTGCCCGGCTGTAGTATTAGGTGCCATTGAAAATAATTTATCCATTGCATTAGGCTGCTATCCTGGTCTTGATTCAAATACATCATCTACAACCATATCTGGACAAGCAACATCTGTTGTTCATACATGTAATGTAGCAAATGTTCCTATTCAAAAATGGGTGAATCTCTTAATTAGCGTTTATGGTCGAACGTTGGATGTATATATTGATGGCAAATTAGTGAAGACATGTTTATTGCCTGGAATCGCAATGGTCAATACAAACGCAAATGTATACATTACACCAAAGGGAGGATTCTCTGGTTGGACATCTAAATTCCAATATTGGCCAAATTCATTAAATCCTCAGGATGCTTGGAATATATATACACAAGGGTATGGAAGCAGCATTCTCGGAAATATATTTGGAGGTTATCAAGTGCAAGTCTCTGTTTTAGAAAATGGAACAACAACAAGTAGCATCAAAATATAATATTTTTATTTATTATATAGAATGAGTGAAACTAAAGTAGTATATGGAACAAAAGAATTTTTACAGTCAAATAGCATTATTGCCAAAGTGTCATTTTTATTTTTAATTTTATTTCTTTTTATCATATTACTACGTTTAGGAATGTCTTTTATTGGTTGGTTATTGTCATCTAGTAATTCACCAAAATTAATTAATGGAATGATTGATGCCAAACAAATGATTATTTTTCCACAAGATCCGAGTTTAAACAATGCTGCCACAATTTATCGTTCTGTAAATGCCACGGACGGTATTGAATTCACATGGTCTGTATGGATTTTTATTGATAATTTACAGTATTTGGATGGACAATATAGACACGTTTTTCATAAAGGAAACTATCAATTAGACTCTATGGGAAAAAATTTCCCCAACAATGCACCGGGGTTATACATTTTACCGCATACTAATTCTCTAGCTGTAATCATGAATTCGTATAATGAAATAAATGAAGAGATTGTCATTCCAAATATTCCTTTGAATAAATGGGTCAATGTCATCATTCGTTGTCAAAATAATAAGATGAATGTTTATATCAATGGAACCATAACACGAAGCACAGAATTGTCTGGCGTGCCCAAACAAAACTATGGAGATATTTATGTTTCGATGAATGGGGGATACGATGGTTTTTTGTCAAATCTATGGTATTACAATTACGCACTCGGAACGGCACAAATCAATCAGATAACAAATGCAGGTCCCAATTTAAAAATGGTTGGCTCAAATGGATTAAGTGAAAAATTTTCAAAATATTTGTCTTTGCGTTGGTATTTTACGGGGGGTGATGGATATAATCCATAATGTGAGAGGAAGGATTAACATTTTCTTATTTTATAAATATAATTATAATGAAAAATAAAATATGTTTCATTTTGTAAATTGTAACAAGGCATTTGTTTGTTTTTGTTATAATGCAAATCATATTGATTGATAAATGTTGAAACTTGTAATAATCCTTTATAAACAGCTAAAAATCCATTATCATATAAACTGTGACAATATCTACACATAAATTCTACACTATTTTTATCATTTTTTTCGTTACTATTTAAAATACATCTTGGTTTTAGATGTGCTGTTTCTAATAAACATAATGGTAGTTTTTTTTCACAAATTATACAAATTTGTGGTTTATTAGCAATTAAATAATTTCTCAATTGTTTTTGTTCTTGTCTAATCTCTTTTAATTCATATTTTATATTATTTTTGCTGTATTTTTTATAAAAGTTAATAATAATTTTTAAATAATAATACTTATGGTCATTTAATATTACATTTCCTTCGGTCGATAATTTATATTTTTTGTTATAAAAAAAAATAATGCTTTTTTTAATTAATTTAGTCAATTCTATTTTTATATCATTTATTTCAACTGAGTTATCATGCCGTTGCCTTATATAATTATATATATCTATTAGTGTATTGTTATCCTGTAAAATAAAAGAATTAATAATATAATCTTTCATATTATTAATATTTGTAAATTACATCTAAGTTGATGTAGATAATGAAACCATAATATTGTAACCTCGTTTACCAGGATTATTATTTACATCAACCCCTTTGCTTTTTTCTTCTTTGTAATTTATTTTTTCAAACTCCTCTTTAAATTTTTTCTGCGTTTTCAAACATTTTTTACCATTTATTTTGCACCATGTTTCATATATATTGAATATATTTTTCAATCCAAATCTTAAGTTTGTTTTTTCCGTTTTTTTACAACACGAATTTGAAAATAGCAATATATCATTATTAATTAATGGTTCTGTTGAAATGTTTGTTTGTATGGCATTTTTAATAGGTAGAGGAGCTACTATATGTAACGAAATAATTTCTGGTTTATCTTTATCATACAAATATAACCAACCATCCACAGTTTTCCAATAATATTTTTCTGGAAATTTATTATCGTCTTCTATAAAATCATCACCGTCTTCATTTGTATATCCGTGAGTATTATTTTGTTGTTTGTATTCTTCTTTAAGAATGGAATATTTTACTTTATCACCATCAACAATATACGGTGTTTTTTTAATATAATCGTTTGTATGAAAAGGTAAAAATTTAATTCCTGTTTTTTCTGCAATTTTAAGTATATATCTAACTTCACCACCATTCTTATTATAACCTACCCATGCTCGTGACGCATATTTTTTATTTGATTTTAACCCATTGTGAATGCCATGTGAATTATTGCCATAATTTTTTAATTTATTATAGAGTTCGTCATAGCTCCATACCTTTAAATTTTCATTTGCTAAAGAACATATATGTTTTCCATCTTGATTTTTTCTTGGGTTATGTTGGTTTTTACCAATTTTATCAAAATGCTCGTTTAATTCATCAATTGTTAAATTGTAAAATGTATTGATAATCCATTCTTGTCCATATTTTTCAGTAAATTCAACGAGGGTTAAATCATCTTTTATTTCATTAATACAACTATAATCAGGTAAGTTAGATTCTTTACACAATTCATTTATTTCATTATCATTCATGTAATCAATAACAAATAATTTATAACCATTATTTTTGCTGTCATAATGTTTAATTGGTTTTAAATTTTTTCGTTTCTTTGACACATCAATATATTTCATATATTTACCAAATTTAAACTCACCATTGTCTATTATGCTTTCTAATAAATCTTTAATTTCTTCCCAAGTATCACATCCCATGATATATCTTTCAATTTCTTTTATAAATTTTACATAAAAATTCTGTATTATGTCTTGTAATTCAGAAGTAGTCCATAAAGTAAGTTTCATATTTCCATTTTTAAGTTCTAAATCATTATATTTTCCTTGTAATCTTAATCGTTGTGAAATGTCAGTGCAGTTTAATGATGCGTGAGACACAAAATACTGGTCTGTTAAATGTAATGAATAATTATCATAATCGTCACTTGTAAAAGAATATCCTCTTTCTCCATATTTGCCTGTTATTGTTATAATTGTTTTACATAAAATTTGCGTCTCACTTTTTTCAAATAAAATTCTTAATACTTTATAAACAAATTTTATATTTAATATTTTGGTATTTATATTGAAATAGCAATAATTATTAGATAGTTTTTCAGATTTTTCAGTGTCTATAGATGATCCGTATATTCCTCCGGATTGCCATAATCTTTGGCTTGTTGATGATTGTTTTGAGTCCCATTGAGACCAACGTTTTATTTCAGTTTCATATTTTTTTGATAAATATAATCTTAAACAATTTCCATGATATATTACGATAAATAAATTGGGAAAATCTTTAACCATTTCATCTACTAAACAAAATTGATTAGCTCTTATTTTTTCTTCACTTATTAATAATGAATTATATTTAATTGTAGGTCTTATAAGTATTTTTTCTATTATTGGTTTTATATTAACATTATAATCTTCAATAATATCATAACATTTTTTTTTATTATGATTTTCTGTGTCTTGATAATCCCACCAAGATTCAACAGGTGTAGTGTTAAAATTTATAGAACTATTAAATAACCCCAAATAATCATCAGATCTTTTCATTTTATGAACCTTTGATATTTTAATTTGTGTATCAATATTGTCACTTAATCTAGTTGTTATATTGTATAACAATGAATGTGCTGTGCCTGTAATATGTAGGACATATTTTACTTTTTTATATATTTTGGCAAGTAATATTTCACACGCAGTGGAATCTTTTTTATCATTATCATTAGTTCTATCATTTGAAGATGTAGGGCTCATTAAATCACTTTCATCGACTAAAGTAGTTATATTAACAAGTTCATCATTGTGATAAATATACTCACTAAATTTCATATTTAGTTTTGCTAACTGAGTATGGTTCATTAAGCAACAAAATATGTCGTTTGAATTAATTGCTTCTTTATTACTTAATTTGCTAATAATATCATTGCTGTTTATATCTTTTAGTTCTGGAAGTTTATAATCTTTCCAATATTCAACATTTGTTTCTTGAAAATATTCTTGGAGTTCATTATTAAATTCTTGAAATAATGTTTTTATAAATTGAATATTAAAATTGTAGTTTTCTGTTCCAACTATATCATCTTGTAATTGTTTTTGGTCTATTGTTAAATTTCTAAAAATGTATAAAACTGGTCTTTTTAGTATATGAACTGAAATCCACATAATTATACATGCTTGAACTCTTTTTCCAAGTTGTATATCTCCCCATAATAATTCTATGATTGATTTTTCATTATCTTCTAAATTAAGTGCATTTAATAAATCTTCTTCAAATGAAGGTGAATTAATGTTTTTTGGGATATGGTTTAATTTTATTGGATTATTTCCCCAATTATGTCTCTCTAAACTTTCTCCATTAATGTATTCACACTTATTTAACATAACATTTATAATTTTTTCAAGTGGTTTTTTAAATATTTCATTTCTTTTTTTGAAAAATGTATTAATTTTATCTTGTAAATAGGGCATTTGTATCATTATAGATAGCATAAAGGCAAATATTTAAATCAATTTTTTATTTTATATAAAATGCCTTGAAAATATATGCCTATCTATATTTATGTCTTGTAAAATAATAATTATAAAATGTAAATCAATTTTTATGTTTATACTGGTAAAGAGAGAAACTAAATTTCAATTAATTATTAGTTTTTTCCAAAGGGTGAATTCGGTCATTTGTGTTTTATATTCTCTCTCTTCCATTGTCCTCATTTTTTCTTCTTAAAATGAACAACAATGTCGTCATCTATTTCTACGGAAATTCTAAAGGTTTCTCTCAATGCTCCTACTTTTCCAAATGACAATAAATAAACACAAGAAACATCAGATGTTGGTTTATCTGTCCCTAGATTTTTTTTGGCTTCTGTTGTCCCCATTTGAATTGCGAATATTTTGTTTTCTGCCCAGTGAGAAAATTTTTCTGCGTTTCCTGACCTAGAATTGAATAAAACTCGTAATAAACCTTTATATGTCAAATATAGTGATTTTTTAAAGGGTTTATTCGTCTCTTCATTTTTAGAATTATGAATAAAACATGTGTAATGTAATCCTCTTTCATAATTACATCTTTTATCATTTAAAGTTACAACTAAACTTGGCATGTTAAATGTGTTGATTACATCTTTCACCTTGAAATATATTTTATTTCTATGTCTCTCTCCCCTTGTTTCAATGTCAACAACATTTCCATTAATATCATGAAATTTCTCTTCATCTCTTAATTCCAAGATAGGTGGAACATTTTCAATAACTTTTTTGTCTTCTTTTCTCTCTGATAAATCTTGGCGAATGCCTTCTTTTTGAACAAGAGGAACGGAAGGATGAATAATAGGTGCAGAAGGAACAATGGGAACAATAACATCCTCACTCCTGAAATAATATTTATCCACCCACGATTTAGTGATTAATAATTGTGCGTTTTTGCGATCACTCCAATTACATTCCTTGGTTTTTGCGAAAAAATTGGCATGCGCATATATTGTCCTTTTCTTTGTAATAAGTATCTTTTTGACGGTGCATTCATAAAACAAATCCTTCATATTAAAAAACATTTTATTTGTCATCATTGTCACTTGTTATATATAATAGTTGCATATCTCTATATATTTTTAATAAGCATTCAAACGAAAATAATCCGTCTTCAAATTCTGTTTTATTCATATGTTAATTTATTATGCATATATTACATGTTTAGTAAACTTACTTCATTATTTAAGAGAGAAAATAAAAAACAACAAAATGAAGAAGATTTAGCTCAAATTAAATCAAATTTGGAAGGTCTTACTACAGATGAAATACTAGGTGAACGAGAAATACCAATTGCCAAATCTATAATAACAAGACAAACCTCTTTTTCCAAAATGGAGCCTGAACCGAATGATTATCATGCTTATTTACGAGATATATTACAAGAACAATATGATGAATATATAGAATTTTTAGAAGTATTACATGAAGATGAAAAAACAGCACTTGCAAAACCAAGTCGCGCTAGAACTAGTGAAGATAATGAACTTATAGAAGGAATATTTCGTAAAATACCTCCACTTAAACATTCATTTTATGCATATAGATGTTATGAAAAAAATGTTAGTATTGCAGATTTACAAGCAAATCCTAATAATGGGGTAATTTCATCCGTAACAATTAGAGCTTCTTACGCAAATTGGTGGTGTAAAAGAAGCTTGGGAGGTATTATATCATATGTGTTCAAAGATGAAATGCCAAAACAGCCAAATAGAACACTAGATAAAAAAGGAAATTTAATTGTATGTATTATAATTCCAAAAGGAACTAAAATAATACCATTAATTGGTTCTTATTTACGACATAAAGAACAAGAATTTGAAACTATTTTATCTTCTCATAGTAAATTATATTATACTGGAATTCAAATAAGAACAAAAAATATACCTCTTTTTGTTTGCGTTAATGAAGAAAATTTAATAGAGAATACTACTGAGATGAAAGATATTAATAAAAATATATTAACTGAATATTTTATTGAAAGTGCAATGCGAATGGGTCCAACTCGTCGCAAAAGTTTTATTGAATCCTTTTCGTCAATACCAAAAGAAAAAATAATTAAAAAAAGAGAAGAAAGGGAAGAAGAAGAAAGAGTGAGAATAGAAAAAGAAAGAATAGAAAAAGAAGAAATTGAACGCGTTCGTATATTTATGGAAAATGAAAGAATAAAAGCAGAAGAAGCTGAAATACAAGCAGAACAACGCTTACATGAGAATATTTCTGCTAATTATAGAAGTTTGACGATGTTTGATGGACCGCTAGGTGGAAAGAATAATAAAACAAAAAGGCATAAGAAAAGACATAAAAAAAGGAAAAATAAAACAAAAAGACATGCCAACAATAAATAAATAATAATAAAATATAAAGAACCACAGATTCTATACCGGTTTAACGCAATGTTTCAGATGAAATGCTGTTTTCTTGTGTGCTCCATTTAGATATGATTGAGAAACTACTTTTCTACATACAACACATGACACCTTTAATGTTCCAACAAACGCTTCAAACACTTTTTTAGGTTTGGTTGTTCGCTGATAATATTCAGACAAATATTGTTTTTTATTAAATTGTTCTTCTTCACTCATCGCCTCCCGTTTACACCTTTTTACATTTCAAACGCCGATTTAATATAAAGTAAAAAAGTATTTAAAGAACTATTAATATAAATATTTGGGTATATAGTTTAAGTTCGCAAAACATCACTGGCCCACGATAGGTAGGGAAGATGCGGAATCGTTTTTCGCTATATCCAAATTTATAATAATTTTATTATTTATAAAATTATTAATTAAAATCGGCGTTTGAAATGTAAAAAGGTGTAAAAATGGAATATATGTATCTTTATTGAAATCTACGTCGCTTCCACCTCCACTACTTCCATTATATTCTGGATTACAGTTATCTCCCCACAATAATTTTTCATAAATATTTGTAAAAACCTCTTCCATATAATATATAAATAGAATATTATATGAAATTAAACCCTTGAAGAATTAGAAAGTTTTGAACCTTAATAGCGAACGCCATTAAGGTTTTACACCTTTTTACATTTCAAACGCCGATTTTTATGTTAAGTTGTTTATATTTTTAATAATTAATAATGGAAATATTTGTAATTAAAGAATAACCATAATAAAACATATGTGTAATATCTTCACCAGTATCATTATCAATAACTTTGGCATAACCTATATGATACACAACACTGCCATCTAATAATTTATCTTTTGTAACTAAAACTTTTACTTCATTAATATATCCATTTCCATTACAACATTCAATTAATTCCATTTGTTTTTTTAAGTCAGCAACTAATTCGTCAAAACAATTATGATAAATTAGCGTTTCTTTACATAATCCCTGTTCGTCAAATTGTTCTAATATATTAATTTTATTGTTTTGGACTTTGGATATATCAATATACAATTTATTATCACCATAGCATTTGTAATACTCAATATTATTATCTTTAAAATATTTTTTTATATTTGACCCAATTGTAAAAACGAAACCATAGTGGTTTTTATTAATAACATAACTATCAGCAATACGAATAACTTGTGTCATTTTGGTATATATTTATGTATTATAATATAACGAAAACTTATTTCAATTTTTTTAAATTAATTTTATGAAAAAATAATTACAAATATTTTTTATATGGTTTAGAACTATATAAAAATCGGCGTTTGAAATGTAAAAAGGTGTAAGACGATTCTTTTCTAATATTTCTTCACGATTGTTATAATATCGCTTCAATGAAGCAGACATTGGTTTTGTTAAAGGCAATGTTGTGTTTGATGATAATAGTAAAGAATTCATTGTTAAAGTTATAACTGGTTTTGGTGTTGAGTTGTTTGTTAAAATCCATTTCAATTTTTTATATCTGAGAAAAATTGAAATGCTTTGCTCACTAAACATGTAATCAAATAAAACACACAATGCTAACATCAATGCAACAATTTCGAATTCAAAATCAAAAAGATTTGGAAAATCAACTTATTCAATTAAAAGCGTTGTCAATCACCAGACCGCTTGACACAATTATTCAAGGTCATATAAAGACGTATGAAGATTGTTTGATAAAAAATTACCCCGACTCAGAAGTGTTATGTAAAAAAAAAGAAGCAACAACAATGGAACCAACAAAACGTGGTAAAAAGGTGGCAACAACAACAACAACAAGAGAACCTGTTAAAAAAAAGAAAAAATCTATTTCATCTACTATTAAAAAATTGGTTTGGAATGTCAATATAGGCGAAGAAATTGGAAAAACGAAATGCGTTTGTTGTAAATCAACCGATATTATACAAATGTCTTTTAACTGTGGACATGTTATAGCAGAAGCCAATGGAGGTGAAACAATTGTTTCAAATTTAAAACCGATCTGTCAGAATTGTAATTCAAGTATGGGGACAAAAAATATGAATGAATTTATGCGTTCGCTTAATTAAATAAACTAATCAACTTTTTTCATGAATTAATTAATATCTATTTTTTCAAATAAATTAAAATTTTCCATTTTTCCATCCACTGTAATATCAAACAATTCTTCAAATATTTCAACCATTGTCTTGTCGCCAACAATTTTCAGCAATCCAACCATATCTACACCGCGATTACATTCAATAAAATGTAAGACATTTGTGTCATCTAATAACATATCATATCCAATAAAATTAAAAGCAGAACTATTTTCAACGAATCTGTTTAATCCTCGAAACTCAGACTGAGTTGATTGTATTGTTTTTATCAAAATATTTTTAAATTGACAGTAAATATTTTGTATTATTTCATCGCCAAACTCACATCGTAAATTATCCATTAAATCCAAATAATTTACAATATCCAAGTGTTCTCCATACTTGGCATTTATGTTATAAATAAGTTGTAAATTTGTTAAAGATTTCATATTGTCAATGTCTATTTGTTCAAAGTGTTGAAACCGCATTGGTATTTCTGTAGTATTATAATCTAATATTGTATAATATACTAGTTGTTTATTTAACAAAAATACTTTAAGTTCATCTTGTTCTAAAAAAAGCAATACATAATACCTGATGTTAAATTTACGACCATTATTTCCACATTTTAAACTCCTGCATAGTTTTGGATTGTCTATATAGGATGAAATCAAAAAAGAATCATATTTAAATTCGTTTTTAATTTTTATAAGTTCATTGAGAATTAAATAAGGTTCGTTCATGTTTTTTAAAATGTTTATGCCCTTGCCTTGAGAACCATTTGCCGGTTTAATAATGAATGATTTATTTGGCATGTCTTTTATAAATTCTGAAATCAGATTTATATTTTTAATTGAATTGGCAGAACAAAATTTCACATTGTTTATAATTTTAATTACAATACTTGGAGGATGAAAACATAGGACATCTTTTTTGTTAAACATTTGGAGTAATTTTAAATATAGTCGCGTTTTATTTGCCAAATAATACGTAACGCCTTGAATTTTATTTAATATTTTCGCTTTTCTTGAACATATACAATTATTAAATTCTGCTATTTCATTATAATATTTATCACTTGTAAATGTTGTCTCATAAAGATCTCTCATTCCATAAAAAACATCGATTTTATGATAATGAGGGTTCTTTATTCTTTTGTAAAAAAAAGAACGATGTTTGTTTAAAAACCCATTAAGAATAAATGGATATTTTAAAGAAACCTGTTTTGAAATGTAGAAAATATGTGGAGGCGGTGTGTTAACAATACATTCGTGTATTTTAATAAATTCTTTATTAAATAACCTTTCGGGTGTAGTCGAGTTTTTATAACATCCATAATAGTGACTTTCATCAATATTATATTCTACAGTTGATGTCGGAGGAAACATTATGTCAACACTTATTTTTAATAATTCGTCCATTAAAATATGATAATTCATACATTCAGTTTCATAAAATGAATGTTGGTTTGATATTAGAGGCGCACCATTAATTTCAATGAATTTAACATTAAGCAAATCATCAATAATTGAATCTATACCATAAATATGAAACGCACCATTTGTGTTGTTTATGGAATTGGAATTGTCATATTTGTCATTAGAACATAAGATATGATTCGCAATTTTGTCTATTATAATTTTCAAATAATCTTTTATTTTTTGAAAAACAATGCTAAATTCTTTTTTTGTAAAAATAGATATATAGTTTTTATGAGATATAAATCTATTATTATAAAACTCTTTTTCGCTGCAGTTTAAAGGAACATAATTGCTCAAAACGCGTTTCTGAAAATTAATAGGTTCAAAATCAGTTTCATCACCATTGAAATTATCATAAGCACAATAATTTACAAATTCGTCATATAAATATCCAGAAACTACATTATTTATTTTAGTAATTACGAAATAAATACGGTTTGTAACAATCAGGCGTTTATTTTGTTCCGCATTTATATATAATCTCGGTAAATGTATTTTTGAAATGGTCCACTCTTCATAATGGTTATTTAATTTAACTGACTCAATATTTTTAAATTGAACTATTGAAATGTTTACTCCACATGACCCTTTATCAGGTTTTATAATGATATAATCATTATTATCAAATGACTTATTTTCTTCATTCTTAAATTGTATTTTATTGTTTTTCAATATAAATCGTTTGTAATTAACAATAAAATCATATTTTTTAAATGTATCACAATATTCGCCTTTATTAGATATAAAGTGTTTTTCCGTATCTAACAAAATCCTGTAATGGAACCTGCTTTTTGTCTGCAGTTTGGCAAAGTTAGAAACACATAAATCCATCGAGTTAATTTCACATGCTTCCAAGTGTGTTATTTCGCGCCAATTGGTTCGTTTGTTTAAATTATAGAATAATAAAGGAAAGTATGTTTGAATTCCACTGAGAACGCTTGAAATCTCATTATATTTTTTAGTTACTCCATCAAATACTGGATTTAATGTATCTATCAATCCAATATAATATGTATGTTCTGCCATTATATTAATCATCTAAATAATTTAATTATACTCGATATCGCTCTAAATTAGAATACTAATTTGTAACTTACATTTTTGTTTAACATTGATTGAAATTAACGAAAATCGAATATTAGAGAAATTACAATACACATAAACAATAATGTTATGATACATTATAATGTCATGTTTAGCACCAGATTATAATCCAAATCCAACAAGAACCTGGTCCCGGGTTCAATCGTCGTGTTCTCTCGTTATACCGACAATACCAATAACAAAGGATCAAGTTATTGCGTTACAAATGCGAAGAAAGGGAAATGTATTGCAGTATAAAGAAAATAGTTCTAATTTGACAAAACAACAACAATATTCTTTAATCGCACAAGGCAAATGGACAAATAGAACGAAAACGTGGGCGACACAAGGTGCATCCGCAACTAAAAATAACACACCTGTAATGTCAACCTCATCTGATTACACAAATCCAAATACACACAATTTACCAAGAGCAGGAAATACATTAATTTGTCCTTCTCCGGCAATAAAATGTGTCCCAACATCATCCTCGAATGTTCCTGGTCCTATTATTGACATATGTTATGATGATTCCTTATCTACTTATTATCCGAGAGAAAATACAATCATGAATAACAGCACCAATGGATTTCCAAAAGGTGCAAAGAATTTGGTGTCTGCAAATGGAATCAATTCTATAATTTAGGTTAAAGTTGTAGTATATTATTCTTTTTTAAAAACAAAACAACAACATCATCATCATTATCATTATGCCCTCAAATTCGGGTTCATACATACATCTTTTGTGGGAAAAATGTCGCCGGACATGCATTGGTCGTTTACTCCGACTTGTTCACAACTTCGAAATCCACGGTCTTCTCCAATAAAACACCATCCCATTTTGCCTTGTTGAATAGGACTCGTTGAATCATCCGCCACATAATCCTCTCCATTTTCCTGTTGTTTTTGTTGAGTAGATGTATTTAATGAACGATTTAATGAATTATTTATCATAATGTCGGGTTGTTGCGCGGCGTTTCCCGGTGTTCCGTCTGTAATATTTTGTATTTCAGACAACCCAGCCGTCGCGGTTCCGGCAGAAACATTAACTATTTTTTGTGTTCCTTGAGCAGATACATTGACAGTTTTTTTAACAGTTGTTCCAAAGAGTGCTGCGATTTTTGCTAAAAGCGGCGCAAAAAAATTGGTTGCGGATTCTGTTCCTTTTGCTAAATATACAAAAACATTAATTCCTAAAAATGCCAAAACTAATACAACAATCAACCAAGTAGTCCAGCTTAAGTTAAAAAAAAAATTAAAAAAATCAGAAAAATAAGAAGATGAAGAAGATGAAGATAAATTATTTTCTAAACCAGGCACAATCGGTTCCAAATGTTGATTAAATATTTCTTCAATACTTTCAATATTATTGTTCATATAATACACTAAAATATATTATTTGAAGGTTAATAAATACAAAAATTGATTTAAATCGCCTAAAATTTCATCACGAATGTTTAATAAATCAGTGTTTGACATTTTTAACATGAGAGAATTCTCCGACAAATTTATTAAATAGGATTTACATTTTCCAATTTCTCTCTTTAATTGTTCATGAGAAGTCAAATCAATCAATGATATTTTTCGACAATTTAATAAATTCGTGCGAATTTCTGTTTTACCCAATAGAACTTCCATGAATTTATCAATGTTTTCATTTAATTTTGAATATAATTCATCTGTTGCTTTATGAGTTGCGTAACTATGTGTCTTCCAATGAAATAATTTTATCATGATTAACATTTCCATAAATTTTACGGTTATTTCTTGTTGGAATTTTGGGGCAGAAGAGAGAACATGGTGTGACCTTTTCGTTCGGTTTCTAAATGACAAAGTATTACCATTACTTCGTTGTTGACGCGTCCCTCTTTTCATATATATATATATATAATATATGAAATTAATTCAATCTCATTCTAAATAAATTACACTAGAGTAGAGTTTACATTTGTATCGCACACCACGGTATGTAAAAAAAAAACAAAAAACAACTAACTCCGAGGAACAAACTCTTCATTGAATGAATTCATCTTGTCCAGTTTTTCAATTGTCTTTTCAAAATTTGTATTCTTCACATTTTTAAATAAATAATCCATTCCAGGTGATTCTTCTTGTTGTTTAATTTGTTTGTATATATTATCTAGTCGTTCAACAACGAGAGAAATCATTTCTTTTTGTCCTTCGCGAAGAATTTCGTCTTTTAAATTCACATTTTCGGTCAATAAAGAAACGACAAAATACAATATATATTTCCGTTTTTTACAACAATTCCCACTATATTTCAAACAAAATAAATTCAACAAACTCTTGACAATTTTCTGTGTTAATTTACAATGAGTTTCGCTTTCTTTCAATAATACATCCCAAATAATCCAAATAATATCCATTTGATATTTCGAGTCCACTTTAAAATAACTCCGTCTCTCACATTTTAATTTCATCTTTTTATTTTTACAAATGATTTCAAACTCAACCATCCATTCAATCCAATAACACGCGTTAATATTATTTTTACAATGCGACGATAAATTATACAACAATTCATTAGTAGAAATAGTCAATTCTTTTGGGTCATCCTTTAAAATAACATCATCCGCATAGTGTGACGATGGTGCTTTGAATTTATCTGTAATGTTTGTCAAATCAAAATCATCTGCTTTAATTACAATGTCATTAAAACTATGTTGTCTTTTACATACACATAAAATACAAATGATTTCACAGAATAGTTTGCGAATTTTCAAATTATTTCGCAATTTTAATTCATTGCCTCCAATATATCCTACATTTATAATTTCTTTAAAATGCTGTATTCTTAAATCCAAAAAAATTGCGAGTTTAGCATTACCAACATGAATATTTTTACTATAAAAATGTAAAATAATGTCCCATAAATCACTATAATGTCCAGCACAAATTAATTCGGCACTCCAATAACAAGCAGGTTCTATTTTTGATTTAAATAAACTATTAAGCAGTTCTTTTTTCACATCAGATTTTTTGAATTTTGAAAAGGAAATCCCTTTAAACATTTTGGGTTCTCTCACATCATTTATTTCAGAAACACTAGACATATTATTAAATTATACAAAAAAAAATATAATAATACATATATGAAAATATACAATGCAATGTCAAATTGGGGAAAAATATTATTGTTTTGTTTATTGTTTTTAATATTGGTTGTTTTGTTAAATGCAGTTTCAATGAGACGAAAACTTAAAGAAGGATATGAACAACATGATGGAGAAAAGGGAGAAAAATTCACATTGAAAGAGGGTAATGACATTTATGACGATTTTTACATTAGCATTTACGACGATTTATTTTATAGTAGTATGAAGGACGATTATGAAATCGGACAAATTATCAATAAAACAGAACCAACTAGTGAAAGTCGCATATTAGATATTGGATCCGGTATAGGTCATCATGTGTCTAAATTACAAGAACAAGGGTATCATGCTATTGGATTAGACGCTTCTGAAGCAATGGTAAAAAAGGCAAAGGAAACATTCCCATCATCAGAATTCATCTTAGGCGACGCAACAGGTGCGTTAGATTTCCAATTTAATTACTTTACACACATATTGTGTATGTATTTTACCATTTATCATATAAAAAATAAAGAACGATTTTTTACCAATGTTATCAATTGGTTAATGCCTGGTGGATGTTTTATTTTACATTTGGTCGATAGAGAGAAGTTTGACCCAATTCTTCCTGCTGGACAAGGGTTTCTTATTGTAAGTCCTCAAAAATACGCAAAAAAAAGAATAACTAAAACAAAAGTCCATTTTCACGATTTTGTTTATAGTGCCGACTTTGATTTAAATAGCAGTAAAAACATTGCTATTTTTAATGAAAAATTCAAATTTACCAATGGTTCACGTGTTCGTAAAAATCAGCATGTCTTATATATTGAAACTCTTGATGATATATTGACAATTGCACAACAATGCGGATTTATTATTGACGGAATAATAGATTTATTAAAATGTGGATACGATTCTCAATTTTTATATATATTAAGAAAACCTACATAATTTTATCTCTCGTTATAACATAAATGTCGGATTTGATGAATATGTTATATGGTCCCTTGCCTGTGAAATACTGTCTTTATTATTACATAATGTCTGTCATTATGTTTCTCTCTTTTATAATCGTATTAGGCAATTTATTATTTAACCTAATTCGTAGAAAGAGTGATGGAACCATGATACTTCAATTAAATTTAATTATTACCATTTTTATTGGCTATTTTACAAATAGGTTGTTATATTCCATGTGTGCCGGTTCTCTCAAATAATCTGCGGTTTAGTTGTTTATTTATTGTTTATAATTAGTTTCATATTCAGCTTATAATGCGTTGTAAATAATGTATGTTATATATATGCTAAAAGAAGAAAAAGAAGAAGAAGACACATTCACGACAAAACAATGGAGTGATGATATTGAAAATGTGTTGGGAAAAATTAGAGAGAATTGTATAATGATGAGCAATTATCATAAAATACGTTATTATAGTTTCAAAAGTTTATTAAAATATTTTCGCATTCCAACCATCATATTATCTGCCGCAAATAGTGTCTTTAGTGTAGGATTGCAACCATACATGGCACAAGAAACGATTTCACTCATTACATGCATGATTGCACTTTTTGTTGGAATTATCAATTCAATTGAATTGTTTTTGGCAATTCAAAGCACCATGGAACAAGAATTGACAACTTCAAAGGATTTTTATATATTAAGTATTGATATTTACAAAATATTATTACTTAATAGAAACCATCGTAGCATTGACGGAAAAACATTTTTAGATGACAAATATTCTATTTATTGTAAATTATTTGAAGGGTCTCAATTAATGAATAAAGAAATAAATGATAGACTTGTTCCATTGTTATCAATTGATAAAAATTCTACTTCTGCTTTAGTAAAACAATCCATGTTAAATTCTCCTTTTTCTTTCTCGTCATCTTCATATTCATCACCATCTTCTGGGTTGACTCTTGTTCCTCCTTCAAACTATTCTTCAAGACATTCTATTAATGCAATCCCGTCAGACGCAACATCACCTGCTGATTCTACGTATATTAACATTGGTGATGATCGTGATCTTTAAGGAAATAAAAAGAAAAAAAATAAAAAGAAAAAAGTTGTTATTTAGTTAAACCGTCATTATTTCTCTATGAAAATACAAATCGCACGCCTCGTTAGATTCCTCTTCTTTAAGTAAATCATAAATAGGATATATTTTACTTTTGTCGTGTTTATGTCTATTATCAGACATTTCTTTCCAAAAACGGTTCAGTTGTTCTTCTGTCATGGATTCTTTGATAAATTCCAAATCATCCAAGTTCATTTCGAATAATTCTTGTTCTTTAGAATAATCGAGGTCTTCTTCTGCTTCTGCTTCTTCTTCTTCTTCTGCTTCTGCTGCGTATTCCTGTAATGGATATGGGTATGATTTTACGTGTCTTGATTTGTTCACAAAAACTTGAACATAAGACGGGTCTTCAAACACTTCGTCAAAACTGAATTCGTCGCAATACTTTGCCATTTACTTGGTGGTGATTGGTTAATAAGTTGATGTTTGATGAGGTGTGAAAAAGCATTTCAATTTTTATTTTTTAATATTTGGTTATTTTAATAATGATGAGTATACCAGAACCACCAGAAGCACCAGTTATGACTATAAAGGAAAGAATAGAAATATATAAAGACATGGTCCCAACATGCGTTGTAAATATATTGGGTCATGGGGACAATGAAATGTTTGACGATCTTTTACAAGAATATAATGCGAATAATATAAAATTAAAAGCATTCTTCTTCTCTCCTGTAGAACAATGCTTATCAAATGTTTCTATAAAAACTGATGACCAATGCTCCCATGCTTATTCTCGTTGGGGGAAAACAAAAAAGTTTTTGTCAAGATTTAATGATCTTGCTAATAACCCTTTATACAACATTATAAATAATTATAATAGAGAAACATCTGGAATTCAAAGTTTTTATGTATTAACATATAACGAAAATACCCAAATTTTACGAAATGAATCCTACCAAAAATTTAGCAGACAGTCTCAAGGTCATTTTAAAGCAAGAACACCAGTAAATCAATATATAAATTTTGATTGTATATCTTCCATTAATTATGTTGAATATTGTAGTCTTCTTAGTGATAACCCTTATAAATGCCCGAAAAATGAATTTAGTGGACTTATTTTGCCACTTATACAATTAGATGATGAATTATACACAACTGGATATAATGATGATTCTATAAAAATGAATTCACTATTTCCTCGTCCTCGTGATTATATTTTTGCGGATTTTTCTTTATTTTGTGACATTTGCTCCATTCAAAACATGAATCCGTATTATTTTGATATGATCAAGAATTTATTAATAATTAGACAAAGTCTTGGATATAATATAGTAATTCAAGAAATCAAACTTTTTAATTTTGGTAACGCAGACACAGCAAACGATTGTGTTACGTGTGATAACATGATGGATGTAAATGTGCCGATTGAGGTTGTAGAGTTTAACCCAAGTAGCAACTACAAAATAATAAATATAGATATGGAAACTATAATGATGTTATTTGTATTGTTTTTATTAATATCAAATGGAATGGCAGAACAATTAGAAAAAATAAAAATTGAAATAGACAAAACTCTAGACAACGCAAGAAATGCGAATAATGTGTTTGAAACAATTGATAAATATTCATTTTATCCATTAGATTTCTTATCACATGCTTGTAGACCAGGAAGACAACCCCTAATAAGGACTATAACCCAAGAGGTTCTAGATGCTCTACCTAAACTTGATGATAAAAGTAAACCAGATATGCGTGAAAGTGACTCAGATACGGATGATGGAAGTCACGCAGATACGGATGATGGAAGTGACTCAGATACGGATGATATAGCGACCGCGCCTGTCCCTAAAAATAATAAGGTCTATCGTAAAAAAAATAAGGTCTATCGTAAAAACGACATCCCAATAAAATATTCAGCAAGAATAGCAAGAATGAAAAAAACAAAACCAACCTACGGTGGTATAAAAATTAAAAAAAAAACCAATAAAATAAAAATCAGCAAGAGAATTAAAAAAACATGTAAAAGAAGTAAAACATGTAAAAGAAGTAAAACATGTAAAATGAAAAAGAAAACAAAAAAGTCGTAATTTATTTATTTATTTTAACATTACATCATCACCATAAATAAACTTGTTCATAAAATATTCTGAATTCTCAATCGTATACACATACAAATATTGTTGCTGTAATAAACGTTCGCTTTTTTCTCTTGCTTGTCCGGTTGCTGCCATTCCTATAAAATAATTATAATAATCTTCCTGTTGATAATAATTTACCAAATAATTATCAACTGTTGTATGTCTTCTTGTAATCGTAAACTCATCATTGGCAGGGTCATCGTCCATATTGTCTAGTTCAGTGTCTTCATCTTGATTGTCTTCTTCATCCAATTGAAAGAAGTCGCATGGTTCGCAAAAAGCAGCAATCGTGTAATCATGTATTCCCATGTTTGTAATTGCTTCTAATAAAAAGACATTGTTCCACCAACTCTTACTTTTCTCTCCATTGCCTTCTAATTTGACAAAGACATCAAATAAATACTCTTCAATAATCTGTTGTTGTCGTTGTGTCATGATTGGTTGTTTGGTTGTTCTTTGGTTGTTGAGAGAAAAAGCATTTCATTTTTTTTCCGAATTATTCGTAAAACTCGTCCCTCTTTTTTATCACATTAATCCAATGTATTATTACGCATTATTTGTTTGTTTCATTGTTCTCGCAATCATATTTGCCTATTTTCGTATGAAATACGGATTTTGGATACATCAACCAGTGTTTCATTGTTATGATATACATTACATGTTATTTCCACCAGGCATAATCACGAATGACTTGCCACAAAAAAATAAATACACGAATTTTAAAGACATTACAACAAGTATTATTTCTCACATAGATAAAAATAAACGAGGTAAATTTATGAATATTATTAAATCGAATTATTTAAGAAATGGGGACAATGTTTTCTCTCCAAAAGAAAAAAATGTAATGTCATATTTTATAGGACACAATCATCCTTGTTTTATTTCTTTTTACAATGAGCAGGAATTATTGAATGACGAGAAAAATTCGCAAGTTATTGAACAAGATAAACTCATTGGCACAATGACAACGCGTCCTTTGTTAGTTTCTATCAAACAAGAGACGGCAAAAACAAAAGCAAAATCAAATGAAAGACTAGACTTTCCAGTCTATTATGCGGATTATTTATGTGTAGATAAATCTAAACGAAAACAAGGCATTGCGCCTCAAATTATTCAAACACATGAATACAACCAACGACACATGAACAAAAACATTGTCGTTTCTCTCTTTAAGAAAGAAGACGAATTAACAGGAATTATGCCAATGTGTATTTATAAAACATATGGATTTTCAGTAGATTCGTGGAGAAAACCTAGTCCATTGATCGCAACACATTCTGTGGTAGAAATCGGAACAACAAATGTGTATTTATTAATGGATTTTATCAAAGAAAACATGAATCAGTTTGACATGTTTATTATGCCTGAAACCGCCAACATTGTAGAATTAGTAAAAACGGATAATATATTTATTCGCATTATTATTTCTGCAATCAAAGATAGAATTATTGCCGTGTATTTTTTGAAGAAATCCAATACATTTATTGAGAGAAACAAAGAGATTCTCTCTTGTTTTGGGTCGATTCAAAGTAAAGACGAATGTGACGATGATTTGTTTATTCAAGGATTCAAAATTGCGTTTTGGAATGTCGCAAACCAGCATAAATTCGGATTCGCTGCCATTGAACGCATTTCGCATAATTGGAAATTGATAGACAACATTTCTCTCAAAACCACGGCGGAAATAGTCAGTCCATCTGCGTATTTTTTCTATAATTTTGCGTGTCCAACTTTTAATCCAGAAAGAACCTTGGTCATTGATTAAAAGCATTATTTTTACGTGTAAAATCCAACCATAAAATGATAGACACAATAGATAAAAAAAGAAATAATATTTTAAATAAAATAACTAAGATATTTATGGTAATATACTTTTTTATTACTAAAACTACTAGTGTAGATAATATTATATTAATAATATAATGATCTGTATTTTCTACCTTACTTTCTGAAGGATGTTTTGTTTCAAATATTACATCTAGTAGGTCAGGACCATAATTGATTTTTATATATTTATGATGTAATTTATGAACATTATTTACTTTTAAAATAGAATAATTATAATTATGAACGGATGAATACACCAATACGCAAAATAGTCCTATCCAATAATTAACTATATTTATATTAAAAAAATAGTGTAAAAAAACAAATATACCTTCACCAGATATTTCTAGACATATTTGTAAATAATATGACAAAATAGTATCATTATCGTGATGATAATTATGTATTATAGTAAAAATATTTGTATTAGTATGAAATAAATAATGAGAATAATAGGATAAAAACCAAGTTATAATAAAAGAACTTATCCCCCATAAAAAATTTTCATATGAAATTAAATAAATTGCGATGGCAAAACATAAAAAAGATTTATAATTTTCTTTAATGGCGTTGATTACATTAACTTTTCCTTTTCTTTTTGCTTTCTTTCTTTGTTTTGTTTTTTCTCTTTCTCTGTTTTGTTTTGTTTTTTCTCTTTCTCTGTTTTGTTTTGTTTTTTCTCTTTCCTTGTTTTGTTTTGTTTTTTCTTTCTTAACATTATTTTCCATTATTATATAAATTATGATATTAATGTAATTGATTTACACCGCTCCATTTACACATTTTAAAAAAAATAATAAGTAAACATTTGGATGCTATTAACATCCACACATTAATGACTCCTTCAAGTGTTTGTTCATATTCATGGTTACATTTATAAGGTATTCCTATTTTTTTTATTAATTTATTTCTTTGCTTAAAAAGACTTGTTTTTAAATATTTCTGTTCTAATATCGTCAAAGGACAATTATGTAACACAACTATTGAAAACGCATCCAATGAAATAATAATTAGCAATATAATCAAATGAAATAAATTCTTATTAAACAGCAGTATAATTCCAATTAAAAATATATAAAAATTGTGAAGAATATGATATTGTTTTAAATTTACATTTTGTAATTTAAAATAATTATAAATAAAAGTTGATAATCTACGAACAGGATTCATTACAAATTCATTTATAATATTTTTGGATTTCATAAATTATAACGATCAAAAATAAAATGAGTCAAAACGCAAACACTTATCGAACATATTTGCCGACACGCGCGAAACTGTCACATACAAATATAATAAAAATCCCTAAAAATGAATATAATATTACTTCTTCAGTAACATTATTTGTTTTTTCGTCTTGTTGTTCTTCTAATAAATGTATCATATAATTCAATTTTTGAAGAAGAACATCTTGTGCCATCGATGATCCACTATTGCGTGTATGTTCGAGTCCGAGTCCGAGTCCGAGTCCAGCATTATCTTTATAATTAGGTATCATTTTTTTATAATATTCAGTAGCACTGCGAGAATCGCCATAATTCGCTTGTATGTTATTCAACTCCAAATTGTCTTTTTCATAATTAGGATGAGGTTGATTGCCTAATGTAGTCATTTGTTCTTTAGTTGGTTCCTTGTTCTCCTTGCTCGCAATTTTGTTTCCACTCATGGATTCAGGTTTTGGAGGTGGGTTAAATAAAATAGGTTCGGTGTTTTCATGCGCAGAAGGATAATTTCCTAACAAATTATTGTCTTCATTGTATAATTTTGAATGAATTTTTTCCAACATTGAATTGACTTTTTCAGAAGGTGGGTTTCTTTTTTGTGTTCTGTTATGTTGTAGTCGTTTTTTCTCTACATTCGTATATGTTGTGTTATCATTATTACCTGTATTGTCATTATCAAATGGAGCAGCATAAATTGCTAAAGACATTATTAATAAAAATGTAGATAATAATTTATATAACTAATTTATATATGCTATTAGAAGAATTAAGAAGAAATAAAAAGGCTATGGCTGTCTTCATTATTGTCGCATTGTGTATAATTTATATTATTTCAAAGAAATTTTTATTTCGCACTATTTTAGGAAGATTATTATTGGTTGTTGGATTAGTCGCAACAACAAATTGTAATAAAACGATGGGGCTCGGATTAGTAATAGTGATTTGTTTAGCTTATTCTCAAATGTCGACTGATTTTGAAAATATGGAGAATCCATCATCCTCAAAAACTAAGCCGAATTCATCATCAATGCCATCTTCGACCAATTCAATGCCATCTTCGACCAATTCAATGCCATCTTCGACCAATTCAATGCCATCTTCGACCAATTCAATGCCATCTTCAACCAATTCAATGCCATCTTCAACCAATTCAATGCCATCTTCAACAACAACCCCAGATATAGCAACTATCGAAGAAAAAAAAAGAAATATGATTACTGGTAAAAATGTGAATTCTCTCCCAGTTCCTCCTAAAGATAGCGCAAACGATGTGTCAGGAACTAGCAGTGTTAAAGAATCATTTTTAAAGTTTTCATCATATTAAACCGGCGAAGATTTCCGCGTACACTTCCATTTTAATTTTCAACGACAAAGAATAGCCTAATGGCAGATTTTTATATTATTTTAAAAAAAATAATATAAAATGTATAAAATGAGACCAATAATATTTTTATAATCTTTATATATGGTAAAAACTAAATCTTTCAACTTATTATCATTTATACATGAGCATATAATGTATTTAAACAGTAGTAAATTTTTTGCTGGTATTATTATGATTTTATTAAATGTGGGTTCTAAATTTATAACCATTCAATTTAGTAAATCAACTGAAGAATACATGAAATATACATTAAGCAAACAAATACTTGTCTTTGCAATGTCATGGATGGGTACTCGTGATATTTATACAGCGCTTGGGTTAACCGCCATATTTACTGTTTTATCTGATCATTTATTTAATGAAGAAAGTTCAATGTGCATTGTTCCTTATAAATATAGGGTTTTACATAAACTTGCAGATACAAACAATGATGGAATTGTTTCTGAATCTGAATTAAATTCGGCAATAGCTGTATTGGAAAAATCTAAAAAACAGACACAACTAAAGATGCAAAAAGACGCGTTACATAAATTTAATTTATCAGTATCTGCGTCGGATGGAATTTAAGTTATTTTCTGGTGCCGCTTTTTGTCCGACGTTTTCTGGTGCCGCTTTTTGTCCGACGTTTTCTGGTGCCACCTTTTGTTTTTTTATTTGTTGATGTTTTTTTGTTTGACGAGTTTTGTGATTCCATGTTTTTTTCTTTATTTCCATTTTCAGAATATTTTTTATAAACAGCATCATCAATAAAAGTCGTCATTACCGTTTTAGCATTTTCAAAAGGATTGTCCTTTTTAGGTTTATTCCAGATTTCCATCCCACTAAAAACAGCCAATTTTTTATATACATCATGTTGTTTTTTTAAACAATCAAATGATTTAAAATTTGGAGAATTTACTGCTGGCAATGTTTCGCCTGGATAAAGACTCAAATTAATTGTGGTATTTATGGTTTTATTACTATTAAAATATGATATTTTAATAGTGTTCATTACAATAGTTTTTTTATGCAAAACATCATCTTCTATATTTTCTCTATCTTTCTCATCTTTTTTATCAATGTCTTTCTCATCCTCATCCTCATCTTCATCCATAACTGCCTTTTTAAATGTGTAACTTTTAATTACATAAGGGTTTGAAGCTTTTCCAAGATAAATAATAGTCCCTTCTTTAAATAAATATTTTATTATTTCTTTTACATTATATTCTAGGCGAGCATTTATAGAACTTTGTTGTTTTTCTTTTTCTTTTAGTTTTATGTTATATTTTCTATTATATAAATCGGTTTCTTTTGTAAATAGTGCGTATGGATTTACATAAATATATTTATGCGATTCGTTTTTATTTGTCATGGAAGATTCATAATAAACAGTTGGTATATCAACAATTTCTGTATTTAAAGTAATAAATAATTTGTATAATGTTGTCTCATTTTTATTTACGTCTTTAATTGTATCTTTATATTTATTCATAAGTTTTAAAAACCCTTTCATTCTTTTTTTTATTTTGTTAATATCATCTTCTGTTGGTTCTTTTTCTTTTTCTTTTTCTTTTTCTTTTTCTTTTTCTTTTTCTTCTTCCTCTTCTTCTTCTTTTTCCTTTTCTTCTTCTTCTTTTATCTTTTCTTCTTCTTCTTTTATCTTTTCTTCTTCTTCTTCTTTTTGTTCATCACTTTCACTAGCAATTGGTTTTCTTCTTCTTTCTTCTTTTATCTTTTTATTTTCTTCTTTTCTCTTTTCTCTTTCTTCTTTTCTCTTTTCTCTTTCTTCTTTCTTGTTTTTTATGTCTTTCTCTTTTTGTCTTTCTTTTTCTTCTTTTTCTATTTTATTTTTATGTATAAAGTGTTCTGTATTTTTTAAAAGTTGTTGTGTAAATAATTCAGTGCCTTTTATTAATCCCTGTTCATGTCTCTCAATAGTATTGTAAAATATAGAATAATAATAATTAATATTTTTAAGTAAATATGTTATAAACTCTAACACACCTCTCTCAACAACAAACATACTTGTGGATATTAAATCAGAATCATTACTGGTTGAATATATAATTTGAGTATATCTGTTTCTAAACATGTAAAGTAATGAAAGAATTTCAATGTAAGCAAAAATAATACTATTATATGGCAATTCCCCATCTGTAATTTTAGGATCTGCATCCAGTAATCCTGTGTAACCTTCGCCACTAGAATAACCTGTAGGGATTCCAGCACTACGTGGATATGGTAGAATTTTTGGGGCATAAAAATTATATATGCGTATTTCCGCATTATTTGCGCCCTTTTTACCTGTGCGATGGTCTTGATCGTTATCATTAAAAATAAAAAGTGTGTTATTATATTTAGACATTGTTATCATATTAGTAAAATTGGTGTTGTCTTTTCTTCTATTAAAAACATTTGTAATAACACTTATGTGTTGAGGTCCTTCTTCTAATAATGGATATTGTTGTTGATATTGTGGTGATTGTTGTTGGTATGGTTGAAATTGTTGTTGCTGTTGGAATTGTTGAAATTGTTGTTGCTGTTGTTGCTGTTGTTGCTGTTGTTGTTGGTATGGATCTTGCTGTTGATATTGTTGGTATCGTTGTCGTGGTTGTTTATACATATATGTAATCTATAAAATAATTATAAATAATAATAAAATAATTACTTATAATGAACATTATTATTGAATGTGTGTTGGTTGGAATTTATTGTGTTTTTATATATTTCTTTCTTTATAGTTATAAAAATAATACACACAATCTATTATTACTTGCTGGATTTATAAAACATTTGTTTGGATATTTATTAGGATTTCAGCAATATTATTGCAATTGTATTTATTTTAATCAATCCTTTTTAATGTTATTCATTGAATGCGTTATAGAAGCATTCCTCTTTTTATTGGTAGGAACTTGTTTCTCTCAAATAATACAAAATAAAATATTACTATTTTTTTCAATAGGCGTATTTTTACACTTATTGTTTGAAATTACTGGTCTTCATTCATTATTTTGTATGAATAAATGTAAATCTTCGCTGGTTTAAATATCTAAACTAACTGTGTTTTTATCAGATTTAGGTCGTCGTTTGCTGCGCTTTGGCACATTACCGTCACCTTGCAAATCTTTTAAATCACTTATGCTAATCGTGCTATTATTATTATTATCTTGTTCAGCTGGAATGCTGATTGTTTTTGTTTTTAATCCAGAGAGAATTTCACTAATGTCGCTGGGTCCTTTCATTTCAGGTCTTAATGATTGTGTATATCTTCTATCTTGTTCTAAAGATGTGTTAATAGGTCTTGGTGTTTCTCTAAAATGTATTCCATCATTACCTTCAATATTGCCTCCTCCTCCTCCTCCTCCTCCTCCATTCATGTAATTGTTATTACCGGGTCGTCCAGTTGGTGGAGGAACTGACCTGGGTCCTTGTGTTGCCATTGGAGGAGGGAGTGGTGCGTCATTGCCATTCATCATGCCGCCCATAAATCCCGACAATCCTGGATTGGTTTGTCCCATGCTATTTACTGCGGCTGTTTGAAACTGACGCATCAAATCTGGATTTTGCCGTAAAATATCATCCATTCCAGGCATTGCGCTTTTAAACATTGTGTTTGTCATGTGAATCATCATACCACTTCCTCCCAATTGAAAAAGTAATTTAAGTTCTGGTGCCATTGTAGCACGCGATTTATATTTTTCAAATAATTCCCCAAAAATATCATCATAATCTTGAATGTTTTCATTCACTTGTTCGCTCCAACCATCTAATTTAACATCAAACGGGTCAAATCTATTATTTAAAAATTCAATCCCATTAATAATTGCCATTAGCATGTTACCCTGAAATTTCATTGAATTTTTCTTATTTTTCTCATCAACAATTGTTTCATATTCACCTTGCATTTCAGCCAAAGATGATTCCATCGTATATTTCCTAGAAAATTCCACACCTTTCTTCTCTAAAGCTTCCAGTTTTCTCAAAATTTTGAATTTTTCTCTCAACATTTCCTCTTTTGAAATTTGTGGCTGAGTAGACATAGCAGGGGTGTCTGGATTTAAAGGAATGTTATTAAATTTACCATAACCATCCCATGTTTGCGAATTTTCATCCAATCCTCCAAATCTCACGGAACCTTGTGATTTATCTTTATCACTATTATTTTCATCACTCGATGAAATGCCAGAAAAAAAGTTGGATTTTGTAGAAGTATATGTTGTATCTTCTGTCAAATTATTCAATTCATTTTCCAAATTGTTCAAATCATCTAAATTAATGTCACTTGACATTTTTTTAGATCCTTCCTTTGCTTTATCATTCATAAGTAATTCAATTCCAGAACCGAAATTAGTTGATTTTTGAGTTGGGGTATTCCAATCTAACTCGGAAATTTCAATAATGTCATCCATTAATTATTCATAGTAAATTTATTTTAAGTCAAAAACGCATCGAAATTCTATTTATTTTTATTTATATACCAAATTCCTTGTAAAAATGCGTCTGCTAAATCGTCCTTCTTTTTATGGGTTTGTAAATAAGCAGTCATCGCGTTGTCGTGTTTTAATAAATCCAAACATACAACTACACCTTTTTTCTTTCGACTGGTATAATCTAGTTTCTCTCCCTTGGTATCTTTTGCATCTTCATCCTCATCCGTATCTTGAGCAACCATTTTTAATTTATTTGAAGAAGAAATGAATTCAATAATAATTGTCGAATTTTTCATAATAAAATATTGTGCGACCATGCCTTGAATTGTTTTCATGCGATTCGCAATTGGACTTATTTGATTTTCAATAATCACGTGTGTAATTTCGTGAACAATCGAATCAAATATGGCATCAAATTTCTTTTGAATGTTTCTACCGACAGTTATTAAATCCACATTTGATGCGTTCACTTCTACAGCATTTTCAAAACAAGTGTCATCTATATATTTATGAATGAGAGAAACTAACTCGGGTTTTCTAATCTTTTCTTTGTCATGCTTGAGTTTATATTTGTCGGCAAGAAGAACCAATTGACCGATTTTTTGTTTGTTTATTGTTGCGTGTTTTAATTCAGAGGTTGGAATTATATATTGTTTTTCTGCCTTGGCATGTTTTAAACAATAAAATATGTCATTATTTTTGAATTTAGCAGATTTGAGACAATGAATACATTTTTTCGGCGTTTCCTCGGCAACATTAATAATATCCCAGGTTTCTACTGTTGGCGTTTCTTCTTTTTCTTCTTCTTTTGTCGACATAACACAAAACGCCATATTTTTAATTCCTACATCAATGCTTACGACTTTCATATAATAATAAATAGTAAAATATTATTATATTGTTTTGACTTGTTTATTTTATTTTTTACCTTGTCTCTTGATGATTCGTCGTTTTATTGTGTGTCTCTTGTTCGTGCGTCTCTTGTTCGTGCGTCTTTTGGTGATTGGTCGTTTTATTGTATATCTCTTGTTCGTGCGTCTTTTACTGCCTTTTCTTGTCCGTTGTCGCATCTTGTTAAAAATCAGCGATCCACCAAGAGCGAGTTTCCCTCGCAATTCAGAAAGTTTCGACTTTAAAATAGTAAATATTTTATCGTATTCTTTTTTTTCAATTTCAGATTTCGAAACTGTTTTACCCTGTATATCTTTAAAAGTCAATAATCCACAACCAGCATCATACCCCGTACATTCTTCATCTATAAAATCTTCGGCACGGTTTTCAGGAATATGATAATCCTCAAATAATTTACGTGTTATTTCTTTATTGTATTCATCCTGCTCACTTGAACTAACAGGAACTGGCTCAATCTTTTTGTATTTTCTGGGCGTATCATCAAAAGTCTTATATACACTACATGATAAATCTGTTAAAAATAATTTTGTGTTTCCGTCTGGCACACCTTTATTTTGCGTATATGATGAAATAGCCTCTATAATTGTGCTTAATTTACATTTTCCGATTTCTATAAATTCTTCCAATTCTTCTTTTATTGTTTCGTCGCCTTCTCCAATTAATTCTTCTATATAACGAAGACTTTCGTCAACAAACTCTTGAGATGTATTTGATAAAATAAATGTTTTCACGGTGACGGTGCTTTTTGTTTCATCGTCAACCTTTGGCGAAATAATTGCAATATCAATATAAATTCCAAACAATTGCTCATCATTGGGTGCTGTTACATGTGGATTGCTTGAAAATACTTTTTCTGCATATTCCCTCTTTTCTGGAAAATATTGACAATAATTCGGATCATCTATATGTTTTTGAAAATCGGGAAATTGTATTAAACTAGCCAATCCTTCTTCACTATATCCAGAAAAATCTTCATTATAATAATTTCTAGGTAAAAATTTTACTGGTTGAGTTTCATCAAAATGAACTTGGGGCAAACATTGTAAATTTAAAAATAATCGCATTCGTGAAACATAAATAAAACGCAAACTTGAATTATAAGAAGGACATTCATCATCACCTACATTATGCTCTAGATGCGCTTTTCCTGCTGGAGCCATCAATCGTGTAGATAATGTATTGCCATTTGGAACAGTTTTAACAATAAAATTCGCATCATTTACTATTGATTCTGTTCTGTCAATTACAGCTGGAATATTACCGTGTAAATGAGTAACAACTGATACTAAACATCTAGGTTGTTCCGTTGTTGCTTGTATCTCATATTCATTGTCTAATATGGCACGATGTCTTTGTAAATTTTCAGGATTTGTAGGAAAAAATTCCTGAGTTGTAGGAGGTGTTTCTCTTTTTAATTTAGTTGTTCCTCTTTTTAATTGCACGTCTTCTTCTTCGTCATCTATTTTTCTCTTCAAAATGTTCACTTTTTCTTCTTCTTCTTCTTGATCCATTCTAATTCCAGGTAATTTTAATGCGGGTAAGGACGACGGATTCATACATTTACGTGTTATTTTCTAAAGTCATTGACGGTGAAATCATTCGTGCGTTTAATTGTTGTCGCGATAAATATGGCGATTTTAAATCACTGTTACAATAACCATACCCAGGGGCACTCATGTCAAATTGACTTTTATATAAAAATGGAACATTGCTAGAAGGCGTGGTATTTGTCAATTCATGCGGATTTATTCCTAAATCATAACATGCTTCATGCGAATTGTATTTCATAATTTTTAGCCCATTTTTTTGCATATATTGTCTATAATCCCAACTCGATTGTATATTTTCTTGTTTTTGAATTCGCGCATTAATTGCAGCTTCTGGTTGCCAAGAAGCATAATTTCTACCATCACTCATAATTGGTGGGAAATTAAAATGAATGTTGTTTGAACCAGAATAACATTGTCCCCAAGACATTTATACTATTGTTGGAGAGAAAATTATTCCGCTTCCGCTTCTAATAATTTCAACAATTCCGGCTTTTTCATTTTACTCGCATCTAAGGATGGAATCAATCCTTTTTCAGTAACTATTTGGCGCAATTTTGTAATAGCCATTTTTTTGTAATCTAATTCTGATGACAATACAATTTTAAATCCGTCTAATTCAGAGGTTGAAGTTGCTTCTGCTAATTGTTCTTCTTGTAATAATGTAATTTCCGATTCTTCATGTGTTTCTAATGGTTCTTCTTTGATTATAGGAAGTTGTTCTTGAGAAAGAAATACATGTTTAATCTCTGACTCGGAGTCGGAAACAGTTATATTTAATTTTAATGGTTCTTCTTGTTTAATCTCTACATCATCATCATCATCATCATCATCGTCATCATCATCGTCATCATCTGAACTACTGTCATCATCATCCTCATCATCTGAACTACTGTCATCATCCTCATCATCCGAAACTGTTATTAATTCTATGTTTTCTTTATTTGATTCCTTGTTATTGTTATTGTTATTTCCTCCTTTAATTGATTGAGCTATAGTTGTTGCTAAATCGGCAATTGCTTTTATTTTATGATTTTGTTCTCTCATCTTCATATCCATATAAAACAATAAAAATCCAGCAACTAACAATAAAAGTGCTAAAAATAACAAAAATTGTGGATTAAATAAGTTCATTATAAAAAGGAATATATTTTAATTCATAAATTAACGAGTTTTTTTACGAGTTATTAGTTTAGTTATTATTATTTTTTCCACCAGTTTAAAATTTTATAAGTGTTAACATATCCGTAACATCAATCATTTTCAAAGGTTTATATTGTCTGCTTCTTTATGTTTTTTCGGCATTCCATGTAACTTATAATATATGTGTATAATTATTGTGTTGTGGCACTGTCAATAATTTCTTTTGGATAATCTAAATCGCGCAACACCTGTAGTCCACCTTTAACTAAAGAAATGCCTGGTTTCAATATATATGTATTAATGTGTTTGCCGTCATCCCCGTCTTTAAAAGTATCCATACAACAATTTACCATAGACGAATTTTTGTCTAAATTTTTGCACACCTGAATAAAATGAGTAGTTAACAAACAATCCACATTTTTATATTTCATCAAATAATCCATGAAAGCAGTGGCACTTCCAACAGCTTCGTCAGGATTTGTCCCAGAAAACAATTCATCAAAAATACAAACATGTCTTTCTTTTTTCTGATTTTGTTTAATAATATCTAAAATCTCTTTACATCTCCTAGATTCGGCTTGAAACAAACTGTCTCTCCCGGATGTATCAGGAATGTTCAAATAACAATGAATATGACTATATATATCAATGTTCGCCTTATTATAAAACCCGCAACCAAATTGCTGCGTTAAAATAATATTGATTAATACCGATTTTAATACAGTAGTTTTGCCTGATGCGTTTGGTCCAGTAATAATAATATTTTTATCTAATGAAATGTCATTTTTAATTGGATCAGACAATGCCGCATAATAATTTCCATAGAGGCAGTTTTTCTCTCGATGCGTTCGTTTTCGCGCAAAAGTGGCAAAGCCTAATTTTCCAGCCGATACGCCAGTCTGAATTCCCTCTAATATAGAGATATATCCATTAAACCCAAAAGAGTATAAAATTGCGTCATTGTATGATTTTTCATGATGTAATTCATAAAATGTTTTCATTATATGACCGACTTGAGTGAATTTACCAAGTGAACAACACAATTCATTGATTTTATTGATTTCAAACAACAATTCATTTAATACGTCTCGTTTCTCTTTAACGACATAATTAAATTGTTGATATGTAGACAATTCACCTGAATATGTCAAATAATTATCCATTCTATGAACGACTTCAGACAAATGTTTTCGCAAAGCAAACATATATGTATGTATTTTTATCATGTTATTTTTGAAATTCAAGCAAGTCAATATATTTTGATAAATAGAAAAGAAATAAAATGCCACAGACAAGAGAATATATACTTTTTGTTCCATTTTTACTTCATGAAAATTCATAAGTAATTTACCAATGGAATGATTTGCCAATATCATTTTAATAATGTCATAATATTCCGAAAAAGATAGACGTAATCCTTTTATTTTTATAATAAAAAATGGCACAATCAAAACAATAAATGGCATGACGAGTGATATAATAGGAGATGCCAAATTATACATGCTCATAATTTGTAAAAAATGTTCAGAATGATTTAAAAATTCCCACATTTCCCAATTTACAAACATGTATTTTTCTTTAAATCCTGTATCCTTTTTTATTTCGTTCCATAAATCAATAATGTGTGTTATTTCAACATTTTGTTGTTTATCGTCAGAATCCGAATCAGAGACAAATGTTTTTATTAATTTCTGTGTTTGTTTCAAAAAGGTTGTATTTGTAGTATAATACTGTGCTACTTGTGGAATAAGATTGCGAGAGAAATGCGAATCTTTTGCTGCTGTTCCGATGACAAAATCATACATGCATGGACCCGTTTCAATTGGTTCAACTAATTCTAAATCGGCAATAACATGCGGTTTTAATTCGCGTTTGTCTTTGTTGTAAAAAATAGGAAGGTTAAACGGTATCATACTATGAAATACATATTATAATACAAACTTAATTACGAATCTTCATCGGTTAAACCCTTGAAGAATTAAACCCATTTATTTCTAAATCGCGAAATTCGCCGGCATTTCTTGAATTTGGCACGAATAAAAAGCCTCAATTTCTTTGATTTTCTCTACATCTATCTGAGTAATAAAATTGATTCCCATCCCTTTTCGACCCCATCGTCCGCTTCTTCCAATGCGATGTAAATATTTATGAACGCATTTAGGTATATCAAAATTAATGACAACGCCGACTTGTTGAATGTCAATTCCGCGACAAGTAATGTCTGACGATATCAAGACTCTATATTTGCCATTTTTGAACTGGTTAAATGCTTCTTCTCTCTCTACCTTGTCCATATTACTGTGTATAGAACATACTGGAAATTCGTCATGTTTCATTGATTCACACAAATCAACAACGCGTTTAATGCTATTACAATAAATAATACATTGAGACAATGATATATAGGTGTAAATGTCTTTTAATACATCATATTTGTCTCTGTCATTTCTTAACGCAATAAAATATTGAGATATTCCTTCCAATGTAAGAGATTCTGCCTTTACGGAAATAGTTACAGGGTCACGCATAAATTTATCAGTTATGGAATAAATATGTGTAGGCAAGGTTGCGCTAAATATGGCAACTTGTATGTCATTATTAAAATACTGAAATATATTATGTACTTGTTCTTTAAATCCGAGAGAAAGCATTTCATCGGCTTCATCTAAAATAAGTAATTTAATAGATTGACCATTAATTTTATTTCGCTGAAACATATCAAATACTTTTCCAGCGCATCCACAAATGATATGAGGTGTGCGCACATGGTAACTAAACGCAGCACCGCCAAACATTGTTGCGACAATCAATCCATCCATCATATTTCCAATTCCCGAGACAACGCTGGCAGTTTGTACGGACAGTTCTCTCGTAGGTGATAATATTAATACTTGTGTTTTATTAAGTGTCACATCTACTTTTGTCAATGCACCAATAGTAAATGCGGCAGTCTTTCCTGTGCCAGATTGTGCTTGTGCAATAACATCTTTACCATCAATGATTGGTTGAATGGCTTTTGCTTGAATTGGACTCGGTTTTTCAAATCCATATGCATAAATTCCCCGTAAAATATTTGAGTTAATATCTAATTCGTCCCAATTTTCCATATATAGTAAGTAATAATCTTATTTTTAAATAATATAAATGTATAATTAATATAGTATAAGATGCTTACCATATATTCTCATCAAGATTTTCAAAATATAATATTTGATGGGTTTCAGTTCTCTCTTCCAGAAGAGACAATTGCCTTGATAAATGAGTTGGCTTCAAAAGTCGGCGCACCTACATATATAAAAACGCCTGTATTTAAAAAAAAAGATGACACTGTAACGACAACAACAACGACAGGTGAAACATGGGAAAAAGTTCAAGTTCGTAGTTTTAAAACAACAAAAATAGAACAAAAAAAAGGAATTGATTCAAAAATAGACATGATTCGTTTTCATTTGAATAAAATAACAGATAAAAAATATATTGAGTGTCATAACCAAATTGTGGATTTATTAAATGAATTGATTGAAAATAATATAAAAGACGAAGATTTAATGCGCATTTGTCTGCATATATTTGAGATTGCGTCCAACAATCGTTTTTATTCAAAATTATATGCGGATTTATATTCAGATTTGATATCTAGATTTGACATTATGAAAACTATATTTAACAACAGTTTTAATTCATTTATGGAATTATTTAATCATGTTGAATATGTTGACCCTACTGTAAATTATGACGCATTTTGTAAAAATAACAAGGACAATGAATGTCGTAAATCATTAAGCACATTTATATTAAATTTGATGAATAATAACATTATTTCAAGAGAGAAAGTGATGAGTTTGTTGTCACAATTACTAGCACAAGTCCAAGAGTTTATTATTTTGGAAAATAAAAAGAATGAAGTGGACGAATTGACTGAAAATATTGCCCTGTTATTTAAAGCAGAATTAGTTGCGGAAATAACCATTGATGGCGTTTCATTCATAACTATTCTTCAAAATTTGGCGAAAAGTAAAATGAAATCCTATCCGAGCTTATCCAACAAGTCAATATTTAAATATATGGATTTGTGTGAAATGTAATGAAAATAATAATAATATAAAAATGGTTTAATTATATTATTATGTGCGAAAATTTATATTACACCATTACTGATTGTAATAGTAGTGAACAAGATGAATTCATTCTCACCGATAGCGTTAATGTGTCTAACGCAAAAAATAAAATAATAGGATGCCAAGAATTAGAAGAAAATTTTCCTCAGTTAACATTGAAACAATTAAATCTTATTTGTGATTATTATGGAATCACTGCCTACCTTAGAATTACAAAATGTAATAAGGAAGACATTGTTAACACATTGGTTTTATATGAAAATGCTTATGAAAACTATGAAATTGTGGCAAAAAGAAAAAGAATGTGGAAATATCTTGCCGAATTAAAAAACGATAAATTTATGAAAAAGTTTATAATAAAATAAAGATTTCTCTCTTACTAATACATGGTATTATCAAAGATAAATGCTACAGTGAATTATATAGAAACAAAAAAAATACATAAAGATGATATTAAAAAAGAAGCGGATTTGTATGAGGTCGTAATTAAACATGTAAACATAATCGTTGCTTTGGGAAATATGCGAAATCAATATGAAGAAGAAAATATATTGTATTATCCAATTTATTTAGTAAAGCATAATAATAAAGTCATTCAAATTGGTTTGTATGAAATCGAATCTTCAAATTATGAATATTATTTGGACAAGTATGGCAAAATAGACATTGATAAATTGAAAGAACCTATTATTTATTCTTTTGCCACAAAAGAAATGTTGGAAAAGTTGCGAATGAAACCAGAGTCCGAGACCGAAACAAAACATCAGTATGAAAAGGACGATTCTGACAATGACTCTGAAAAAGAAGAAGAAAAAGAAGACAAATATCACATTCCTCAAGAGAGAAGTGATATTTTTACAGTGACATCCGGATTTCATGTGCCAGAACTTTTACAAGAAGAAACAAAAAAAGACTCCAAAGACATTATAGAGAAATATAAAGAAGACAAGGATGACAACTGGATGCAGAAATTTATGAAAAATCCGCATTTTACAATAACTGACAATGAAGGCGGTGGCGATTGTTTTTTCGCGACCATAAGAGACGCATTTTCTAGCATTGGACAACAAACAACCGTTAAAAAAATGCGAGACAAATTAGCATCAGAGGCAACAGAGGAAATTTTTATGGGATATAAAGAACAATACGACTTGTTTTATCTATCTATTGCGAGTGATACCTCAAAAATCAAAGAATTATCTAAGGAATATCAAACTATAAAAGATAAAATAATGAATATTTTAGATAGAGACGAAAAAAATCAAATGCTTATTAAGGCGAAGGATATTAAGGCAACTCATGACAGACTTGTAGAAGAGAAAAAAACGACAAATCGAATGTTAACTGAATATACATTTATGAAAGGACTTGATACTTTGGAGAAATTTAAGAAGAAAATAAAAACATGTGATTTTTGGGCGGAAACATGGGCAATTTCTACAATGGAACGAGTGTTAAATGTAAAATTTATTTTAATGTCAAATGAGTCATATAGAAATCAAGATTTAAAAAATGTATTACAATGTGGACACATGAATGATACGATTCTTGAACAACGAGGAGCATTTAACCCGGAATTTTATATCATGGTAGAATATACTGGAAATCATTATAAATTGATTGGCTATAAAAACAAACAAATTTTCAAATTTGGCGAGATTCCTTATTCTATAAAAAAATTGGTTGTGAATAAATGTTTGGAACGAAATTCTGGCATATTTTCATTGATTTCCGAATTTATGCGGTTTAAAGAGGCTATGAACATAAGACCTCCAAAAAACGCAGTAGAAAAATCCGAAGAATTTACAGAGGCGAAATTGCGTGGATTATACGATGATGAAGTCGTATTTATTTATTACAATAAATCAAATAATGTGCCTTTGCCTGGAAAAGGAACAGGAGAAAAAATACCAAAAGAATTTATCAAAGAATTTACTGGATTGCGAAATATTCATGAATGGCGACGAAAATTATCGTATTTTTGGATTGCGCCATTTACATTAGACAATCATCGTTGGTCTAGTGTTGAACATTATTATAATGCGTGTAAATTTAAAAAAACAAATCCCGAATTCTATTTGAGTTTTGCCATTGAATCAGGAACAGAATTATCCACAAATCCTGAAATGGCAAAGGCGGCAGGAAGTAAACAGGGTAAATTTGAAAAAATATTGATTCGTCCAAAACAAGTTATTGTGGATGAAGATTATACTGAAGAACGCGAAAATAAAAATATATATGACGCACAATTTGCGAAATTTACTCAAAATCCAGAACTTACACAATTATTGATTCAAACAAAAAATGCGAAATTAATGAAATTTAAATCTGGAAAAGAGCCTGAATTAGATAACACATTAATGCTTGTTCGAGATAAAATTATGAAACAGTAAGTTATGTTAGCCTCTTTAATAAAAAATTGAAATGCTTTTTACACACAACAAAACATTAACAATTTGACTAAACTGTAACAACGATGATGAATTTGAACCAATTCAATAATGAGAGAGAAAATGTTATTGCACAAGCATACTGGAAGAAAATTGAAAAATTGTCTTTGCAACTGTTCATTTTGAGAAACAAAGAGGATATTTTGTCTGATAAAATTAATAAAAAAGAGAGTCAGCTTAATGAAACAAGGGTAAAGTATGAGGCAATCAAAGAAAGACAAGAAAGAAAAGCAGCAGAAAGGATGGAAAGGAAAGAAGCCATGAAAAAAAGAAAAGCAGTAGAAAAGATGGAAAAGGAAGAAGCCATGAAAGAAAGACACGAAAGAAAAGCAGTAGAAAAGATGGAAAAGGAAGAAGCCATGAAAGAAAGACAAGAAAGAAAAGCAGTAGAAAAGATGGAAAAGGAAGAAGCCATGAAAGAAAGAAAAGCAGCAGAAAGGATGTCAATAAAAGAACTACACCAAACTAAAAAACATGTTTCAACCGCAATTCAACTTCAAGTTGTTTCTGAATTCTCAAATGAGTATATCATTGCTCTAGCAAATAATAATGACATTTCAACTGAGAATTTGTTCAGGCAAATTGGATACAGCATGCAACAAAATTATCCATCTGGCTGGGACATTCCTACATTCAAAAAACGATTTATACAGGATTTTGGTTCTACGAATTGGTTAAAAGGCATGAACAATCAATCAAATTCAATTAGTTCCGCATTCTATCGCATGTGTCCACAGTCAGAGACATCTAGAAGCAGCAAAACAGGCAAATTGACTTCGATTCCATCTTTTAAAAAAACAGAAGGCGGAAAAGCTAAATATATATTTGATGCTAATTTATACCTGAATTATTGCTAATTATAATCGAACAGTAATATATTAATGATATTAACAAAACACAGTCAAGAACTGGCATCTTTTTTTATTCAAAATAATTGTATAAACCATGAAAGAATAAATCCTAAAACGGGAGAAACATTGACTGTTTTATACAATCAAATAAAAAATACAAACAATGATATAAAACATATAAAAATTACAAAACAGCTTCGCAAAGTTTCATTATCACACACATCCATTAAACCGCGTTCTTTTGATTTACACAGTTTTCCTGAAACTATTATAAAACACATTGATTTTACTGCTTCTATTGAAATCACCTATAATTTCTCTCTTAAAGGGAGAAACATAACAGTCCATTTTATATTGGAAAATTCAACTGAGATAACTAAGTGCGACAACCACATCAGCTTAATTATTCATTTAATGTGTATTTTAAACATTTACTCAAACAAAATGTGTTCTAAAAAGTTGAACATTTTTATTTACATGACTTCTTTAAAAAAAGAGTTACCAAAAACAAACGCACATGTATTGGATCAAACAAATGTAAACACTGCTTTTACACGAACTTGTATGCCTACTGCTGAAATTGTTATTTTTAGAAAAGAAGAATGGTTTAAAGTGTTAATACATGAATCTTTTCATAATTTTGGATTAGATTTTGCGGACATGAATAATACCGAATGTCATTCCAAAATATTACGCATGTTTAAAGTTTCATCAGAGGTGAATTTATTTGAAGCCTATACAGAATTTTGGGCAGAAATCATAAATGCCTGTTTTTGTAGTTTTTTAATTTTACAAAATAAAAATGATGTGAATGAATTTTTATCAAATGCGGATTTTTTCATTAATTTTGAGAGAACATATAGCTTTTTCCAATTAGTAAAAACCTTGGATTTTATGGGAATAACATACACGGATTTATATTCGTCTTCATTAAAAAATTCCAAATACAAAGAAAACTCTAATATTTTGGCATATTATGTAATAAAAACTATATTAATTCACAATTTCCAAGATTTTTTAAGTTGGTGTCAAATCCACAATACTTCTCTCTTACAATTTAATAAAGAAGGTAACAAACAAATAGAAATGTGTAATTTTATTGAACAAAAATATAGGTCTGACACATTATTGGATAATATTTATAAAATGGACGCTTTGTTTAGAAAATGTAAAAGAAAAAATAGATTATCACAAAATATGAGAATGACAATGTTTGAATTGGGGTAATTTATTATTATATATGACACTTTGCTGAATTTATAGGAACGTTTATTTTTTATATGTTATTATCGATTGGATTAATATTGACATGTATGATATTAATCGGTGGTAAAATTTCTGGAGGAAATTATAATCCGGCCGTTTCTGTCATGATGGTTTTAGCAAATAAATTGAACGCAAATGAGATGATTCCTTACATTTTCTCTCAATTGATGGGTGCGGCATGTGTCTTTTATTTATATAAAATTACAAAATAAATGGAATTGAATGGGATTGAAATGTTAAAGTTTAATTTATGGGATGTATTAAAGACAAAAAAAATAGATGTAAACTTTGCTATAAAATATATTTTGTTTTCTAGATATAATAAGACGGAAAGCGAAAAATGTATAAATCGTGATGATATTTTATTTTTACAACCACACATATCCATTAAAGAATTGGATGACGCAATTGCGCATTTTCGCGAAAACATTGATAAAATAAAATAAGTATTTGAATAATAAATATATTATAAAAAATAATATATTTATTTTGTGGTGAGTTAGTTAATAATTTAATATGAAACGCAATGTTTAAACCCGGCAAACCCGGCGAAGATTTAAACAGAAGCGACAGTAACAGGAAGTTCCTTTGATGCCTTTGCGAAATGAGGACTCATAAAACGCTGAAGATTGAAATAAGTCAACTCTTCGCCTCCAGAAATCTTCAACAATGTCGCCAACTTTGTATCAGGATTAATCTTGCGACCATTATCCTTATCTTGTAGGTTATGTAGGCGAATATACTTGTTAATATCACGCGTCACTTCAGTCCGCGCCATTTCAGAACCAGAAGGCTTTTCAAGAAAGTGTGCTAGTTCATCACTAATTCGAGTAGGCTTTACAAATCCAGATGGGGCGCGGTTCACAGTCTTGCGACGGCGCTTAAGAGACAACTTGTTTGCTGCCTTCAATTCACGAGACCACTTTTTTTCAAGACCGCGATATTCAGTCTTCAAAGAAGAAATAAGAACACCAAGCTGTTGGAGTTTTGCCAAAAATTCGACTGACTGTTCGGTCAGTCCAATATCAACATCACTCTCTTCAAGTGTAGAAGATGCGGTAACATCGACAGCTTCAGAGACAGAGACAGAAGCGGAAGATGAAGATTCATCAACAGTAACCGTTTCAGAACTCTTTGTTTCAACAACAGCCTCAGTCTTTGCTTTGACAGTCTTTCTTGACTTCTTAGGCTCAGTAACAACAGACTCTGTTGATAAGGCAGCAACAGAAACAACGGGGGAAACCGAAACAGGTGTAACATTCACTTCAGATTTGGATGATTTAGTAACTCTAGGCATCTTATTATAATATACATAAATAAATTCTTTTTAAGTGATTTAACGCAAATATATATATATATTAATCTCATACCTAATATCAGAACATTCCTAAACATTCTTAATAATATGAAAATGATTGAAATAACCATGGAAGCGCATCAGCTGCTGATTCATTGACTAGAGTCAACGCCCCAAGAACATAATATGATCCTAAAGCTTTACTATCTTGATCAATTCCAGAATTCACGAATCTTTCTAATATAGTTAATACTGATTTTTTAATCATATCCAATTCTTGATTAATGTGTAAATAACTATAATTAATATTCCTAAATATATCACCATGTGGAGGATAAATGTTACATTTTACTTGATTGGATAGTCCGATTCGATAATTCCAAATGTCCATTAATTCTCTCATAAATTTTATTAAATTCTGATGTGTTAAGCTTAGTAACCATTCAGCATTGCTATAATTGCCTAAATAATTGATTGTTTGAAATAACTCCAATGCTCTTAATTCCAATATTTTTTTTTGTGAAAAATGCGTCGTATCCTGTTGAATTTGTAGATTTACATGTATTTTTAATGCTTTGCTAATGTTCATCATTCTTTTAAAATTGGCCACTTCTACTTCCGGTATGTTATTTCTATTGTATGGATTTTTCACAGGTTTGTCAGATTTTAATATTAAATTATGTAATGATATTACATCAAACCCATAAATAAAATTATCATTATCTTTATAACTAAAAAAATACGAATTAGATAAATCTGATAAATTTTCAATTGTAAAAAAGTCGGTATTATTTGTACATAATGCCCTGTTTAAATATGCCGGACCATGAAGTTTATTATACAATCGCTGGATTCTTCCTCTAAATATTTTTTGTATTTTTATTGCGAAATTAGACAATCGTAAAAAACTAAACAGCCGAATCAACAATTCTTGTTTATTTCCACTTATTTTGATTTTATAATTTTTTGCGATAAGTTGTAAATTTGACAAACTGTATGCGTGTGTTGTTAGCATGTCATAATTTTTCAATGTTGGAAGTATTAAATTGGTTTTATCCATTTTTAATAAAGGAAATTTATAACACATAAATTGTTTACAGTTTGAATTAATTGTCGCGAGATAATCATTCATTATATATATACATAATAAAATCTTTTTATACCACAACACAAATAAAAATTGAACATGGATTTTAACTATTAACACACTAAAACACTAAATTAATTGTTAAACTTTTACAGCATTTAATTAAGTCGTTTTTATCGTTATCACTGCTTGGTGATACTTGTGCGATATATCCATTTAAGTCTTGTAAATTAATGTTACTTTTGTATTAAATTATTAATATTTTGGATCATTAACACAGAGGGGGGAATATTTAATAAAAATAAAAATAATTGGTTGAAGCAATGATAATCTTTTAGAATGCGCGATTTTAGAGACGAAACACGCAGTGTGAGAGTTCAATTTCTTATTAATTAAAAAAAAATTGATTTAAAGATAATCCAATAGTTAAAATCATAATAACAGCAATCATGGCAGATACAATCATTGACGGAACTCAATTTAATGTTAACAACATCATGTACACTTCACCAAAGGCAAATCCTCAAGGTGGAAAAAGTGTAAATGTATTGAATAAACACACCAAAACCAGTTTGAGACTATCAACACCTCTCATGCTTACATGGGGGGCATCTGATTATGTTGATGAGAAAACTGGGCAAGGTAATGGTAAGTTTGAAATGTCACTTCAATTTCCTAGTGAAGAATATAAAACAGAAGATACTGATGCGTTCTTTAGTAATATGTTGGCTTTTCAAAACAAGGTAAAGGCTGACGCACTAGAAAAGTCAAAGGAATGGTTTGGTAAGGTTCACAAAAGCGCGGATATTATTGACGAGTTGTTTTCACCAATGTTGAAATACCCCAATCAAAAAGGTTCAAGAGAGCCTGATTATACTAAACAACCTGCACTCAAGATTAAAATTAGACGCTGGGAAGGGGTGTGGAAATGTGAAATATATGATGAAGACAATGAACCGTTGTTTCCGTCGTCATCTAATTCTAATGTTTCACCCTTGGACTATTTGAAAAAAGGAACAACTGTTGCTCTTATTATTCAATTCGCAGGCATTTGGTTTGTCAATGGCAAATTTAGCATTAGCTGGAATTTGGTTCAAGCAGTAGTTCAAAAACCCCGAGCAACTCTCACTGGCAAGTGCTTTATTCAATTGAAAAAGGCAGACAAGGAAAAGCTAAAGACAGCAGCTCCACCAACTGAAGATGATTCTGACAATAATATTCAAGCGACTATTGTGGATGACAGCGAAGACGAAGATACGGACGCACCAACACATGCGAAAAAAGATGCGGGCGTTGAATTGGTAGTTGAAGAGACAACCGCACCTGCTTCTAGTCAAGAGGAAGAAGTTGTAGCACCAATTGTGACTTCTGAAGCACCAAAGAAGAAAGTTATTTCAAAGCGTAAATAGTTTAATTTAATAGTTATTAATCATCCAAACATCCGTAATAATATTTTAATTTATTTTTTCTTGTAAATTAAAATACTTATTTTGTAAAATGTTAATGTTAAACAAATGTAATGTTAACAACAATATCAGATTTATCTTCAACATTATCAATTTCATCTTTAATTTTTGAAATGCCTTGCTTTTTAAAGACAAATACTTGTGTGTGTTTTAATCGCAATTCATTAATCGGAACGCATAATTCTTTTTTACCTAAATACAAATATATATATTTTTTATATAACAAATCATGTCCAAAAATGACATCTAGATACACAATAAAATTATTGTCTTCGTCAATCATCATGTTATTTGGCAATACAGGGAGACATGTAACAACAAATTCTTTATCTTGTTTGACATCATCATCATCCTCATCTTCCTCGTCAAAATACACCTCATGATGCCATAAAGGAACTAAATACAATGAATTTTTATAATTCAATTTATATATATTATTTTCAAATAAATCATCAATTGATGGATTAATAATGATAGTTTGTATTTCTTTGTTATGAATAATTTCAAGAACATGTGTCAATATTTCTTGTGTAATGTGTAATATATATTTGTTTTTAGAGAGAAAATTGTAAATCTCTATTGAATAAGATTTACTCATTTTTTCAAACATTTTATAAGAACAATTATTGATAATGTCCTTTAATACATCAAGGTATTTTTTATTTGAAAATTCAGTTATGAATGAATTCAATAAATCCATGTAATCATAAGTGTCTTTTTCTTTTTCTTTTTCTTTTTCTTTTTCTTTTTCCACAGTAAAAACGGGTCTTAGTAATAAATACGCCTCGTTAATTTCTCTAAATTTTATAGTAGATTCAATCGTGTTTCCATTTTTATCCGGATGATGTTGTAATGACTTTATGTGATATTGTTTCTTTAACATTTCAGATGTAATGGTTTGAAAACTATACTCTATTTCCAATATTTCAAATGCTTTTTTAATGTCCATATGATTCAATTATATTTAATTTTAAGTATTTTCAAGATGAAAACGATGAATCACATTAACTATGTATAACAAAAAATTTTCTAAATGATAAATTGGACGATAATTATTGTTATAGTATTGGAAAAAGGTAAATGTTTTAATCATAATCAACTTTAAATCATCCGAATTCAAGAGTTTTTGTTCTGTTAATTGAGAGAAAATATACCAAAAACAATTAGTAATGTCCAAATTATAAATAAAAATATCATACAATAGATCGCGGAATTTTAAATATTTTAACTCGTCTACATGAATCATTACATGTATAATTTTATTACAAATTATTTTATACGGCTCATTCAATTCTTCCGTATAATTATGTAGGTTTTTTATGTTTGTAATATTTTCTACCACTTTTAATTTATTATTAAAACATTTATTATACAATGTTTTTGTAGGTCTTGGGATGTTTATTACTTGACAACAATTTAATATATTGTCTGGAATAAAACTAATTTGTTCTGTTATAATAAAGTATTTTAAATTAACAGAACAATTGTTATTTACCTGCATATAACTATAAAAATTGTCTAATAATTCACTATTAATTTCATGGAAATATTTGCATACTATTATTCCAGATTTATCTGTTTTGGACGAAATAATGTCTATCAAGTGCATGTAAATTTCATGCCATAATAATTTAGAATTACACCCCAAGAGAGACATGTCAACCTCATAATGAATATCACTTATCTTAAAAAAATATGATTGTTTGTTAAATGGAATGCTAATCTTTTTTTCATATTTCAAATCAGAATGACTATATTTTTTTATCGATTTTAACATTTGAGTGTATTTACCAATCCCATTGGGTCCATAAAAAATAACATGTTTTAAGTCTTGAATTTGTTTTGGGAAATTAGAAAATACCCTACTTAATTTTGGATGCAAGTTTTCTCTCTGATTTGATAGTATATAATCTTCAAAATGTGTTTCGTGGAATTTCATTAATAATAATTATAATATATTATTATTAAGTTAAAAATATAAATAAATAACTAATTAATATGAATCTTATTCAAGGCATTTATCAATATAATCATAACAATCTCCATTTTTGTGAACCCATTAGAAATACGATTTTAAACAAAGGAACATTTATTAGAATTTTATATTCAACATCTTATTTCTCTTTAAATGGAATATATTTACACATTTTATTACACAAACTAACAGTTGAAAAATATTACAATAAATGTAAATGCTATTTTAATATTTCAAATCATTATGTTATGATTAACAAAATAAAGGCAATTGAAGAACAAATTTTAAACAAATATACAATTCATTCGAAAATTCCACAATATAAAATATATGAACAACTTTCCAATGGATTTATTTTTTGCGATAATTTGGAACAAACAAACGGCAACATTATATTAAAAATATCTGGAATTTGGGAAAATGATAAATATTATGGATTAACCTATAAATTTTATAAACTATCCATCTGTTCTAAAATAAGTCAAAATGATGTAAATGGTTATCATGCAGATGACATTTAATATTCCGATCAATCCTATAAAACTAGAGGACGCAGGAGACAAACGATTTTGATTGTCTTTTTTTGTTGTTAAAAAAATATATAATTGAATAAGAACCAATATTGTTGATATATTTATAAAAGTAAAATAACCAGGCGAAACATGACCTGCTGAAATAACATCTTGATTTGATAACAATAATACAACAGTATATATAATGTTTCCAATCATTAAAGCAAATGGAAATGCATACTTTGCGAGTTGCATGTCAATTCCTAGATTACCCCCATATAAACATATTTCGAAAATAAGACCAGTGCCTAATAATATGTTTGCGGTTTCTAATAACATTAGAGAAGTGTCCGCATTAGTAAAAAAAGATACTATATACAATAAGGCACTGAAATAAAAAATGGTATTATATAGAGATTTCCAATAAACGCCCCCATACCAAACATCCGTCGTTGTCATTTGTATTATATAAATATTATTTATCGAAATTGGTAGATTTTGGTATGAAATTAATATTTTACAATATTATAGCAATGAGTAAATTCAATACTTTTACAAATCATCCGTTGATTCCAAATTCACAAGAATACATGGTTGTTAGAAAATATGTATCGATACATTCTGAAGACAGAGATATATTAAAATATCCGAATTCCGCAGAATTTGAAATTGAATTGCCACAAGATTATGTTAATGTTCTCTCTATTCGACTAGAATCATGGTCATTTCCATCAAATTATAGCACATTTTCACAATTAAATAAAAATATTACCATGAGTTTTAAAATAACAAATACAACATCACCAACAAACCATTCTGATTTTGCTTATTACATGTACCTAGCAATTTATACAAACACGCAAAACAGTTATTCAATTACAATTGAATCCGGTTATTATACCCCACAACAAATGGTTACAGAATTAACAAATAAATTTAATGAATCAATAACAAACTATATTTATACATATTTTGTGAATCCTGTCAACAATGTTCCATCCGAAAATATTACTCAACTTACAGCAATAGGGGGCGGATATACGGATTTTGTAATTGTTTATAATGAAGTTACGCAAAAAATATGGTTTGGTAATAAAAACGCCACCTTTGTATTATTAAATGTAAACAACAATTCACAATATATATTAGATTCGAATGATAAAATTATACCAAACCCTTCTTTCACATCTGCACAATGTCCTCCTTCAAAAACACAATTGCCGGATTACACTAATTGGGGATTGCCATCTTATTTAGGATTACCACGCACACATGTAACAAGCACAACAACTAGCACATATCCACGATTTTATTATGGGGATGTTGTTGCTGGGGATGGAGGTTATTGGTTGCTTCATAACTTATCCGCACCTGATTGCTCTCTCAATTATATAGAAGCAGACTATAAAATAAATATAAGTGGACCTGACTATTTCTATATGGATTTGGCACAATTAAACAACATTGATGAAACAAATCCATATAATTTATCTAATTTTACATTACATACAAATGAAACGAATTCACGTGTAAATGCCTCTTTTGCGAAAATATCTGTCCCTTATAAAGCGGATTTATGTGGTCAATGTTTTGAAAATAATAAAGCATACAAAATTTACAATCCACCCGCGGAGAGAATGCGGAAAATCAAATTGCGCATGAGATATCACAACGGACAATTAGTTAATTTCGGATCATCCGATTATTCTTTTACTTTGGAATTTACATTATATAATGCTCAACAATCAAAAAAATACAACAATTATATTCCAGAAAATAATACATTTACTTAGATGTAAGGTTTACCTTTCTTGTCGTAGAATGTCCCGAACCATACTTTTGTTTGGATTGTTTCGCCAACTTGTATGCTTTTCCACTTTTTTTACAACCTCTTTCTATAATAGCAAAATCAACTGCTGCCGCTTTTTGTCCTGTAATAGCTGAACCAAGTCTTGCATATCCCCATGATTGTGCCGTTTGATTTGGTCTTGAACCTGATGAAAAATAAGCACCTTCTCCTTTATTCACTATTTTTTTCAAGGCTTCGAGAGAACATCCTGTTTTTCGTGATAATTCTTTATTCGGAATAACATTGTCTATATTATATATTTTTTTGGCGCGGGTGATGTGGTTCGATGTTTTCGTTTTATAAGAAGGCAAACTCTTTCTTGTAAAATAGGTGTGTTTTTTATATAATTTTCTGGATTTCAACAACATGTGAACTTGTTTCTTTTTATCTTTGATTGACAAATTCGGCGGCAAATAACGAACAGGTATCTTCATATATTACAGAGAGAAAGTTAATAAATGCCATATTTCTCTCTTATCCATGATTTTATTTCCGACAAATCATCCGTTTTATAATCACCCATGTATCCTTCCATTGATAAAAAAGATGGCTTTTTCATCTTTTCTGTTTTGAAAAAAAAATAATCCGATTTACCTACTTTTCCTGAACGAATTGAAATAGAATCACTTATTTTACGCATTGTGGATGAGGGACTTGTATCATTTTTCTCTCTACAAATCAAAGAAATAACATCGTCCATTGTTATGTTTTCTATTCCGCGATTTGTTTTCAAAGAAACATTTGAATTGTCCCAAAGAAAATATAATCCGAATTTCCCTTTTTTTAAAATAATATCTTGCTCCAAATACACACCAAGATATTTTTCATTCTTTTTATCTTTATATTTTGAGACTTGTTCTTGTTCTTCTAATTGGTCATCTTTGTCTGCTTTTTTTACTTCTACTATTTTGTCTACTTTATGGATGTTAGAATGTTCCAATAAAGAATCTATTTGTAAATTGCAGTCAGCACACAATTCGTTCCATACTTTATTTCCTTGCGAAATCGCGTCCAATTCGTCCTCTAACTTTTTCGTATAATCATAATTAAATAAATCCATAAAATGTCTCTCTAAATATTCAACCACTTGAAGGCCAATCGGTTCTAATACAAGTTTACCAGTTTCGCCGCCAAATTCCTTTTCAAGCGCAATTTCATTGATAGTTCCATCATCTTCCAATTCATAATCCACACACACTACTTTTACACCTTCAACATTCATTTTTGATACATATCCACGGTCTTGAATTTTGTCTACGAGAGAAGCAAAAGTAGATGGTCTTCCAATTCCACATTTTTCTAATTGATGAACTAATCGTGCTTCACAATAATGCCCTATTTTTTGGTTCATGGTTGAAATGATTGTAATCTTTTTATAAAGCATTGCTTCTACTTTTTTCAAATTCAATAAATAATGATAATGTTTTTCTTCTTTTGTTGGTTTATAATCTACTATTTTCCAACCTAAAAAATGAGGAACTTCACATGTGTAACTATATTGTTCACAAGGAGATGTAATATTTGTTTTTAAAGAATTATATATTGCTGGAGACATACAACTTGTTAATGTATTTTTCCAAATTAATTTATACAATTTTCTCTCTTTACTTCCTTCTTCTTTAGTTAATTCAGAGAGAGAAATGTTTGTAGGACGAATTGCTTCATGAGCGTGTCCTTGCCCTTGCCTTTGTCCTTCTTCCATGTTATTCACACTTTCCGCATTATATGTTTTCAAAATATAATTTCGCGTTTTAGAAAGAAATTCATTGCTATATTTTTTAGAATCGGTTCTCATATAAGTTATATATCCACTTTCATATAAAGTTTGACATACTTTCATTGTTTCAGAAGGAGAGAAACGCAATTCTGAAGTTGCTCTTTGTTGTAAAAGAGAAGTAGTAAATGGTTCTGGCGGAGATTTTATTTTTTTAACAGGAGAATCACAAGTCATCATATGCGAAAAATGCGCGGATTTCTTTAAAAAATCGATAATTTCATTCTTGTCTTGTTTTCTCTCACATTCTTCAATTTCAAAAGGAATACATAAACTAGTAAAATAACCAATTGTTTTATATGTTTGTTTCATCGGGGTTTCAATGATTTTTTTATAATTATCATAAACCAATCTCAACGCAGGTGATTGACACCGACCTGCCGACAATGACTTTTTATTTCTGGTAGTTTTATGAATATTCGCCCATAATGTAGGGGTAATTTTAAATCCAACCAATAAATCCATTATTTGTCTAGCATGCTGCGCACGAATTACATTCATATTAATCCTCGACGGTGTTGTAATCGCCGTTTGAATCGCTTCTCGTGTAATTTCATGAAACACGATTCGTTTTGTTATCTCTATATTCAATCCAAACAATTGACAAATATGCCAGCCGATAGCCTCGCCTTCTCTGTCATCATCCGTTGCGATAATAACTTCACCCGCATCACGAATTTCTTTTCTTAATGTGTTAATTTGTTTTTGTTTGATTGAAATGTTTGTAAAAGTAGGTTGAAACCCATTTTCTATATCAATGTTATCGAGAGAAACCAGTTCGCGTAAATGACCACATGACGCAACGCATTTAAAGCCATCACCTAAATATTCTTCTATTTTTCGGCACTTTGATGGGCTTTCAACAATAACTAATGATGTTTTTGGCAATATTTTTTTAGACATAATAATATTTATTATGTTAGTTCATTTGTTTAAATGATTTCCGCCCGAAAGCGGAAATAATCATGACCGAACAAAGTTCGGTCAAAACCCTTGAAGAATTTTCAATCTTCGCCGGTTTAAATGATTTTTTTGAGAAAATAAGATTGAGATTGTAACAGAATATTTACACGTTAAAAAAACAAAAAAATAGTCACAACCATATCTAATGACTAATATAACATGTGTTTCTGGTTATTGGCAAATTACAAATAAACACAATAATAATTATTTGAAATGGTTTAATAACTCATTAAAAGTCAATTGCCCATATGTATTTTTTTCAAACAAACAAGGAATCGAACTCATTAAAAAATATCGCGGTGTATTGCCCACCCATTATATAGAATGCGAAATTGCCGATTTTTATACTTGGAAATATAGAGAGAAAATGATTACTCATCCACAACATTGTCCAAGTGTAGAATTAAATTTAATATGGAATGAAAAAATATTTCTTTTACAAAAGGCGATTGAATTAAATCCATTTAACAGTGAGTGGTTTCATTGGATTGACGCAGGCATATGTATTTATAGAGACATTCCGCCAAAAAATATACAAATGCCAAATATACATCTTCCAACAAATAAATTCATTTATTCTTCTTCAAATCCATATTATAAAGAACATGTAAATAAAACAACGTATTATCATCATATTTCTGGGACATATTTAGTACACTCAACAATGATTGATAAAATTGCTGAATTATATAAAATCTATTTAGACAAATTAGTAGACAAAAATAATATATGGACGGATCAAGTGATTTTAACACATATATTTAAAGACCATCCTCATTTGTTTTTGTGTGTATGTAATGGATATGGTGAAATTTCTCGTATCTTATTTGGTTAATGTGGTTGTTGCTTCCATAATTTCCACGAAATATTTTTCGGTTCAACTTGTTTCGGTTTTGTGTCAGCATATTCATTGTCTAATTTCTCTCCTCGTTTTAAAGCACTGTCAATATATAATTCTTTTAAAATGGTTCCAACAATAAAAGAACCTTCATGTTGGTCTAATTCGCCATTTTCGATTCTCTCTAATACATTCAAAAATTTGTCCATTAATTCATAATTAATTTCATCTTGTAATATTTTATTGTAAATATCAGTATAATACTGAAATAAAAAAGATGATGTTGTCATGCATTCTCTATGTATATCCGTTTTATCGCTAACTCGCGATTTTATCATCATCATGTTTTTAATATTTTCTCTAAGAATGCCACTATGTTTCAATTGTCTTATAATTTCAGTTTGGTCTTCTACATTATTCGCTTTTATCATTTCTTGTAATTGAAGTCGTTGTTTATCATTCATTTCAGGCATTATATATTATTATAATTATGTTTTTCCATATTTTTATCCGCGTTATTTATATGTCATCGCCGCCGCCGCCGCCACCAGGTGTAACTTTAGCTACAATGCAACCAATGAATGGGTCTAGCCAAAGAATGGCTGCAATAAATAATCAAAATGCTTCAAGTAACTATCAAAATAATTTGATAAATGCAACTGGAGGACGAAGAAAATATAAAGGAGGGTTTATAAATCCTCAAAATAAGCCTGCGTATCAAGAAGTTGGAGGAGATGGTCAAACAACCGCTAGTATTTCAAATAACTTAGCTGTAGCACAATCGCAAAATTATGCGAATGGTGTATTTGATTCTTCCGCTCAACAAGGAGGTAGATATCGAAGGAAAACACGGAGACGAGTCCGCAGCCTATGCCGAAGTTGCCGAAACCGAAGTTGCCGAAACCGAACTTGCCGAAACCGAACTTGCCGTCGATGTCGATGTCGTCGAAGCCGCAACTCAAGACATAACTAAGAAATGACACAATAGAGAAATAAACAGAGAGAAAATAGTATACTAATAATATAAGCAATATGCCAACAGGAAAAAATTGGTTGAATTTTATATATATAAATGTTGCCTTTATAGGATTCGTGTTTTCATTGTATTATTTCACATCAATTCAAGAGATTAAAGACAATTGGGTTCAATATAGATGCAATCCAATGTATATGCCTCTTTCTGACAACATTGAACAAGATTTTACCTATTGTGTTCAAACAATGCAGACAAATTATATGGGGTTTTTATTACAACCATTAACCTACATTACATCATCTTTAACGGATATGGCAGGAAGTTTTACTGAACAAATCAATGATGTTAGAAATATGTTTAATCAAACTAGAAATTTTATTACAGACATTGTTGTCTCTATTTATGGAATTTTTTTAAACATTATTATTGAATTTCAAAAAATAATCATCGGAATCAAGGATTTAGTAGGCAAAATGATTGGAATATTAACAACATTATTATATGTATTGGATGGAAGTAGTAAAACAATAGAAAGCGCATGGAATGGACCAAGCGGACAATTGGTTCGCAGTTTAGGTAATTGTTTTCATCCAAATACAAAATTAAAATTGGAAAATGATAAAATAGTAAAAATGAAAAACATTCATTTAGGAGACATTCTAGAAAACGGAAGCAAAGTAGTCGCCTTAATGAAAATCGCAAATTCTCAAGATGAATATTTATACAAATTACCTAATAGAGGAATTAATTCTCAAGACATTCTTGTTTCAGCTTCTCATTTAATTTTTGATACAACCTCTAAAAAATACATTGAAATTAAAGATTATCCATTATCTGTAAAAACAAATATAAAACTGGAATGGTTTTCATGTTTAATTACAGACACACATAAAATTAAAATCGGATTAGAAGAATTTTGGGACTGGGAAGATTATATTTTGAAATTATTTCCGACTTAGTATATATGAATTTAGGTGATGAAAAAGATAAAATAAATAAAATAAATCAATTATACGACAATTTAACTTATTTTGATAATTATGGAACATCTGTCATATTATTTGTCATTTTAACTATAATTGTATTTATAACACATTCATATTTTATGATTTTAACACAAATACAACCTATAAAAGACGACTGGGTAAATCAACGATGCAAACCGCAAAACATGCCCTTTGCTGGAATTATTAACAAACCAGTAGACAAAACTTCTGCTGAATATACTCAAGAAAATTTCAATTATTGTATTCAAGATGTATTAACAGGAATCACAGGTGTCGCAGTCCAACCATTAACATTTATTACAAGCGGTTTAACAGATGTATATGGAAATATATCTGGTGACATTCAAAGCGGACGCACAATGTTTTCTGAAATTCGCAGTAAATTGAAAAATATTACTCAAGAAATTAGTGGACGCATTTTAAACATTACTGTTCCTATACAGCAAGTCGTGATTGCGTTTAGAGATATTGCGTCAAAAACACAGGGTGCGTTGACTGCAGCATTATATACTTCTCTCGGAACATATTATACATTAAAATCATTATTAGGATCTATTTTAGAATTCATTATAATTATTTTACTTGCGATGGCATCAGCCATTATTCTTCTTTGGTTATTCCCATTTACTTGGGGATTCGCAGGAACAATGACGGCAATGTTTATTGCGATTTCTATCCCATTAGCAATTATTGTTATATGCATGACTGCTTTATTGGAAATACACACAAGCGGAATACCTTCTGTGCCATCAATGAAACACTGCTTTGATGAAGATACTATGTTTCAAATGGAGAATGGAGAAAACAAGAAAATTAAAAATATTGGTGTGGGAGAGAAATTGCTCAAGGGTAACGAAATCACTTGCAAAATAATTGTTGATGCTTTTTATTCAAAAATGTATGAATTAAATGACATTATTGTTTCTGATAGTCATGTTTTATGTTATAAAGATAAATGGATTTCTGTAAAAGAACATCCAGATGCGCGCATTATTCAAAAATACACATACGATAAACCATATTTACATTGTTTCAATACATCTTCTAAAATAATACAATTGAACGGAATTACATTTACGGATTGGGATGAATTACATGGAATGCGATTACAATTGCTTAATGGCGATTATAAGAATGAAGATATACATAAAAAATTACATTGTGGATTATCAAAAGATACGAAAATTACAATGGAAAATGGAAAATGTAAATCTTTAATTCATGTAAATATAGGAGATGTTTTGTGGAATAATATCAAAGTTGTTGGAATTGTTGAAATCAATGGACTCACAATTAATCAAATGTATGAATATGAGGTTAGTGATACAACGAATCCTTATTTAGGAAAAATGCGTATAATTTGTAGCGACAATTTATATTATTTTAATAAGTTTGGAAACATTACACATGTTAAAAAAGAAATCGCAAAAGAAAACAAATTATATCATTTATTAACAACTACTTCTTATTTTTATATTCAACAATTAAAAGTTTCTGATTTTAATAGTTGTATTGATATGGAAATATAATCTTTTAATTATGTATAATATGGAAATACGCCTGGAATTAATAATATTATTAGGATTAATTTTTGTTATTATTGTAACACATACTCTATGCGGATGTTCTAGAGTTGGGTTATTGGAAGGGTTAGACACGCTAAGTTCTCAAGTTACATTGGCACAAAAAAAGACGAATTTAACACCAACCCAGGTTCCATCTTCACAAATGACAGGGAGTAAAAAAGAAGGATTTGTGGGCAGTTCTAACCTTTATAGTGATGAGCCATCTCAATATAAAGCCGGGGATTATTCTGAAGTAAACACATCTAGTTGGATTCAACCGAATTTAACAGTTAGATCAGGACAACCTCTTGGAGCAGGTGTAAAACAGTTTATGGCTCGTCAAGAACAACCTGTGCCACTTCCAGAAGGTGAAATGTTAATGTTTGCGAATACGCCTTTTAAACCTGAATGTTGTCCTTCTACTTACAGTAATAGCACAGGTTGTGCGTGCATTACTGGAAAACAATACAATTATTTAATTCAACGCGGATCTAACAATGTGCCTTACAGCGATTTTTAAACCATTGAAGAATTAGAATGGGACAAAGTCCTATTCTTTTCTTAAGGGTCAGTGACCGGTAAGTTGAAAATTAGGACGCTGTAAGCGTCCCATTTTAAATGAAGCTACGCTTCATCATCAACCTTAATGGCGAACGCCATTAAGGTTTTAAATCTTCGCCGGTTTAAACTGGCGAATATGTTTGAAATCAATAAAAATGAGATTTGAAGATCCACAGATTATGTATATGAAAAAAGCATTTAAATAATGCTTCTATAAAATTATATAATGTCTGAAATTGTAATGGAACATGAAACAGAAATGGACCTAGCAGAATTATTTAGAAAATACGGAAGCGATAAGGATACGAATGGCTACTCTCATGTGTATTCTATTTTATTTGATAAAATTAGAAATGAGAATTTGAATGTGTTAGAAATAGGCATTGGAACTATGGTATCTGGTGCTTGTTCAAGTATGAAACATTACATGCCTGATAGTTATCTTCCAGGAGCTTCGCATAGAGCATGGAGAGATTATTTTAAAAATAGTAATATTTACGGAATGGATATTCAAGCAGATACTCAATTCACAGAAGATAGAATTGTCACATATTTATGTGATTCAACAAATGAAAACAGTGTCAATAATGTTATGCTCGATTTAAATATTAAATTTGACATTATTATTGATGATGGTTGGCATTATGATGAAGCACAAAAAAAAACATTGGTGAACTTTTTGCCTTATTTAAAAGATGGAGGCATCTATGTTATTGAAGACATTTATCCTGGAAGCAATTTAACGTCGGTAGGACCGAATGAAATAAAAAATCTTATTGGTAATTATGAACATTATTTCGTAGGTTTGAAAAATAATCAATGTGTTATTCGTAAAAAACACATTAACGCAATTGGGTTTTGTTAGATGTATGTCAGTTTATTATTTATTTTTTTTATAAATAATAAATACAATTGAATTCGTTTACACTTTGTTTCTGATTCATCATGTTAACATTTAATGTTGGTTTGAAAATTACAATGACATTTTGAACAATAATAAATTTGGTTCGATTTGTCAGGATCAATGTCAACATGATCCATTGTATAATCATGGTCACAATATTCACTCATTTCATCAAGTATTGTTTTATTTAATTCTTTTAGTTTATATATAATTTTATGATGAGTAAATACATTATGTAGTTGTTGATATTTTTCAATTGTGTCAATAATTGCCAATGGTATTCCTTTTTTATAAAACGCACAATCTAATGTCATTTTAGTCTCAACTAGTTCATTCAAGATAGAAAGATATAAATCATTTTTATCTTTTATTTTCAAAAGTATTTCAATAATATCTGTCATAAATATTATTGAAATTATTATTTATATTATTATATTACAGAAACAAAAAATTAACTTACTTACACATATAAATGCTTCAAAAAAATATTTTCGTCTTTTTGTTTAATCAATTTGTCTACACAATTTTTGGTAATTTGAAATGGAAATGTTACTTTTAACGACATGTCTTGTTCAAATAGATTCGTGTCAGGTTTCATTAAACGATAAAGATTTAATTTCGTATGAATAATTTCAAGACATCGTTTTAAATTCCGGACACCATCTTCATTATTACAATTATGTTCAATAATATAATTAAGTGCTTCGTCTGTAATATCCACTTCTCCAAGATTAAATTTAATTTGCTCTCTTATTTTCGGCAACAAATAATTTGTAGAAATAATCATTTTCTGCTTTTTATCATATCCTTTTGTCTGAATTTTATACATGCGATCTTTTAAAATAGGGTTGATTTTTGACTCATCATTATAACTAAAAATAAACAGACATTTACTTAGATCAAATTCCACCTCTGAAAAATATTTATCATGAAATTGTGAATTTTGTGTCGAATCTGTCAAATGTGTCAAAATTCCTACAATTTCTTCGCCTTTTGGCGTATCACTTATTTTATCTAATTCATCGAAAAAAATCACAGGATTCATACAACGACTATCAATCAAAATCTGGACGATTTTACCCCACAGACTTCCTTCATATGTAAAAGAATGCCCTTCTAAAAAACTGCTGTCTGTGGCACCCCCTAACGCAATAAAAGCAAATGGACGATTTAATATTTTACTAATTCCTTCTTTACATAAAGACGTTTTACCTGTTCCCGGCGGTCCATGAATGGCAATTGCTGATCCAATGGATGCCGGATTCGTGATTAATTGTCCCAAGACTTGCATAATCTGCATTTTGGCATCATTTAATCCATACACTGACTCATTCAATGTCTTTTGAGCATTTTCCATAAAAGCATGACATTTATCAACACCATCATCAATAGATATTGGGAGAGAAGTATACGTGCCAAAAGGAATTCTCATAAAATTATCGACCCAATGTTTCACTTTATGATATTCACTATTATGTTGATCCATATGATGCAGTGAATTTATCTTTTTAATTGCTGCGCTTTTGAACATGACAGGCATATTTGTCTCCAACAATGAAATGCGATATGGTTTCTCGACGCGAGTGATTTTATTGATTTCTTTTAATTCTTTAATAATTCTTTTTTGTTCTTCAAATTCCATTTTTTTGAAAAAGGCGGAATCATTCAATGCGTTTTTATCCTTTATGATTTTCTTGAAAATACGACAATTTCGTTCTTTATATTTTTTATCCATTTTTTCTTTTCTTTTATTTTTTTCTTCTAGTTGTTCTGAATAATCCTCAACATAATCTTTGAGAAATTCATTTGTCGGATTTTTATTATATATTTCTTTTAACTGATTTAAAACATCATCATTTATATCTTTTACCTTTTCTTTTGATTCTTTTGTCTCCTTTACCTCTTTTGTTTTTATTTCTACAGTGGATTCTTTTGTATCTTTTGTTTCTTTTTCTATTGATTCTTTTGCCATTGCTTTTGTAGACCTAGTATTATATTTTTTTGTAGTTGGTTTTGTCTCTTCTTCTTTTTCTTCTTCCTCATCCTCTTCTTCCTCATCATCATCATCATAATCTGTGCTGCTAGTTGATGAAATAGAACCATCTTCATCCTCTGTTTCTTCATCTTCCCAATCAGAATCATCTTCTTCGTCGTAATCATCTTCATTGTCATCACCAATTGTAAGAATAATGTTAATTTTTTCTTCTGATTCTGATTCCTTTTCATTCTTTTCCTTTTTCTCTTTTAGTTTCTTCCCTGCCTTTATCTTATTTGTTAAATGTTTTGATGGAAATATTTTTGAGAGAAACTTTCTATATTCGTGAACATCCATTTCATCCTCATTTTCACTCTCACTCTCACTAGAACTGTCAGTATCATTGTTTTTCTTTTTATTCATATTATTTTTAGGCATTAATTATATTATTTAAATACAATACATTTAAATCATTTTGTTTATAAAGAATCAAAATGATAATGACCTGCGGTAAGGGTTTAAACATTGAATAATTAAATCCACATTAATACGTCTCAATATTTATTTATAAGATTTTCGTCTTCGAGTTCTTTTTCTTTTTCCTTTTCCTTTTGCTATTAAACTCTCTCTATCATTACTTTTTGGAGACTCAGAAGAATGACGAAACACCTCATCATCCTCCTCATTTCCATCATCACTTGTTTTATTGTATTTGTTGGTTAACGTTTTTCTATTACGGTCATCTTCGCGTCGTGTTCCTCTGCGATGAATTCTCGGATCTAGATAAGCCACAACTTGTTGACGTTTCCATACAATTGCTGCTATAGCCGCCGCGCCTGCTAAAGAAATTCCAATAATTCCACCAATATTAGCCATATATATATATCGAAGATTATTAACACAAAAGATAAAGGCACACAACATCTAAAAGTTATCGACATAAATTATCAGTTGTATTGTATAAATTATATTTGTTAATTTTACATGTAACAAAATAACGCATAAATAAAAAAATTGATTTGAAAAAACAATATAAATATTATTATTATATAATAAAAGATGTCAAATTCTTCAAAGATTATTGGAATTCAATTTAGCATTTTGTCTCCTGATGAAATACGCAAAGGCTCAGTGGCAGAAATAACTAGCAGAGATACATACATTAACAATAAACCTGTCATAGGAGGATTGTTTGACCCGCGAATGGGTGTGTTAGAACCCGGCTTAATTTGTCCCACGGATGGCTTAAATTATATGAAAACACCAGGATATTTTGGACATATTGAATTAGCTAGACCAGTATTTTATATTCAATATTTGAAGACAACTCTCAAAATATTGAGATGTGTTTGTTTCAAATGTAGTAAATTATTAATTAGTAAAGAACAAAACAAACATCTTCTAAAATTGTCAAATGACAAAAGATGGGATTATGTTTTTGCTCTGGCAAGTAAAATAAAACGATGCGGTGAAGACATTGAAGACGGTTGCGGCTGTTTACAACCGACCAAAATAAAAAAAGAAGGATTGGCAACTATTATCGCAGAATGGAAAGGCAATGAAACTGGCGACTTGATTCTAATTCCTGAAATCGTGCTTAAAATATTTAAAAGAATATCTGATGAAGATGTCTCTTTTATGGGGTTTAGTCCGATTTGGTCTCGCCCTGATTGGATGATTTGCCAAACCATGATGGTTCCACCGCCGGCAGTCAGACCTTCTGTAAAACACGACGCACAACAACGCAGCGAAGACGATTTAAGTCATATTTTAGTCAATGTTATAAAAACAAATAAATCCTTGCAAGATAAAATACAAAATAATGCACCGGCAAATGTAATCAATGAATGGACTACGCTTTTACAATATTTCGTAGCAACTCAAGTGGATAATAAAATTCCTGGTGCCGCACCTGTCGCACAACGCTCTGGTCGTCCTTTAAAATCAATCAAAGACCGTCTTGGAGGCAAAACAGGACGCATTCGCGGCAATTTAATGGGCAAACGCGTGGATTTTAGTGCTCGTTCAGTCATTGGTGCTGATCCAAATATTTCAATTAGAGAACTCGGCATTCCATTGAAAATCGCCAAAAACGTCACGAAACCTGTTGTCGTGAATAAAATGAACAAGGCGTTTTTAAGGAAATTAGTTTTAAATGGTCCTGATGTATATCCCGGCGCGAAAATGCTGGAACAACAAAACGGACAAACAATTACGTTGCGATACATGGATCGCAATTCAATCGTGCTTGAAGAAGGCGACATCATTCACCGTCACATGATGGATGGAGATGCTGTCTTATTTAACCGACAACCAACCCTACACAGAATGTCTATGATGTGTCACATTGCTCGAATTATGAAGCAGGGTGATACGTTTAGATTAAATGTAGGTGCAACAAAACCGTACAATGCCGATCAAAATTTAACCGTCAAGGTTGGCAACAGGGGGCGTTAAAAGCGTGTTACCCCCTAGTGGATAATCAATAGTGTTTGAGGCAAACCAATATAAAATGAATAAATTATAGATTATAGTAATGGATACCAAACCACGTGAAAATAAATGTTGCTTAAAATGCGGTAAAAATAAAATAATTGATGAATTTCTTAAAAACAGAAATACATGCAAAGAATGTAATAATGATAAAAGAAGATTAAGATATAAAAATGATGAAGAGCATCGTAAAAATCTAATCATAAAAGCAACTGAATACAAACACAATAAGGTTCTTGAAAGACGGAAAGTGAAAGAATTAGAAATTGGAATAGGAAATAAAAAATGTAATTATTGTGAGGATATTAAAGAAATCAAACATTTTCGTCATAATAGACTGAAGTGTAGAGATTGTGAAAGGGATGAACCATTGGAAAAATTTAAAAGAAGTGTGCGCTCAAGAATTTACATATGCTTGCAGCAAACTAAAAACAAGCATACAATCGAATACTTGGGTTGCAGTTCTGATGAATATTTAAAATGGTTATTAAACAATAATTCAGGTTTTACTCTTACTAATCGTGGGTCTGAATGGCATATAGACCATGTAATTCCTTTGTCTAAATTTAATCTAGAACTTGAATCAGAACAATTAGTTGCTTTTAATTGGAGAAATACAATGTCTTTGTCACCAGAAGAGAATTTATCTAAAAACAATAGAATAATTATACCGCAAATTGAAGAACATTATAAAAATTTAGTAGATTATCATATAAAAAATAATATAGAAATGCCTCAAATATTTATTGATTTATTCGCAACACGACCAAATTGCGGGAACCCCCTTAGAGCCTTCATTACCACTTCTGATGGAAACATCAGCAAGGAACTCGGTTAATTGCCGAACACAATGGTAAAAAAATGAAGGATTGGGCAATCCGCAGCCAAGCCCCTAACCTCGCTATGGTAAGAGTATGGGGAAGGTTCAGAGAGTAGATGGTGGTGGGTCTTATATGATGGTTTAACCGACCTGATGAGGCTTAAGGTGTATTCCTGCCCTTTGGGAAACCATTGGGACTTCTTCCAGTTTGACGGGGATAAATTTATCTTGTCCCAAACAGATGACCGCTCGTAAAGTTGTAGTCAATACTTTATGAGAAAAACGGTGTAATGACTACTATAATATAATCATCTAGTTGTTAACTTTGATATGATGAGTTAAACAGCAACACGACCAAATTGCGGGAACCCCCTTAGAGCCTTCATTACCACTTCTGATGGAAACATCAGCAAGGAACTCGGTTAATTGCCGAACACAATGGTAAAAAAATGAAGGATTGGGCAATCCGCAGCCAAGCCCCTAACCTCGCTATGGTAAGAGTATGGGGAAGGTTCAGAGAGTAGATGGTGGTGGGTCTTATATGATGGTTTAACCGACCTGATGAGGCTTAAGGTGTATTCCGACCCTTTGGGAAACCATTGGGATGTTCATGGAGATGAATTTACACATGCCTCAGGATCCAGAGTCTGAGGCAGAATTAAAGCATTTAGCAGCAGTAGAATATCAGATGATTAGTCCAGGAAATAATGCGTCGATTATAGGTATTTTCCAAGATTCCATGTTGGGTTCTTACCAATTCACGCGAGAAAACATTAAATTTACACCACGCGAAGCAATGAATTTGTTGATGATGTCAAAGAGAGTGAATGAAGACCTGTTTACAAAAGGGGATGAGTTCATTACCAATTTTGAAATATTGTCTCAGATTCTGCCGCCCATGTCATTGAAATACAAGACAAAGGCATTTAATGAAGATACAGATGACAAGAACACTTCAAATGCGATTCTTGAAATAAAAAATGGTAAATATATTCGCGGACAAATAGACAAGAGTGTTCTTGGAGGAAATACAAAAGGCATTATCCAACGAATTTGCAATGATTTCGGTAATTTAGCGTCATCCAATTTTATTGATGACCTGCAAAACATTATTACTGAATATTTAAAATCCACCGCGTTTAGTGTAGGTATTAGCGATTTGATGTCAAATGAAAAAACAAATGAATCAATCACTCAAATTATTACAACTAAAAAAACAGATGTCCAAAACATTATAGACCAAGCACAAATTGGCATCTTTGAAAATAATACGGGAAAAACAAATCAGTCCGAGTTTGAAATGCGTATCAACAATATTTTAAATCAAGCAACATCAGAAACAGGTAAAGTCGGATTGAAAAGTTTAAATAAAGACAACAGGTTTGTTACCATGGTAAATGCCGGCTCAAAAGGCAGTGATTTAAATATATCATTTATGATTTCATGTCTCGGACAGCAAAACGTAGATGGCAAACGAATTCCATATGGATTTGAACACCGAACTCTGCCACATTTCAATAAATTTGATGATTCACCAAGTGCGCGTGGATTTGTAGAAAATTCATATATTAATGGACTTACACCACAAGAGTTGTTCTTCCATGCGATGGGTGGTCGTGTTGGTCTTATTGATACTGCCATTAAAACCGCTTCTACTGGATATATTTCACGCAGATTGGTGAAAGGATTGGAGGATTTGATGGTGAATTATGACATGACTATTCGAACAAATAAAAATAAAATCGTTCAATTCTCTTATGGGGATGATGGGATTGACCCAACAAAAGTAGAAAATCAACTATTGCCAATTGTTGAAATGAGCATTCAAGACATTTATGCTCACTATAACATTCCAGATGAAACAAAACAGACAAAAATATTAAAACAGGTCTTTTTGAAAAATGTGATAAAACGGCACTTTGCTCAGCTCAATGATTTTAACAAGACCTCTCAATTATATACAGAATTCATGTGTAATGAACGCAATGAAATTATTAAAAATGTATTTAAATACAAGGGTGACTCCGTTGTGAATTGTCCTGTTGCGTTTGGGTATATTATCAATAACATTCAAGGACAATGTAATATCACGGCGTCTTCCTTGGTTGACATTACACCATTTGAAGCATATCAAATGATTGAAAATAGTTACGCGATTCTTGAAAAGATTCATTATGCACCACCTACAATGCTATTTAAAATCATGTATTATTATTATTTATCACCAAAAGAATTGCTCATTATAAAAAGGTTCAACAAGCATGCGTTAACACTATTGTTAGAAACAATTATGCTTACATACAAAAGAGCAATCGTGTCACCAGGAGAAATGGTTGGAATTATTGCGGGTCAAAGTATTGGCGAGATTAGCACACAGCTGACTCTGAATTCGGTGACATTTGAGACTGAAATTATTGTTAGAACTGCGGATGGATACATTAAAAAAGTTCAAATTGGAGACTTTATTGAGAAGAAAATAGCAATCGCAAAGAAAATTCAATACTATAAAGACAAGGATACAACATATGCTGATTTAGAGGATTATTATGAGATTCCTTCGTGCGATGAAGACGGAAATGTTATGTGGAAAAGAATAGAAGCAGTAACACGACATCCAGTTATTAACAAAGATGGAACAAATACAATGTTAAAGATTACTACAAATGAACAACGCGAAGTCATTGCGACAAAAGCCAAATCGTTCTTGAAATTGGTCAATGGAAAAATTATTCCGGTTAATGGAGATGAATTGAAAGTCGGAGATTATTTGCCTGCTTCTAAAACACAAATTGAGTTTAATGAATCACGACATCTTAACCTTCGGGAAATTCTTCCACCAACTGAATATATTTATTCAAGCGATGTAGAAAAGGCAAAGGCAGTAATGCATGAATATCATTGGTGGTCGAAACATCAGGGAAAAACATTTACACTTCCATACAAACGCAGTGATTCATTCGTGTCAAAGGTAAGTGATAAATTACGAGGAACCTTCAAGACAAAAACAGGATTCACTCCAAATTGTGTCTATCCAATGCAAACAGCAATGAATCATTATACCATTCCTGAAGTCATTGAAATGGATTATAATTTTGGATATTTGGTAGGTGCGTATGCATCTGAAGGATGTATGACAAAGTTTCAATTGTCTATCGCAAACAATGATGCAGAATATTTTAAACCAATCATTGCATTGTGTGAAAAATGGAACATTACTACAAAAATATATAGACACGAAAATAAAGGTCAGGAAGGTTGGACAAGTCAAGATTTGAGAATATACAATACATTGCTGTGTCGTATTCTAGAAAAGTTTTGTGGTAAATTAAGTCATAATAAATTTGTATCTGATAAAATTGTGTTTTCAAATCGCGAATGTCTATTAGGATTTATGGACGCGTATATTGGAGGTGATGGAACAGTTAATCTTAAAGGAAGCACTGTATCGATGTCATCAGTATCAAAACAATTATTAATTGATGTCCAACAGATAGTAAATATTTTAGGATTTTATAGTTATATTCAAAAACATAAGAAACAAGAGAAAAATAATAGAGGAACTCTTCCTGAAAATATTCATCAATTGTATAGTTTAAATATCAAAGGTTCTCAAATAAATAGGTTGACTGAAATGTTGAATATTAAATTGAAATACAAACAAGAAAAATTAATGGATACATTAGAACACCCTTATAAATATGAAATACATAAAAACGACACAATCATTCCAAATGAAATAGATGGTGAAATTGTATTTGAAGAGAGAAATAATAATTACCTGGGTGTTCTGTTTGACAAAATCAAAAGCATTGAAGAAGTTCCAAATACGACAAATTATGCGTATGATTTAACTATTTCAGACACGAAAATATTTAACATCTATAATGGTCTAATTTTGTTCGATACTTTCCACTTGGCTGGAGTGTCGTCTAAATCAAATGTGACGACAGGCGTGCCAAGAATTGAAGAAATATTAAATTTGACAAGTGAGCCAAAAAACCCATCACTAAACATTTATTTAAAACCAGAAGACGAGACGGACAAGGATAAGGCTCATTCCATTACATATATGTTGGAACATACAAAATTGAAAGAATTGGTAAAGACGATTGAGATATGTTTTGACCCGAATGATTATAATACCTTGATAGAAGAAGACCGTGATACAATAGCGCAGTTTAAAGCATTTGAAGACATGGTCGAAGAATGTGGTGCCACAAAATCAGGTGAATCAGAAAAGTCTAAATGGATAATTCGTATGGTAATGGATGCGGAAACGATGCTTGAGAAAAACATTACAATGGATGATTTGAATTTCACATTAAACAATTGTTATGAGAATCAACTAAATTGTATATATTCTGATTATAATTCGGATAAATTAGTATTTAGAATTAGAATGAATGAAGTCATTAAATCATCCGTGTCAAAAACACGAACAGGTGAAAAGGTGAAGACAAAGGTAAAACCGTTGGATCAATCAGACCATATTTATATGTTGAAAAATTTCCAAGACCAGTTGTTGGAGAATGTAATCATTCGTGGCATAAGTGGCATTCGTAAAGTGAATCTTAGAAAAATCAAAGACAATGTCGTGGAACATAATGGCTCGTATAAAAAGCAAGACATTTGGGTCTTGGATACAATTGGAACAAATTTGATGGAGATTTTGTCTTTGGATTTTATTGATAAAAATAGAACGGTTAGTAATAATATTATGGAAGTATATGATGTCTTGGGAATAGAAGCAGCAAGACAAACCATTTATAATGAATTTGTGGAAGTGATTGAATTTGATGGTACATATATTAATTATCATAATTTTAGCATATTGTGTGACAGAATGTCATTTACAAGCAAGTTAATATCTATTTGTCGTCACGGAATTAATAATGATGATATTGGTCCAATCGCAAAAGCATCATTTGAAGAAACGCCTGAAATGTTTTTGAAAGCAGCGCGACATTCCGAGTTGGATACCATGCGTGGTGTCTCTGCTAATATAATGTGCGGACAAGAAGGGTTTTTCGGAACAAGTTGTTTTCAAGTTATTCTTGACATTAAAGAAATGGAGAAATTAACGCTTGCTGTGCCTCCTGCTTCTGATATAGAAAATGAATCTGAATTTATAGACAAATTCTTTGAAAATACAAATGTGGAAGATCCTTGTGATATTAGTAAATTAGAAATACACAACAATGTTATCAATATTAAATCCAAAAACATGGGATTCGGAAATCAAGACGAGGATTATGACCTTGGATTTTAGAAACGCCACCACCATATTAATTCATAACTATTCATGTGTGTAAAGAGGATGATGATGTATCTTTTATAGGATTTATACGATTTAGTCGCCGTGTTTTTGTTTTTTCGCCTTTTATTTGAATTTCTTTTGCTTTTTGCTTTTTAGTTTTCTTTTTTGGTTCGTTCACCTCCACCTGTTTCAATTCTTTTACTTCATCAATAAAACTTTCTGTAATGCGTGGCTTATCTAATACACGAAGTTTTACTTTTTTCTTTGGGGTAATTGGAACATTGTCTCCTATTATAATAGGCGCATCTATATAACGAAATCTTCTTTTGACCTCAACTTCAGCAGCAGGAAGAGGGATTTTTTTATTATAATTGGTAGTAGCATTTTTAGAAAACTTTTTTAAATAATCTTCCACTGTTGTTATAGGTTCATGTAATTCTTCTATGCGTTCAGCGTTTACTAACTGTTCTATTGAAATAAATATATTATTTTTATCATCACAAATTAATTTATAACTAGGCACATTTTCATTTCGCAATCCAGGTATAACTATAAAAACAAACCGTTGTGCTTCTTTGCCTCCATATGCGTTAAATGAATGTTTTTGATAATCCGTTTCTAATAAAAACTTACTTGATATAAAAAAACTGGGTATTTTATATTTTTCAATTAATATCCATAAATCCAATGTTGTAAAAAAATAACTATCTGTATAAATAAAATTAATAAATGTAAGTGTTTCTTTTTTTACTTGATCACATAATGTCTTTTTCCCTTGAATTGTTAAAATGTCTAATATTTTATTCTTGTAGTTTGGCAAATATTTAGTATATTCTTCATATAATTGTGTTTTAATTTGATTTTCAGTAAATAAGACTCCGTTTGATTTATGTATCAAATCAATAATAAAAAACAAACTACAATAATTCGTTTTACCATATTCAATTTCTCCATAAGAATCAGGAAAACACTTTCTCCAAAATATGGAACGAACTTTATCGCGAATTACAACAGCACACTCATCATTATCCTTTTCATTGATGGCATTATTCAAATCAATTGTATTATCATATGCCTGTGTTTTTAATGGCATGACTTCATCATACGAATTATATTTTATAAATTTATTTTTAATTGCGGGTATCATTCTCTCAAAATAGTCTTGAGTAATTAACGATTGAAGCAATAATATTTCATTTTCATGTAAATTATATCCAACATTGTCAAAAGACAAATATGCTTGTGGTTGAAAAATAAATGATTTGATTCTGTTATAACGAATTAACTCATCTGCAAATTTGAAGTAATACATTTCTTCATTATCCTTTCCAGTCAATAAATTTTTTTCAGGTAATATGAGAGAACATTCATTGTTTTCTCCAAGTTCGCATAATTTTGTTGCCTTATTGCATTTTGAATTAATACAAATTGAAACATTGTCTATTGATTTATAGAAATTTTTATCTCCAATAAACTGAACTTTGACATCCACTAATTCTCTAATTAATCTATGAATCACCTTCAATTGGTGAGAATACATCATGTATTTTTTATTTAATTCAGTTTCAATCTTCTCTCGCATTTTTAAATTTTCGTAATCATTTAATAGAATTCTCATTGTATTTCGAAAAACATTGTAAAATTGTGTTTCTAATTTTATTTTTTTAATATACTCGATTCGTTTTGTATCTACTTTATTGCTTGTTGTAATAATAGAATCAGCTGTTAGTTTATCTTCTTTTGTGTGGTCAGGATTGTTAACTAAATACCCTGAATGATTTAATTCGGGAATGTCATCTGTTACTTCTGATAATGGGTATGGCTCTGACAATTGAATAAATTGATTGGTTTCAGTTAAAATTCCTACAACATGTTCATCTTCTATTACATTGAATGCTGGTTTACATGGTATCAAATGATTTTTACCAACTACTTTTTTTAAAAAGTCAATTGTATCAGGATAATTGCTCCATAAATTATCATCCGTCATATACGAATGTTCATATGTATCATTAATGGTTGATGGATAACAAGGAATAAATCCGTGTTTCCCATTTTTTTCGGCAATCACACCTATTACTTTTAAATCATAATTCACAATTTGGGTATTTATGTCATATTTTTTCTTGTGAAGTAATTCTATTAAATTATACAATAATAATGGGGATTTCATAGTGTATATTTTTGGAGAAATGCTTGATAAAGGAACACACATGTTTTTAATATGCGGTTTAATAATTTTTGTAAAAACTGCCATGAGTGTTTTAGATATTTGAGGATCGTATTCACTAAAAGTCTTGCTTATTTCTCTCTTATTGCCTGTATCCTTGTATGAATAAATTGGTTCAAAATAATTACCTTGTTGTAATAAAAGAAGATTCGGTTTTCTTGCGTCGTAAAACTTGCCTGAATAATGATTTGTAGGACAAATCAATTCTACATTGTTTGTAGAATCATTATTTACTATTTCAAATATAATTAAATTTATCCCTGATTGAAACAAGTTTTTATTTGGGAATGATACAATATCCCATAAATAAGAATAATTTATGTTTACATCATCATTCTTTAAAAAATCAATGAAATTTTCAAACGCAGATATTACTTGTTTTAATTTATCCTCTTCTATGTTTAATTTATTCTCATATTTTGAAAGGTCTACTGTATTATTTAACTTGTAAAAATCTGTAATTAAATTTCCATTTTGATATTTCAAAAAATTCTCAATTGTTAATGTTTTTATAATAATATTTTTCATTTCTTTTATCGTTGGAACACGATACATTTCTCCATTGTCATTTTTTCGCGCAAAAAAGAGCGCATCCGCAATACATGCAATAAAAGATTGGTTTTCACTTATTTCTACACCATGTCTTAATAAACATGGTTGATGTTGTTTTATGCTTGAATTTATTTTACTCACTTGACATTCACTATTTACTTCATGTAATATTTTTTGCATTTGAAGTGGCAAATAACCAAAACGAAGAGGGGGTAATGGCACTTTTTCTGGTCCTTTAATATAATCATCTATTTCTATTTTTGCGTTAGTTTTTAATTTGCCTTCTTCTCCTTGTTTTTTGTCTTCTTTTCCAGAACACGTCTTACGATGATTTAATTGTTCAGTTGTGTTCCAAGTTTTAAAACAACATGGCAAACAATATCCTTTTGGATGACTGTCTACTTGAAATCCTGGATATCTTTTATCATTTGTATTTTTTGATGGTGTATAAAATTCATATACATAATGTCCTTCTAATACTTTTTTTGCGTTTTTTGGCAACACTTTACCGCATTTTCCTGATTTTACATCTTCTTCGCTAATAACACTGTTTGTTTTTAAACACCAATATCTTGGACAAATATAATAATATGGATTCTTTTCATCAGAACCATATTTAACAACATCGCCTTCTTGTAAAAAATTGGGATAGTCATTGTCTATTTTATCCTTTTCTTCTTTTGTTAAAATAACAGGTTGTCTCCGTGTGCTTGAAGGACACATGCGCGAATATCTATCATAATTTCCTTGTTTTTTAGTGATTATTAAGGTTGGTTCTCGTTGTTGTATTCTATCTTGGAAAAAATATGGATTATTTAAACTCATGCCATCAATGTTTTTTAATTCGTTTATAGGTTTTCGTTTTGTTTGAAATTTACTTCGTTTAATTGGGTTGTTTTGGGCTTCTTCTTCTTCTTCTTCTTCTCCTTCTTGTTCTTCTTCTTCTTCTCCTTCTTGTTCTTCTTCTTCTTCTTCTTTTTCTTCTTCTTTTTTTTCTTCTTTTTCTTCTTCTTCTTGTTCTTCTTCTTGTTCTTCTTCTTTTTCTTCTTTTTCTTCTTTTTCTTCTTTTTCTTCTTGTTCTTCTTCTTGTTCTTCTTCTTTTTCTTCTTTTTCTTCTTGTTCTTTTTGTTCTTCTTGTGAAACATATGATAATAAAGATGATTCTTTTTCTTCTTCTTGTTTTTCTTCTGGTGCCAATGATTCTTCTTTTTCTTCTTTTTGTTCTTCTTGTGAAACAGATGATAATAAAGATGATTCTTTTTCTTGTGAAATAGATAATGGCAATGATGACAATGATTCTTCTTTTTCTTGTGAAATAGATGATGGCAATGATGATAATGATTCTTCTTTTTCTTCTTGTTTTTCTTCTGGTGCCAATGATTCTTCTTTTTCTAGTGAAATAGATGATGGCGATTCTTGTTCTTTTTCTAGTGAAATGGAAGATGGTAATGATGACAATGATTCTTCTTTTTCTAGTGAAATTGATGATAATGGCGATGATTCTTGTTCTGGTGAAATAGAAGAAGGTGATGTGCCAGAACTGTCAGTTTCATTTGCTCCACCCGCATAATCATCTTCTTCGTTATATTTTTCATCATCATATAAATCAAACGCATTCATTCTATTTTCATTGTCAGCATCAACATCAGCATCAACATCAGCATCAACATCAGCATCAAGTGCGAGACTTTCATTCAAAGTTATTCCATCATTCATCACAATGTCTTCTTTTTCTGCACTAAAACACAATTTAGTTATTTCAGAAATAGGAACGAGTGAACTACTTTTGTCTTTGTCTTTGTCTTGAGACATTCTTATTAAAGAATCAATGTAAATAGGAATAGTAGCCAAATATAAAATATTATTAATATTAAACATATCAATTGTAACAACACTCGTAAGTTTGTTCATAACCAACACTGTTTTAAATCCAGAATTATCTCTGTTTTTCATAGTACGACCAACTTCTAATTCATCTACAATTTGACGATACATGGCGGCAGCATCTTCCTCTGTCATTTGATAATTATGTACAAGCGCATCCACAATATATTTTGAAGACTTTCCTTGTGTATTTTGTTCAATAATAAATGCCTCTTGACTATTCTTTTTATTGAAATTCGTAACTCTCTTAAATCGCAATTCATCTGGAGATTCAATAATAAACACACTTGTAATACAACCACGCAACATAGAAACATCTATAGGATTTTTTATTTCTATTTCTATTTGATAATTCATTTCAATAATATCAACATGTTCATTTGTTAATGAATCAAATAAATTTATTTTATATCCGCCTTCTTCCAAAAATTGTTTAATGTCATCAATGATTGGATTGACTTCTTGTTTAATAAATGCCTCTATTTCTCTCACATTCATTGTTTTTACAAATACCGCATTTATAGTAATATTACAATTCTCATCAAATTCACAGTACACTTCTGACGCAATATCTTTGTTTACATCTATAAATATGGAAACAGATTTCGTTTTACCAAGCAATTTTATTAATTTAAAAATAATAGCCTTTGGTAAATACGGTATTTTTCGACCATCTATAGAGATATCTTCGGTATATAACCGATACACATTTTCTCGATAAATTCGTTCATCTCTTATACTAGAATTATATTTTATCAAAGGAGATAGACTTGTAGCATGTGTGCGTTTAAAAATAACATCCAATGGCAATTTAATGCCATATTCTGGATGAATCTCAATTTTAATGCTTTTAATTCCATTCGACTTGTATTTTAGATCCTTCCCCTTTCTTCTGTTTTCATACATGTAAAAAAATAGGTCAACGCTTTTAAACAATTCGATGGTCTTTTCATTTAACATGCGATCATTTTCTCCTATAATCATTATCCGTTTATTTGTTAAGTCCTCTAGAGAATAAACGGATTTCGCGAATAAACTTGGATAATACATTTCCAATATATATTGTTGATAAGTTGCGGTTGTCGCAGTCGCGGTCAATACATTTTCTGCTAAACATAGATAAATATTATTTCCAATAATTTCACCACTGTTTAATAACAATTTAGCATTTAAAGTAGAGAGTGACTTTCGCTGAAACTCGTCAGTTCTTGAAACACGATATGGATTAGACACATACGGATATTCATTTTCTACTATAAATAATTTCTGACCTAATGTTTTCGCAACGATACATTGACGATTTTCCAAATTCAGTGCTAAAATATCATCATATGTATATTTTTCTTTTTCATCAACAACAATGCGCTCATTTTCTATATTTAAAAAAAAATCATTGATATTATTCTGAGTTAATTCTATTTTTTTATTTTGGGTCAATGTTTGATAAATTGTAATTGGATTTAACCGTTCTTCTTTTAAACAATACAAATAAATCTCTTCAAATGAAATTCGTTGTTTAAATTCATTCAATATTTTTAGTTTTATAACAGCAATAGTGTCATCTGGATGAATGCGTTGTTCTGAAAATTCAACCTCTATTTTATTTTTAAGAATGTTGTCCAATTCATCTTTTTCAAAAATATTTTGAAATTTAGTGTCTAATGGATTTTGTATAAATAACTGTTTTAATTTGTCTACTGAAAAGGATGGATATGACTTTCCATAAAATACATGGATTTTAGAAATTGTGTCATTTATTAAATGGTTTATTTTATACATACTATACTATTATATAAAATAAACCATTATTATATGGAATTAGTGGTATTGTTTCTTTTTATTTGTTTAATAATAGCAATAGTTATATTGTTTAATTTAAAAATAGATGTTAAAAATAATAAAATCATGTTAATTGCTGCCGTATTGACAGTATCTATGATTTTATTAACAATTGGAAATTCAATAGGACTTGCGATTATGGCAATTATTTCAATGATGTTGTTCTTTTATTTTTTATACAACACTTAATGAGTGAGAGAGAATCTTATGATAAATCAAAAAATGGATTGTCATTAATAGTCATTCCACAATACTCTTTTGGCGATTTTTTATAATTTATTGGTTGATAAATGTTTGATGCCTTGGCATTTTCCAACATAAATTTAAAATTTTGCCAAAAATCCTGTTTATGACCTATAGATTCAGTCATAATATGAGAGAGTTCATGAATTGCTACAAATAATAAGGTATTCGGATCAATCAATGTGTCTCCACTTTTCGTCGTAGTCAGACACATGGCAATCTTCTCTCCTTTGTTCTCACTATATGCGGTCAATTCACTTGTTGGAAGAGTTTCGCGAATTGCTTTTGGATTAAACCCAGCAACTAGGCGTTTGACACGCTTGTCATCTGGTAAAGTATCATTCATGTATTTTACCAATTGTTTACATTTTTCGGTTGTTTCTGCTAACAAATTGGCGGATTCGTCTAGTTTCTCTCTTTCTCTTACACAATAACGATTACCATCTTTTGACGCAATTACACATTTCAAATTAAATTCGTCTGATTCATAATATATTTTTAAACACACGAGTAGGACAAAGCCGACAAAAACATAAAAAAGTAGATTTTCATTTTTAAAGTTGAACATATATTAGTTTATGATTATTTATTTCTCATTTATTTTGTTTCGTCGATTTGTCTTTTTGTTTCGTCGGGTTCGTCGGGTTCGTCGGGTTCGTCGGGTTCGTCGGGTTATACATTTTGTAAATATTGGCATTCCTCCTGCTAATTTAAGTCCTTCTTTTTCTTCTTCAACATCGATATCGGATACATATTCTTCTTGTGTTTGTCCTCTATGTTGCAACTCCTCCACAGTTTCAGCTGTTTGGTCTGCTCCTTCTGGTGTAAAATCTAATACACCACATGAAAAATCAAACAAGGTTAACTTACGTGCACCTATTACTTCATAAAAAAATGATATAAACCGTAATGATGTTGAAGTTATAGTTTTTTTTGATGGCCTACTTACATTAGATACAGAAATGGATTGTCTAAAATCATACGCACGGGCACCTTCAGTTGACATATCATTCTTATATGTTTCATTGTATAATCTTATTATTTCTTGCATTTGTTCAGGATAAGTTACGTTCAATCTTAATAATAGGGTAAGTAAAGAATCGCCCGCAGCAACTAATATTTCAGGACTACCCGGAAAATTAAATTTAAAACTAGTTAAAATTATTATATCTAATGATGTGGCTTCTGTTGTATTTTCAACACTATAAATCTTATTTCTTTGTACATTAGGACTAATAGTGACTCTAGAAGGAAATGGATCTTTTGACCGGTCTGTATTATATGGGGATATAAGATAACTAATAGATTGTCGTTGTGGATTATCAGAAGTATAAGGAAGCAATTCCCACATTGATGCGTTACTTATTGGATATGTGATTAAATATTCAACAGAATTTAAAGCAGCCTCCCATTTTTTTATTTTTTTGTCAACATATTTTTTGCTGATTTGCACATTTTTATATTTATCACACGTATAATCTTTATAAAAATTACATATAAAGTAATTAGCAAGTATAATTGAATTTACATCCTTGGTAAATATACTTTCGCCATGGTGTCTTTTATAATATTCATCCAAAATTAAAAAAAAATCTGTTATATATTTATCTTGTGATGCGGATGAATTCTCAATCATACAAAGCGGTGCTGATGTAAATTTAAAAATATACATACCTCTTTTTGATTCAAATGTTTCAAAATCCATTTTTCCATCAGGTTTTGTGTATATTAAATTTTGTCCATGACAATGTATAAAATGTCCTATTTCTGGAGTTTCAGATATATGTTTAGAACTTTCACTAGATACACGCATGCGTTCGTCGATTGCTGATGTAGAACCAGATAATTTTTCTAATCCTGTTATAAAAAGTCTAATATATGTTGTCAAACTTTTAATTAACATTATAGATGTTACCGTATTTCGTAAAATATAATCTTTTAATTGAGTTTCTTTGATTAAACTTAATTCCGTTAATTGTGTTGTCATTTCAGGTAATAAGGATGAGTTGAGTTCTAATATTGGTATTAGTTTTTTAATATACATTCTCATTTTTTTTATTGATGAGGGGTTGGCGTTTTTAATATTTTGTATAACATCTCGTACAAATATTAACATTTTCAATGTTAAGTCAGGTGGCACAGAATCAGCCATATAATATGCTTATTTTATTTTATTTGTAGAAATAAAAATATTTATATAATGTATAATGTCTGCTTTAATTAGTGATTTTAAAAAAAATAAACTAACAAGTATTAATAATTCCTATAATAAAACAATTTTTTTATTAAATAACAACTATAATATTGAAATTAGATATATAACTAGTTTACGCATAAATATTAGGTTGAAACAATCCGCTATTAATAATATTAATACAAAATACAAACAATTAATAAACAATGTTAAGCTATTTTTTGAAAATGAAATAAAAAAGATAAATATTATGTCAGAACCATCCCCTATTCAATTTACTTTACAATCAAATAATAAGAAAGCGTTAATCATTGGAATAAATTATTTAGGCACATCTAGTGCGTTGAATGGTTGTATAAATGACGCAAACTCTATAGAATCATATTTAAAGGAACATAATTTTACAAATATTAAAATGCTAACAGATGAAACCCCAACAACTCCTACTAGAAAAAATATATTACATGAAATAAAAAATTTACTTGAAACATCTAATGAAAATGATACTTTGTTTATATACTATAGTGGGCATGGTTCAAATACATTAGACAAAAATGGCGATGAGTTAGATGGTTATGATGAATTAATTGTTCCATTAGATTTTGAATATATAAAAGATGATGAAATAAAGACAATTATAGATACATACGGAAAATCTAATACAAATTTAATAGCTTTGTTTGATAGTTGTAACAGTGGGACTGCTCTAGATTTAAAATATCAAATATTAGAAAAAGTAAATTATGATGATATTTCTGAAAATACAAAAACTACAGAAACCCCTTGTAACGCATTATTCATTAGTGGTTGTCGCGACGACCAAGTTAGTCTTGAAACATTAATAAATAACAAAACACAAGGTCTAATGACTTGGTCATTTTTAGAAACCGTGCGAAATAATAAAACAATAAGCTGGAGAAATCTAGTTAAAAAAATGAGAGAATTATTAAAACCACAAAGCAATCAAATTCCTCAATTATCAAGTGGAAGATTGTTTAATCCTGATTCTGAAATAAACTTCTAAAAATAAAATTGAACTCAAATTTGTTCTCTTGAAATAAAGCATACTAAATACAAATGTTTTCACAACATCCCAAATCCGCATTCTGGTCTAGCAAAAACACAAAAACTCCGAATGAAGTTGCATTAAGTTCAAGTAAAAAATTCTGGTTTGATTGTGATAAATGTGGACATAGTTTTGAAACGACAGTGTCCGGAATAAATAGTCTCAATAGATGGTGTTTATTTTGTGCGCATAAAAAATTATGTGAAGACAATGAATGCAAAGTATGTTTTGAAAAATCATTTGCTTCACTTGAAAAATCCAAATATTTACACGACAAAACAATCAATCCGCGGACAATATTTAAAAATGCAAATAAAAAATATTGGTTTGATTGTGATAAATGCGACCATAGTTTTGAAATGGTGGTGTCCGGAATATATACTTGCAACAGATGGTGTGCATACTGTGCACACCACAAATTATGTCAAGATGCTGAATGTAAATCATGTTTTGAAAACTCATTTGATTCACATGAAAAATCGAAATATTTACACGACAAAACACAAATATTGGTTTGATTGTGACAAATGCGAACATAAGTTTGAAACATCCTTATTAAATATTAATCAACAAAATTCATTTTGTCCGTATTGTTCGAAACATTGTGTAACATTATGCAAAGATAAAAAATGCAACCAATGTTTTGAAAAATCATTTGCTTCACATGAATTTTCAAATTTCTGGGATCTTGAAAAAAATGGCGGAATAAAACCAAGAGACATTTTCAAATATTGTGATAAAAAATATTGGTTTAATTGTCATAAATGTAGTCATAAATTACACATAATGATAAAAAGTATAACTAGAAACAATCACGGATGTTCTTACTGCTCACATCAAAAATTGTGTGAAATGACAGATTGTCAAAGGTGTTTTAATAATTCATTTGCATCAGTAGAGCGAAGTAAACATTTACATTACAAAACAATCAATGCCAGAACCTTATTTAAGAGCACAAATAAAAGATTCAAATTTGACTGTAATTTATGTAATGGAGTGTTTGAAACACAATTGGCAGACATAACAAAGGGAGTATGGTGTCCGTTTTGCCTAAATAAAACTGAACAAATGTTATTTGATAAACTTGTTTTATATTATCCTTTACTAAAACGACAATATAAAAGAGATTGGTGTAAAAAAATAAATTATTTGCCATTTGATTTTGTAATTGAATACCTGAAAATAATTATAGAATTGGATGGAAAACAACACTTTGAACAAATAGGCAATTGGCCGTCTCCTGAAAAAACACAAGAAAACGATTTATATAAAATGAAATGTGCGAATGAAAACGGGTTTTCGGTTATTCGGATTTTACAGAAAGATGTATATTACAATAAATATGATTGGCTAGATGAATTGATGAAAAATATTGAAATTTTAAAGACGGAGACTGTAATAAACATTTATATGTCTAAAGGGAATGAATATGACTGCTTTAATTCTAAGTGAAGCTTTGTTATGCTCTACTGACTACCAGAACCGATTTCCAACGGCACTGCAAGTAGGTTAGGAGAAATTGTGCTCTGATTCCAGGGCCCCACATTAAGCTGTGGATTGGGCGGTTCTGATCTAATTTGTAGATTAGCATTTCTCAAAGATTGTCCGACTGTGTCAATGCCGATATGGTAACCGCTTTTTAGAAGATTTACATTTGCGAGTTCGCCCTTTCCAGAAGGATTTAATTGTGCCCATTCGCCATTATTGTCTTTGGGCAATAGGTCAGAGGGGTTTTGAATGCTGGGTTGAGAACAAGAAGAAGGCAATCCTGGTTGACTTGTTTGAACTCCGTTGGCGGATGAAAAGACTTCATTTTGTCCTAAAGGTTCAGAAGGACGCACATTATTATTTTGATATGCGCGATTCATGTTTGAATCCATCATTTCATTTCCAGCATTGCCTTTTGAATATAAATAGTTAACAAATAAATTCACGCCATATGCCAAAAGTAATAATACAACAATTGAGCCAACTCCGTAATCATTCCATATCTTTCTTAGAGAAATAGCCATTATATAAAATTAATGAATAAAATAAATTTCTAAACAATCATTCTAAATAAAAAGTTCGCTTTCCGAAATATTGTCTATTTCATCGTCAATTTCTTCATCACTTCCATCAATTTTCTCCAACATGTATGTTTTCTTAATATTTTTTGCTTCCAAAAGTGCTAATATTACTTGTTTTTTCGCCTCTTTTGCTTTTGTTCTGGCTTCTCTATATATTTTATAATATACATCATTTGGTTTTTTCAAAATAAATGGTTCGGATGTGTCTTGTGAGGTGGTTGTGTTTATTTCTGTGATTTCTATTAATTCTTCTTTATTATCATTATCTGTCAAATCTTCAAATTCCAATATTGATACATTGTCATTGTCATTGTCATTGTCATTGTCATCATCATCATCAGAGATAGAGACTTTGTCAGCATTATCATCTGTATTATTTTTATATACATTATTATCAATTAAGGTTGATGCTGAATCTACAACTGAATCTGTATTTAAAGTAGAAGGAGAAACAAAAGTAGAAGAAGAAACAAAAGTAGAAGGAGAAACAAAAGTAGAAGGAGAAACATCAACATCTTTTCTCTCTGAACCGTCTTTTAAAAAATGGGAGATTAAACAATTATCAAACACTGGGGAATTATCAAGAATCATGGCTTGTTTCAATTCTATTTCAATTTGAAAATTACGATTAGTAAATTTAATGCCTTGAATTTCTAAAATAGAAATAATAGGTGTATCAGTTTTAATGTCTTCAATAGAGAGAATCTTACGTGTTTCATCATAAATGTTGATTGATTTTTTAATATTTACTCTTACCAGATAATATTTGCCTGATTTATATATTTTAAGGATCGGATTAAACACGTTTTCAATATCATTTAATTGCAATGGATCCTGAAACCATTCTGTGGATTTTTCAAAAATAAGGGTTTGGCATGTTGACTCTAATTTTTCAAACCATTCAATCAACATAATCAATTGATTATCAAACATTAAATCACAATATAACTTTTTACCGCTTGTAATAATTGCCTGTTTTGTCAAACTTTTAGGAGTTTGAATGTATAATGGCGATTGATTGTAATTTATTTTTGTAAAATATGCACCTCCTTGAATTCCACTGGGCTGCGCTAAAGTTAATTTAGTAAAATCAAACAAATGATTTGGGTGAATAATGTTCATTTAATTTTATCTATAAAATATAAATGGTAATAACACGCATAAATTTTTAATAATAATAAGTATGATTGAAATAGTAAAAATATTACAGAGAGAAGATGTCAAGGTTGAAATTAAAAAATTATGCGTTCCATTTGTAGAAATAGTATTGGGTGTTATAAATCCATATATTTACATAACACTAACCTTTATTTTCACGAGTTTTATAATGAATTTAGTAATTGTAATAATTCTTTTACGTAATAAACATTTATTATCTCAACTTAAATTATAAGATGGCTTCAGAGTATATGTCACGACTAGTTGGAGACGTAAACGCACAATATAATAGAACATTTGATATCAATAGTTCCGCAAATAAAGGCAATTCTCTTGTTTTAGCGGATGGACGGTCTATTTCAGGTGGTTCTTCAAGAAGAAGAAGAGTGAGAAGAGGACATGTAAAAGGGAGAGGACGATCACGTGGTGGTAGAGCATCTCGCGGTGGATTTATGGGTTCAATTCTCAATCAAGCAGTGGTGCCATTGGCGTTGCTTGGACTACAACAAACTTATAGAAGGCGTGGAACAGGATTCAAAGGAAAATCATATCGACGTGGAAGGAGAAGGCGATAAAAAACGGTGATATTTTATATTTATGGTAAGTATGGAAGCACAATGGATTTCATTTGATAATGAATTAAAACTATTAAATGAAAAAATAAAGCAACTGCGAAATAAAAAAGATGAGTTAGAAGAACGGTTGTTTGCTAAACATCCAAATAATTCTTTAGTGAAAGTGGGAGATGGAACCTTGAAATTTACACATGTGAAAACAGCCACGCCATTGACTTTCAAATATCTAGAAAAATCTTTAGGCGAAATTATTAAAAATGAAGTGCAGTGTAAACAAATAATAACTCATATTAAATCACAGAGAGAAATAACATTAGTTCCAGAAATCAAACGAGTAAGACAGTAATGATAATAATATAATTTAATAATATATGGTTTTTGAAGACAACGAATTAGTCATGTATAAAGAAAATGGTAAAATATATAGCGCAGGGTTTACTGTGAATTCTGTAATGTTGCAGCATGGAATTTCTCCAATAATAAGTGGTGGCGGTGGTGTAGCGAAAACAGGAGGAATGGAAGGCTCTTTTAATAATTTAGCAATTCCAGCAGGATTATATTATTTTGATAGTGGATTAATAGACCAACAAGGCGGAAGCACCGAAAGTGAAAAATATATAAATGAAGACGCGCATGTAAGTGACAAGTTTTATTCAACATTATTGGGATTAGCCGAAAATGTTGAAAGTGAATATATAGGAGGAAGCGAATCCGAAAAAGAAGGACAATCAAAACACAAAAAAACAAAAAAACAACGATTGTTACAAGAACAAAAAAAGAGAAAAACACGAAAACATTAATTATTATTTATTATTTCAATTAAATAAAACATCTTGCTAATTAAAAAATATGGAAAATTTTTATCAATTAATTCATCCTGTGGCGTAGTTCCAAACCATATGCTTGTAAAAAAAGGAACATAACAAATTGCATCATATATATCTTTTTCATATTCCTCAAATGAATAAGTTTTCATTCCATATTCAATTAGTTTTTTATAATAATAAAATTTTACTAAATAAAAAACATTTTTAATGTTTAAAATATCAAAACTTTCTAATACGAAAAATAGTAAATCCTGAACACCTTTTCCTATAGCACAATGTTGCCAATCTATAAAATAAGGTTCAAAATTATTATTTATATCATAAAATATATTTGGTGACTTAATGTCTCCATGAATAAAAGTAAGATTATTTCCAACTGAAAATCTGCGTTGTATTTCAGTAAAATCTCTATAAATTTCATCGCATATTTTCTTTTGTTTTTTCCCTAAAATTCCGAACCATTTATGCTTGAATAATTCATATCGTTCATGAATGAATTCTTTAAAAAAAGGACAAAAGATTGAATCAGTACTTCCCTTCAAATTAGGAAACATTTTTTTTAAATTTTTATTCCAAAATTTGCAATGCATTTTTGCCATTCTGTCTACAATTGTTAATGTTACATCTATGCTTTCAGTGTTGAGATTTAAATTTATTTTATAATTTTTATCAATTAAATTTTCCAATACAATTCCAACATTATTGCATTTTTCATCAAGCACTAAATTATAAAATGTAGGAATTTTTACATTTACATGGTTTGATATATTTGTATAAAAATTATATTCGCGTTCATATAATTCTAATGATTTTGCCATATCGGATAAATTATTTTTTTCTTTATTTTCATACTTTAAAATTTGCGAATAAACAATGTCATTCATAGTTATAATTTTAAATCCAATAACATCTGCTATAAACCCACCCTTGAGTTTAATCTCATCAATTAAAATGTCTTTCATGTTTGTTATGCTTGTATTTTGTTTTAATAAATTTTTATAAAGAGTTACATCATGGAAATTAGCATTTAATAAAGTGTCAACTTTAATAGTAGAATAATCATTGATGGACAAATGAACTCCAATATTTGATAATTCAACTGGGTTGTAAATAGTTTCTATTCCTATTAATAATTTTGGATTTATCCCTTTTCCACTTAATATGCCAGATTTTGAATCTTCAAAAATAATACATTTGTTATTTTGCACATTATATTTTTCCATTGCCTTTATGTATGGTTCTGGATGAGGTTTACCAATGACACAATCATTGCTTGATATAATAAAATCAATGCATTTATCAAGATGAATGTATTTTATGATTTTATCGGCAACTTTTTTATTACAATTTGTTACAACACATGCTTTATAACCTAAACCTTTTATTTCATGTAAAAAATCGTGTACACCATTTTTTATTTTTATTTTATTTAAATTTTCAATAAATAAGTTGTCCTTCAATGATGACAGTTCCTGTAATGATAATTCAATATTAATTAAAAGACTGTTTAACACATATTTATCATTGTTACCTTGTATAAAATTTTTAAATATTTCTTCGGTTAACACGATATTATATTTTATTAGTATTTTATGCCACACATCAAAATAAATGTCATCCGTAATAACTAATGTTCCATCTAAATCAAATAAGAAAGCATATGTGTTATCAATATATTTATCTACTGCCGATGGGGTTCCTAGAGAGAAAACATGTTTTTCTTGCAATTCGTAACCTATAATTTTTATTTTATTTTTTATCATTTCAGATATAACACATGATATGTATGGTTCATTGTTAAATGTAATTTTATTATCTATAACATGTTTACAATATTCGTGTAATAAATGTATATCATTAAAACAATACGCGCCGGTGTTTGCGTTGTCAGTAATCTTCTCTTTTTCTTTAATGTTTGTTATTTCAAAATCCTCATTTAATTGAATGTATGAATATACCGGTGTTTTATCATAATTTTTTGTGTAAAAAACCATGTTATCATCCGAATTGTTAAATGCATTTATAATGTCTTGCGTATAAAATGTATCACAATCTAAAATCAAACATTTTTTATTATAATTGAAATGATTTATAATTTGTTCAATTCCTAACAAAATTGTTTCTGCAGCACCTGATGTGTCATTTATTTGAATGAGTTTAATAAAGGCATATTTATTATTTATACATCTTGAAAAATTATGGTTTTCTAATTCTTTGTTATAAATAATAAATACGGCATCATTTTCAGAAATATGTAAATTATCAATTACATATTCAATAATACATTTGTCAAATATTGGTATGAGTGGTTTTGGTTCTTTGTAACCATTTTTAGAAAATCGAACACCTTTTCCTCCCAATGGAATTATTATATTCATATATTATATTACAATATTATTTATAAAAAATCTTAATATTCCAAATTTAATTTGGTAGTTTAAATTATTTGTCTAAATAATAACTTATGTCAGGTCTTTTTATATTTAATTTGTGAAAATGTATATTCGCATAAGTTAAAGATTCTGGATGTGGTATATAACAGTTTTGTTCTAATAAATTAACACCATTTATAGAATTATATTTTTTCATAACATCTATCTTTCCATATGCAATCTGGTCATTTATGCCTTTATCGACATAATCATAACCAGAAGGAATATAAATGGTATTATTATCCAATGAAACAAAATCAAATTTATTTCTAAATACACAATCTATTCTCAATGAAACAACACAGTCGTATTGAATATTATTTTTATTTATGTGTTCTTCCAATAAGTTCAACACTCTGTTTTTGTTAATAAAATGACAGGTCATGTTATGAATATTTGTTTCCGTCCGTTTGCCAGGATATTTACCTAAATCACATTTGTAATTTATAGGACTGTTATTGTATAATATTGGTTTATATAAACGAACAAAATCACTTAATTGTGATTCAGATGAATTGTCAGAGGAAATAAAAAAATCAATATCATTATTTTTCCCTAAACTTTCTACTATGTTATTGTAATGTTCAACACATTTGTTTAATCTACCATATACAAGAACAGCAATAAGCATTATATATATATATATATATATATATATATATATATATGTAATTAATAAAATATTTCAACATAATTTAGTTAAATCCGCGACCAATTCTTGTAATTAAATGGAGATACTAAAATATTCGTGATTTGAGTTTTCCAATAATCAATTTCATTTTGAAAATCAATATCCTTTTGTGTTTGTGGATAAGGTGTTGTAGAAGACATTAAATGTTCTTCTTCTGGGGTAATTTTCGGTTTATAACCATAACAATTTACACCGAATTTCAATTGTGGATTCGCCATATATCCACCATTAATTCCTGCTCTACCACAATCATTTTCATGTCCTGCAATTTTTTGTAAATTATCAAATGTTTTTTGTTGTGTTGGAAAGAGTGCCATTTGACCATCAGACCAACCATAATTACACCATTCCGCGCCAGAATTATACGAATTTTCAATTTCTGAATAAGTTGCTAATCTTGCGCCATATGCTTTACATAACGCACCAGAATTTGCGTAATCGTAATTATTTCCAGGAATATTAAAGACCTGTTTTGACAACGAAATTTCAGGAACAACTGAAGGCTGTGCTTTACTTTGGTCAACTACAATATTAATTGTCGGAGTTTCTTGAAAAAAATTATTAATAGTTGCCATAACATCAACACTAAAATAGTAATTGAATAAATTTAATAAAATTAAAACGAGTAAAATTGCGAAAACGACAACCATTAATGTTTGTTGTCCTGAGCCTTCGTCGCCTATGTCTTGTTCATTTCCTCCTAAAGATGAAAATAAAAGAACATAAGAAATAATGATTATTAACAAGACGACAAATATCAACGGATTTGCAAATAAATTATTCACAGAATCATATAAATCTATTGTTGAGGAATTCATATATATATTATCATTGTTTTTTTCTATAAAAAAAGCAGTATGCGTTTGGAGTTATTATATTAGATTCTGGTATTTCAGATACAATCATGTCATTAAAATGATACCATTTACCATTTGAATTTTTTACATATGCGGTATAATGACCACCCATAGTTCCTCCAACATGATTGCATATTCCATACAAATCATACATATATAAAGTGTTTTTATATCCAATTGAATATTTTGATAAATCCAAGTTGTTTATTGGGAATGAAACCAATATTGGTGTTTTTACATTTTGCGAATTTACTCGTTTCAAATCAATAATCAAAATTGTCGGAAAACTCCAAAATGTAGTTCTTTTATGGACACATTCTTTGATTCCAGTAGTTTCATTATACCATTGGTTCTCCCCATCTAACAATTCATTTTCAGTATATAAATCAAAGCAGTCATATAATGAAGGGGATTTATTATATTTAGGAATACATAAATTAATAATAAAATACGGTTCGGGTTTCATACTCTTGACATTGTCAGTATCAATGTCTTTAATCTGTGAAATGTGAATTCCATAAAATAAATTCCATATTTCAGAATATTCTTTTGAATAAATATCCTTTATCATTTCAAAACATTTTAGGGCAATTTCATCTTTTTCATTTTCAGGATCGCCTTTAATTGTCATTAATACTTTGCGTGAAAGTGACAAATGAAATGAATTGATGATAAATATCAGAAATTCCGGCAAATCATTTTGAGAGAAACCTGTAAATATATTAATATTTTTATATTCGGCCACTGCTTGAATTGTTTTTATGAATTTTTCAGGACAAATAGTGCAATTGCTAGACCACAACATTTCTCTCAATTTATTCCATTCTAATAATAGCATGCTTTCAGGATTTTTGTTGAACCTATTGTTTGGGCGAGATAGAAATTCATTAAATTCATATGTGTGAGATAATATTTGCATACATGAATTTATAAAACAAGTGTTTCCCAAATTTTGTAATCCACTTAATCCTTTATTATTGTATTTATTAAAACTCATATAAAATATATTTAATAATCTTTAATATTATGAGTCTTAATAATGAACTTAATAATTATGTTAATATGTATAATAATAACATCGCTCAAATTAATAACCTATATTATAATAACGCGATTTTACAAAATAACATTTATTTAATTCGTCAAAGAATGCCGCCGCCACCACCACCACCATCACCAATTACAGCAGATCAACGTCATTCAAATAACACAAATGAAAATAATTCTAGACCACCCTCACGAAGACGATATCGTAACATGAGAATGTCGAATTCAACGTCTCTTTCTCAAGTACACCAACAATCACACCAACAACCACAACCACAACCACAACCACAACCACGCCAACAATCACACCAACAACCACAACCACAACCACAAACACAAACACAAACACAACCACAACCACAAACACAAACACAAACACAACCACAAACACAAACACAAACACAAACACAACGCCAACAACCAACTTCTATTATGAGAAGAAGACCAACTACTTTTACACAATCATTTTTTGACCCGGTAATAATATATCCAACCCAACGGCAAATTGAAAACGCAACTAGAATAATACAATATGATACAATTATAAATCCTACAAACGAAACATGTCCTTTTACTTGCGAACCATTTCACAATCAAGATTTGGTGCGTCAAATATTACATTGCGGTCATATTTTCTCTCCAAGTCAATTTAATACATGGTTTTATTCAAATGTCTCTTGTCCTATATGTAGATATGATATTAGAACATATGAACCGCAAACAATTATAAACAATGAAGAACTTATTCCAACAACTAGAGAAAATAATGAGGTTCAACAGAGAGAATCATCATCAGAAACATCACAGCTAGTAAATGATTATTTAGATTTATTGTTTAGTTCAATACTTCAACCAAATACAAATACAAATGCTGACACAGACACACCCAACTCATCAGCATCAAATTCAAATACATTATTTTTTGAATATATTATAAGAGAAATGTAGATAAAAAACTTACAAAACAATACTAAAATCATGTAATACCCAATTCAAGCATACAATAAACTATACCTTTTTCCCAAAAAAGTTCATTAAACTTTGATTCCCCATTTTTACATTCGTCGTTTTTCTCAAATATTCATCAAATAAAATTGCTTTAATTTCACGATTTTTTAATTGTTCTACTTTATCTTCAAAAGATTCATCTGTTATAGCATTTCGTCGCAAAGCCGCGACCTCTGAATGAAATTTCTTAATTTTTGCAGTATTATTCTGCATAATCCATATTTTCTCTAAAACAAGAGCAAACACCTGTTGTACCGGTTTCATAATTTGATTCGTAATATAAAATGAATAGTCTATTTTCAATTCATTTTCTATAATAAACTCTGGCGTTTCTATTTTCTCGCCTTGAAGCGCAGCCTTATTTAAACAATTAATATATACAAATGGAATGCGATCGCCAGAACATGGCTTGTTGCCTGGGTCTCTCGCAGAAATGCGGTCAGACAACACCTTGTGCGCCACAGATTTCGGATTTTTATATCCACTTCTTAACGATTTTGTAATAATCAATTTATCCATTGGATATTTTTCTTCAACAATGTTATTCAAACAAGAGCGCAAAAAGTCAATTGCTTCTTGAATATTCTGTTTTTTCATTAAAATGTCAATAATGCCACCATAAATATCCTTGACAATTGGTGCGTTATCACGCCGTTTCAATACTATTCCCATTTCTTTTCGTTTACATTTGTTTGGGTCTGTTTCATAAAGCATGCCAACATATCTCTTTTTCGACAAGAGACAAAAGGGCATGAATGTTTTTTCGTATTCCAAATCATGCGGTGACTTTAAAAACGAAGATGCCAAATGTCCTGCTTCTTGTGCCAATTCAATCGTTATTTCCAGTGCTTTTTTACCTCGTATGGGTTCTCCTTCCAGCGTTTGTAAATTAAATGTGAAGAATACCGAGTCCGTGTTGTGGACAATTAAATTGCCGATTCCAGCGGCGAAATGATGATTGTCAGTTGTCAAATCATACACAAACCCAGAATATTCTATTTCTTTGATGGAAACGATTTTATCTGTGTGTTCTATATCCACAGATGTTCTCTCTACTACCTGAATGTCACTAACATTGTGAATAACAAAAGGAATATTATTTGAATTTAATATATTTACACATTTTGCTGTGGTAATCCACTCTGTGTTAATATCATTAACATCAGCAACTGTAGTCAATGGGAAATGTAAAAGTTCGGTTCCAACAGCAACATTTTTCGGTGATGCCTCTTCGCCTGACCGCAAAACAAGTGAATGGTCGTCGGTCACATCAACCAACCCGGTGTGTGTCAAAATACGCATCATTTTCTTATGCGAAGCCAATTTGTGACGAATTACACGATGCAACACAGTCCACCCTTTTTCCGACCAAGTTTCCACGTTGTGCAATTCACAAAATTCCTTGTCTTGTTTTCCCGGTTCACAAGACGCAATCCATAATCCACCTCCATATTTCCTAGCTAATGCTTCAATTTCCAATATTTCAATCCGATCCTCATCAACTCTAATATAAATAGGAGTATAACTCGCAACACTGTCGCCGTATATGTATTCTGCTTTCGACAAAACCAGACCATGATTCGCCGTTTGACAAACAGTGTCTCCATACACTTCTTCAATGACGCGTTTCGCATAAGTCAACAATAGTCGCCCGGTCGCAGTCGTGGCGGCAGCAACATCCTGTTCATAAAAGGTGCTGGTTTTTGCCCCACATTGACCATAAAGAGAGTTTGCAGTCAATTTATATCCAATTTGTCTTTTATCCAAAACATTTTTCATAAATTCATCGGTTTCTAATGGTATCAATTTCCGCGTTTTTTTGCGAGCCATCAACAATTCCTCCAAAATGGAAGGCATGATTGCCTTTTCTCCTCCGCGAAATTGCGCAAAGCGACATATTTTGCGCCCGGATTTCACCTTTTTCGCCGCAGCAGCAGGCGTTTTTCTTATATAGACATATGTATCATATGAAACATCTACATAATCATATTCCGACAAATTGTCATAAATGAATTCACCAGCAGCATTTTTCTCTCCTGTTTCACAAATCAAATTATTTGCCAAATCATATTCTTTTGTCCACACTTTGCTATCATGCGACAAATTCTCGCTAATCATTGATGACGGATAAAGCGACGCATAATCTACACACGCAACAGGATTGTCCAAATACAAATCGCATTTGGGATCTAACACAATCGCACCTTCATAACCGTCATCCATTGAACCTTTTTCCATCACAGGCATTAATGTCCCTTTTTCACGGCATTTTTTCGCGATATAACTAGTGAGTTTAATACCTTGTCCGCGCATCACCAAGAAATTAACAGGAACACTGCAAATTTTCGCCATTTCGATAAAACCAGTCAATACATCTACTTTATTCATTAAATAATGAACTAGATTACAATCTTGAATACAATATTTCGCAATTACAGCACGGTCTTCTGCGGTTCCATTTGCCATTTGAAAAATATCCTTCGGTGAAACATCATCTTTTGCCAAACACCATCGAACTTTTTTCGTCATGTCTGGTTGAATGATTCCAACAATTTCAAATGAATGCTGTGCGCGGTGAATGCGTGTTACGCAATATTTCGCGCCGGAATTGTAATAATCTACCGAATGTCCGATTTCTTCAAAATGTATATAGCTTTGTTCCAACAATCCAGTCAAGTTGCTCGTTTTAATTAACGTTGTTTTTTCTACAGTATTATGTTCGACCGATTTCACATAATCGCCAATGAAATGACCGGCAACATAATCCAATTTATAAGATGTCAGATTTTCTTCACGACGAAAGAAGTTGTATAAATCAATTTGCAATCGCCCATTCATTTTAATATAATGTAATTCATGTTGTCCACTGGCGATTTGAATGGTGCTTTCTTCTATTTTATATTTTCCCGTTTCCTTATCCAATGTAGCGCAAATTTCCCCTTCATTACGTGACAATTGTAAAAACTCTTGTACGCAATCATTTTCTTCTGCGCGTTTAAACATGAAATTATAATCAAACCCAAAAATGTTGTAACCAATAATAATGTCTGGATTTTCAGTTTGTATTAACTCTGTCCACGCAAGCATCACCTCTTTTTCAGTTGCATAACTATCAATAACAGTGTTTTCATCTTCTAAAACAGCACAAGTATTCAACACCGCACAATGATTTAAATATGGATTTTCTTCTCCGTAACGCATAAATGTCGAGCCAATAAAGGTAATCTTGTCACCTTCAAGTGCGGGAAATGAAGAATTAAATGATATAGTAATTTCATTCAATTTGCTATCTCTGTCGCATTTAGGGTCGCATAAAATGTCTATAACAGTTGCGGTTTTATTTAAATATGTTTTAACGTGTTTATAAAATGTAATATCATCATCTTCGTGTTCATTTTGTTCAATGGCTTTTATTTTATTAAAATAATTATCTATTGAAATTAACTCATTATTTTTCTGAAAATTGCGGACTGGTTTTTTAATCCATGATTCAAAGGAAGAAAGAACAGCTCCTCGATTTTTCAGTGGAATTTTAGGATAAACACGGTCTACGCCTTCCATATTATCATAACCAAATGCTGTTAATATAATAATTTGTAATATATTTTTACACATAACAGGTGTTAATAAAGACGGCAAATTTTCAAAATATTCTACAATATTTGTTGCCAATTTTTTATAAGATTTAATTGGAACTGGAAAATCGCCGTGACTACTGCTTGCTTCAATGTCAAAACTACATATTTTATAAGGAACACGGTCTTCTTTTTCATTCAATGGATAAATATCTTCCAAATTCATTGTAATTTCATAATCGCAATTGGTTTTTTTATCTATTGTATTCGTAGCCAATGCCATGATTTTCGCTGGTATCATAATCCATCCAGAGGGACTAATGTCGCAAATGTGAAAGAATCGCAACAATGGTGGAATGTTTGCTTCATACAATCGTGTTTTTGTATTTGAAAATAGATATCCTTCTTCTAATAATATGCGTCCTCTTTCTTGAATATATTCAGAATACCATAAATTTTTGGCTTTATTAAATGATAAAATACTATTGAATTCTATTTTGATAAATTTATATATTTTTCCACAATCAAATCCATATAATTTTTTGCGTTTTACAATAATACAATCCTTGATGGAATTCGCATAATATTTGCCCATTTTGGTTTTTATATGTTGAAGAAACTGATCCTTTGTTGATTTTTTCCAGGTTTCATCTACCAACACATAAAAGAATGGATTAAAATTTTCTACAATAATTGAGCATGATTTTCCTATTTTATTAATTCCAAACATTTGTATAAGGAATTTAGTTGTGTCTGTGTTTGGTTTGTATGTGTGTTTTTCATTTTCACAAGAGTCATCGTCTTGTTCGTGGTCTTCTTCGGATTTATTAAGAACATTGAAATCGAGTAGTCTGAATGTCGACATGTGTTGAGTATAGTTACAATTTTATAAATAAATAATTCTAATTCAATTTTATTTATTTATATTTATTGCTGGTTTATTTTTATGGAATATTCTATTTATTGCGCTTAGAATTGCGTTTGTTTCGATGTCGCCATTTCCATCCTGCGGTTTGATGTCTTCGCCGCGTATATTTATTTCTTCGTTTTCGTCTTCGTCCTTGAGCTGTTTTTATTCTTGATTGTGAAGATAACAAAGAAGATGAAGATGGTGTATTATCAACAAAATTCCCGTGTTTGCTGTCAATCCATTTAATAAATGAATCTATTGAACGGTCATTTTCATAATTTTCAATAATGTTTCCTCTATCAGAAATATATCGCATTGTTGGAAATTCAGAAAGGTCTGAAATATGTTTTATATTATTACAAACAATTTGGTCTACATCTGCAACAACTACACCAGGATATTTTATTTTTTGTTGTGGTTGCCCTAATATGTTTTTAATTTTTGTCCATTCTGGGCGCGTCGCATTACAAGGACCACAACCTTCCATGTAAATTAATACAAATACATGCTTACCATCGTTTACCATTTTATCAAACTGTTGTGCGTTGTTATGACTTGAATTAATATGTAAAAATTCCATTATATATTAATTGAATAAATAAATTATCACTATTATTTATATGTATCTGAATATTTTACTGGCAATCATTTTTATCATAGGATTGTGTTTTTATTTAAAATGTAGTGATGCAAATTATGTAGAAGGGCTAACAAATAACATAGAAAATCGCTGTCCAAATATTTTAATACAACATGACAAACAATTTTTCTTGTATAATTCTAAATTGGCTAAAATACCTGGTGTCAATCCTATTGAATTTGACAATTTAGAAGATTATGTCGAGTTTTTAGATTGGCAACGAAGTCAAGGCATTCGATGTCCTGTATTATATTTGCAGAAAACATATGACGCACAAGGCAACGCAGTGTATAAAACAAGACCAGGTGTCACAGATTTACAAGGCGGATTACCTCCATCGATTTCAAGCATTCCATCAAAACCGAATCCAACCTTATTAACAGACGCAACACAAAATGATCCACCTTATAATAAGAATTCATATCCATCATTTGACCCGACTTCATATTATGTGGGAACAACAACGCCTTTAGACAATATAACTCAACAGCAAGAAAATATGTTGTATAGTCCTGATCCAATGGACGACAATTGGGGTGGAATTGAATACACCCAATCTTTGGTAGATAAAGGGGTTTATGCTGGAAATGAAGTGGCGCTTCGTGTATAAGTCCAAAATTCACCCTAAATATTAATCCACCACGAATTAAGGGGCGTTCTCTACAAATTTCATCACTTTATTCAGCGATTCTTTTGCGGCGGACATTTCATTCAATAGTTTCATGCTTTCAATCATTTTTGATGGAGTATTGGCAGAACTAGTATCAATGCTTGCCACAGTGTTTAACATCATAGAATTCACCAAATCATCAATATTTAATATTTGGGTTTCATAATCTTTCCGATATTTACTGATTAAAAGTGTGTCATTTAAATTCACTGTTTTTTGTTTAATAGTAGCAGCGTATGTTGCGGCATTTCCGGCAATGCCATTCGCTGAACTGCTACTAGACGATGTGGTAGCAGTTGCGGTTTCTAATCCTTCTCTCTTTTTGAAAAAAAATGTGCTATAAACTAAATAACTAACAAACAAAACAAATAGTGTTCCTAATAAAATAGTGCAATTATCTTCTTTCATTTATACTTTTTATTTAGACAAAAACTTGACAATGTTTTCTATAATTGTCTTATTCAAATGTTTTGATTGATTTTTCGTATTTACATATGTAACTTCTTTCAAACAATCAGGGCATTCTTTAATTCGCATTAACAATGTTTGCAATGAACCATCAAAATGCGTGATAATTGCTTCAGCAGTAATAGAACTGATTCCGGGTATTTGACATAACATAATTTCACCAATATTTTCGGCAGTAATGTTATCCTTTTTCACTTTTTTCACAACAGAAGAATATGATTTGGTCTTGTCTACTATGTCTACTGATGTGATTGTTTCTGAAAGTAGTTGCGATTGCGATTCCGAGGAATAATGCGGACATTTTTTTAAGCGAGTGTTTGCCATCATTTTTTTGGCACTATTCACAATAAAAATGGCGCTTTCTTCTATGGAAACAGTTCTCATAACAGAGAATCCTTTGTAATGATTTAGAGAGAAAATGGCAGAATACACCACATTTTTATCAACTTTTTTCGCATGAATCAATCCTTCAATCAAATAAATAATATTATGATTATGAATTGGAGAACCAGAAAGTCTATATGATTGTTCTTCGTATCGTCCATCTTTAATACTTGCTAGTAAATCGCTAATACTTTTTCTCTCTATAATAATTAATTCATTATCATCATCATCGCTAATAATAATATCACCTAAAGATAACATTTCCACTTTTAAAAGGAGCGAAGCTCCTTCATGATGATGCGTAGCTTCATTTAAAAGGAGCTTCGTAGCTTCATTTAATTGAATGTCTTTTCCAACATCAAAAATAGAATTAATCGCAACAATTAATTCTTGTTCACGATTGTCAATTTTTATAATCATTTAATATAAATATGAATAAATCTTTATATTAAACTTTTTATGCTATAATTAAACCCTTAAACACCGCCAAGAGTTGCATGATAACCGTACTGTTGTGTCTGAATCGTCGTGTTTGGAACACATTTTTTAGGAACAGTTTGGACCACACCAATCAGACTAGGATTGCTCGAAAGAAAGAACCCAACACGAGGAGCAATGCCGGCCTTCTTGGGACCACCGCACGTGTTTTGTAGATTACAAATAGATTGCTGATATCTTGCCGATTTTGAGCCGCTTGAAAGAACCATTATACACTAATCTAATATTTTATTCTTTTCTCGATTTATTTTCTCTCACGCTTTCTTAAATAACATATTCCTAAACTTGGCGTTAAGAAATCTAAAAGGTATAAATAATGACTCAAAGTATGTGGAAGAAATAATTAAAATGATTGACTAATATAAATCTATGGATACAAAATATTTATTTTATATTACATTAGTAATTTCAATTGCTGTTCAAATAATAACAGGAATAATAGAGATAGGCGCATTTTTTGTAAAAGTTCCTACTTTCTATTCACTAATAAAACAATTACTAATAATAGAATTAGTAGTCCAATTTTTTGAAGGAACGTTTTATTTTTGGTTAGCTTATAATTTTACTAAAGTATTAAATGTTACACCAAAAAGATATATAGATTGGGTTATTACAACTCCATCAATGCTAATAACATTAATGGTATATTTAATTTATTTAAACCAACGAGAATCTAAAGATTCTTCGTGGTCAATGAAACTCTTCCCGTGTGTAAACAAAAGGGTAAAAAATAAAATTAATGAATTAAATTTATTTACAATTTTAAAAGAGAATTTAAATATTTTTATACCTGTAGTGCTTTTAAATTGGTTAATGTTGCTTTTTGGTTATTTGGGTGAAATGAAAATAATTCCTCTTTTACTTGGGTTATTTTTAGGATTTATGTCATTTTTAATTTATTATTATATCATTTATGTAAATTATGTAACTCAAAACGCAAGTGAACAATTATTATTTTGGTATTTTTTCTTTTTTTGGTCATTATATGGGGTTGTGGCGATTTTGCCCTATTATATTAAAAATTCATTTTACAATATATTAGATTTGTTTTCAAAGAATTTTTTTGGTATATTTTTAAGTTATATAATATTTTTTGAAAAGTATTGAAATGATAAAACTGGAGAAATGATAAAACTGGAGGCATAATAAAACTACCAATAAACATTTATTTGTTCTTGTAGACATTTATCATATTTAAGCAGTTTTAAAGTAGTTTTTAAATGTTAAAAGGTTTAAATACTTCTTTCTAATAACACATAACACGCGATGAACGATGAAGATATTATTAAAAGTGAAGAAGGATTGATTTTCAACCCTTACAATCCATTAAACATAGAGATTACATTGAATGATGTTCAATTTATTCTAAAAAAATATGGTTTACCCCCGATTGTGACAAACATGTCATTATATCGTCGGGCATTTATACATCGTTCTTATACAAAACGCCCAAATGTTGAAAACATAAAACAACACATTACAATTGTTGAAAAGCCCGATAATTGTTTGCCATTGAGCACAAAATCAAACGAGAGATTGGAATTTTTAGGAGATGGAATTTTAGAATTAGTCACCAAATATTATTTATATCGCCGGTTTCCTAAAGAAAACGAAGGATTTATGACTGAGAAAAAAATCGCAATTGTAAAGAATGAAGCCATTGGAAAAATCGCAATGGAGATGAAATTAAACAATTGGCTTATTTTGTCGAAACATTCAGAGGAGAAAAAAATCCGCACCAATGTGAAAAAAATCGGTTGTTTATTTGAAGCATTTTTAGGCGCATTATTTTTGGATTTTAACAAGATTCAAGTAAAAGATGAAGACGGATGGTTTGAACAAATGTTTGTCACTGGTCCAGGATTTCAAATGGCTCAAAAATTCGTAGAAACTATATTTGAAAAACACATTGATTGGATTGCTCTTATTCAAAATGATGACAATTATAAAAATATATTACAAGTAAAAATACAAAAAGAATTCAAAGTTACACCACATTATATTGAAATTGAATATGATGTGGATTTGGGTTATAAAATGGGTGTATATTTATGTTTAGGACAATCCATACATAATTTAGATTTCAATAATGCGATAGACATAACCCAATTTGAAAAAGAAAAAGAGGCAGACATGTTTAAAAAAATTCAAGAATATATTATTTGTCACAATGGAAAGATATTTTTATTTTTAGGTGAAGGACAACACAAAATTAAACGCAAAGCCGAACAAATTGCGTGTAATACAATTCTTTCATATTTCAATTAAACCAACGCTCATATTGTCATTTTTATATATTTATATTATATAATTGTAATTATGGATACTTATGAAACAAAACCAGTTGTAGTTGATTATGTGCCTGTATTTGTTTCAATAAAAGAAACACAGGATGAGAGAAAAGAAAACGAAGAATATGATTTGACTGAATTAATGGCCTCGAATTTATTACAAGTAAAAAATAAAAAACTTATTTCTATCCCCCCTCGTAAAAAAATAATATTAGAAGAAGAAAAAGAAGAGGAAAAAGAAGAGGAAAAAGAAGAAGAAAAAGAAGAGGAAAAAGAAGAGGAACAAGAAGAGGAAAAAGAAGAGGAAAAAGAAAAAGAAGAAGAAAAAGAAGAAAGAAAAGAAGAAAAAGGACGCAAAACAAAAAGACCTGTAAAAGGCGTCGCCATTTTAGGTCCTGAAGTTCCATTAGAAATTGATCATAGACCAATTGTCCGATTTATGCCAAAAATTCAGCCGAAATATAGAATAAAACTTCCATCTTATTTTATGAATAATCGCGAAATATTTATTGAAAGAATTAATGCCATGTTTTTACCTTATCGCGAAGAACTAGCCAAATCTGAAAACATTACTTGTGAAAATATAGGCAAATCTTCTGGCAACATTTCTCTCTTACTTCATCAACAAATAACAAGAGATTATTTGAATTTATACACACCATACAGAGGATTATTATTGTATCATGGATTAGGTTCTGGTAAAACATGCACATCCATTGCCATTGCTGAAGGAATGAAAGACAATAAAAAAATTATTATTATGACACCAGCTTCATTAAGAAAAAATTACATGGTAGAATTGAAAAAATGCGGCGATTTATTATTTCGTCGAAATCAATACTGGAAATGGTATTCTGCTTCATCACATCCAGAATCCATGCCAGTTATTTCCAAAGTATTGAATTTGACAATGGATTATATAAATAAAAAGAATGGTGCATGGTTTATAGACGTACGAAAACCTAGTAATTATCCTGGATTATCTGCAGAAGATAAAAATTCATTAGACAATCAATTAGATAAAATGATTGAAAACAAATATATATTTATTAATCACAATGGATTACGATTTGAAAAATTAAAACAACTTACCGAAAATTATACAATCAATTTATTTGATAATTCGGTTGTTATTATTGATGAAGCCCACAATTTAATCAGTAGAATAGTAAATAAACTCAAAAAAGAACCCCCCATCAACCAAAATTCAAGAGGAGAAAAAGACCGTGCGCCAAGGTTTTTAGCATCCAAAATATACGAATACTTAATGTCTGCGAATAACGCACGCATCGTTCTTTTAACAGGAACACCTGTTATTAATTATCCGAATGAATTTGCCATTTTATTTAATATTTTAAGAGGATACATTAAAACATGGGAGATTCCATTAGATGTACAAACCAATAAAAAAGTAGACAAGGAGTTTCTCTCTCAACTATTTCAAACAAACAAAACATTGGATTATTTAGATTATTCGCCAACAAGCCGAATTCTAACTATTACCCGAAACCCATTCGGATTTAAAAACACGCTTACATCGCAAAAATACAGTGGGGTAACAAATGAAAAGAGAAATAAAGAAACGCGTGAAATGACATTTGATACAGATTTCGTATCTGACGCAAAATTTGAAAGAACTATTATTTCGATATTGTCAGACAATGATATTAAAGTAAACGGCGCAAATGTCAAGATTCATAATTTTAAAGCATTGCCAGACGATTTATCTACCTTTATGAGAGAATATATTAATGATTCAACAAAAGAACTTCAAAATGTTAATGGATTGCAGAGACGAATATTAGGATTGTCTTCTTATTTTAAAAGCGCACAAGAAGATTTATTGCCGAAATTTGAAAAAGAATTGACAAAAGATTATCATATTATTGACATTGAAATGAGTGATTTCCAATTTAAAATATATGAAGATGCCAGAAAAGAAGAGAGAAAATCTGAGAAACCTTCTAAAAAACCGTCTAATGTGTACGAAGAAGCCAAATCTAGTTATCGTATTTTTTCGCGATTGTTTTGTAATTATGTCATGAATGATAGACCCATGCCAAGAATAAAAATGTTAGAAGAAGCAAAAGAAGGAGATGAAGAAAAGGGAGACAATTTCGTCCAAATGCTTAATAAAGAAGAAACCAAAATAGATGTAGATGTAGAACGAGAAGGAGAAGTAGAAGGCGACGAATTTTTAAATAAAATCGCGGATGAAACATATGATGCTAGAATTGAATCTAAAGTCAATGAGATGATTTCAAATGGCGACGAATATTTCTCTCGTAATGCGCTTCAAATTCACAGTCCTAAATTCCTCAATATTTTAGAAAACATTCAAGATTCACGACACATTGGTCTTCATTTGTTATATTCTCAATTTAGAACATTAGAAGGCGTTGGACTTTTTACAATGGTTCTTGATTACAATGGTTTTACACGATTTAAATTGAAAAGGGTATCTGATATGTGGGAATTAGACATTTCTGAAGAAAATATGAGAAAACCCAAATATGCGTTATATACTGGAACTGAAAGCGCGGAAGAAAAGGAAATTATTCGTAATATTTATAATAGTTCATGGGATGATGTCCCTACAAATATTGCGAATGAATTAAAACGCATTAATGAAAATAATAATCTCGGTGAAATCATTAAAGTATTGATGATTACTTCTTCTGGTTCAGAAGGCATCAATTTGAGAAACACGCGATACGTTCACATTATGGAACCATATTGGCATCCAGTTAGAACAGAACAAGTCATTGGTCGTGCTAGACGTATATGCAGTCATAAAGATTTACCAGAAGAACTTCAGACTGTAGAAGTATTTATATATTTAATGACTTTTTCAGAAAAACAGTTGAAAAGTGATGATTCCATTGAATTGAAATTAAAAGACAAGGGTAAATTTAAACCATTTGGACCTGTTACAAGTGATCAGTTGTTGTTTCAAATATCAAGCATTAAAGAAAAAGTAAATAATCAATTGGCAAAAATAATTAAAGAAACATCTTTTGATTGTTCTATTTATCCTCATGGAAGAGATAAATTTACATGCATGAATTTTCCGAGTGCGAACGCATCTAAATTTACATATGTTCCTGATTATTCCAAACAAGAAAAGGACACTACGCTACAAATAAATAAAAAACAAATTGAATGGATGGGACACTCTATAATAATAAATGGCAAAAAATATATTGCTCGAACTATTACCAAAGACAAATTATGGAATATTTATGATTTGAAAAGTTACAAAGAAGCATTGGCAAATCCCGGGGTAAATCCAATTCAAATTGGCACATACAAAATAGAGGAAAATGGTGATAATGTTTTTACAGCTTTTTAGAGTTGCTTATTCCAGTTTATTTGTCTAACTCATTCTCATTCAATACCATTAGACCAATGGCTGCGTAATTATGAAGGTCTAACAACGTGTCACGTAAACCTTCGTCTTTTACCAATGTAACACTGTTTTTATTAATCGATATCGCACGACGCAATTTATCTTCAATGCGAATAAGAATTCCAATAATTCCATGTGTGGCAAAAGAATCGCCATAATCCGCATTTTTTCTTCTAAATACTTCCAACGCATCATCATGAATTGTTTTCATTTGTTCTATTCTATTAGGTGGAGGGTGTGGCGGCATTTTTTGGTCAAATAAAATACCATCTGAATTTTGAATGTCCTTATTCCATGAAATATGTTTTGATGGTTTATTCAAATCAATCGTAGTCGGTGTTTCTCTAAAAGTATTATTATCAATTTTTATATATTTTATTTCTGGAGCATCGGATTTATTTTTTTGTTGGTTTAAAGAAGAAAAAAACAATGGTGATAATTTTTCCTTTTTAATTGAAGTTTCTTCTGATTTTAATTGGCTGACATTCGTATTCGCATTCGCATTTACAATTTGAGAAATATCATAATTGCGCTCAGCAATAGTTCTTTTAATAATTGATTCAATTTCTGTCAATGGTTCATCCATTTTATCTCGAAAATTCGGTATTTGTTGAGGCAATGGACGAGCCATAGATTGTTTAAAATCTTCTTCTTGTTCTGTCAATTTAATTTCAAATTGTGATAATTTTTCAGTTTGCAATTCTTCAAATGTAATTGGTATTTTTTGTTGTGTTTGTTGTTGAGGTTGTTGATATTGAGGTTGAGGTTGCGATGCGAAAAGAATAGATGAAATGAATGCCTTGTTTAACATGATTAAATCCCCGTACTTCATGTTTTCTGATTCATAAAATTCAGTCAAGACAGTTTCAAATACATTTCTATTTTGAAATACATCATGTTCACCAATCACTTCCCAAAGTATTTCAATATTTGATAAATCTAAAAAATCATGTTTATTCATTAAATGTAATATGTAATGAATAATATTTAAACTATTTACAAAACAGAATTAAAATATACTTTCCGAAATTTTTCCATGTATTTATCCTTTAAAATGTGCGTTTTTAAATAATTGCCTGTAATTTTATCTTCCAACATATGAACAATAAAAAAGAGAGAATATACCCCACATTCAGTATTTCCATATTGATGTTCTACAGGATAATTTTTATCAAATTTAAAGTGTACATTCAATTCTTTTCCTTGTTTTATAATTCTATCCACCAATACTTGCACTTCACGAGGAATGTCATTGCCAGCGCTATCAAAGAAAAAAATTGTGCCTTTTTTAATGTTTACAAAGAGAGAAATCCAATGTTCTCCCCCTTTGTAATGCGGGTCTGTGTTAAAAATAAATCCTAATTTCGTTTTACCATTCGTTTGTTGCTGTTTTAAATTTAAATTACATATTTCTTCCCATACACATACGCCATCTGTTTCTTTTGTGTCAAAATCAATTGGTGTTGGTCCGAAAAAATCAAAACATTTATATACTTTTTCATATTGTTTCATAACATTCATAATGTCTACACTTGACAACCATTCATTCGGATTTTTTTTCCATTCTTCAGGCGATGCTGGGGCGAATGACTGTTTTAATTCGTCCATTTCACCTTTGGCAAAATCTTGAATTAGCCAACACGATTCTCTTCGACATGTTTTATTCATATATTTTCCTAACAATTCCCATATTTCTTTTGGATTGTTTGAGTGAATAATGGTGTCAGGATGTCTACTGTTCCATTTATCCTTCAATTTAAACAACGCGTCGTTTGTGTAACAACTGAAATCATTCGAAGGACCATTTTTTGGACTACATGACATTTTTGTCAACACATTACGACTTATTCTTGTTTTTTTACCGCCTGTAATATGTTGTCGTTGTTTATGCGTTGGATGTATCTTCTGTTTCTTGTTTAATCTCACTGTCAGACGACGTGTTTTCCTGTTTCTCAATGTTTTCCTGTTCTTCATATGTATTTATTAGATTTTTCTTTTTTACAATACCTTTTACTTTTAATAGTGGGTCTTTCAAATTAATTTCTTTTTGAAGAGGCAACTGTTCAGATTCTTTTTTTTTAATAACATTTCTAATGATAAAATTATCCAATGTATTTGATTTTACAATTTTTCGGATTATTGAAGAATTATAAGCATTCATGTTGTCATTCTCATCATCCGCGTCCACATCTACATCCGCATCCGCATCTACATCCGCATCCACATCTACATCCGCATCTACATCTACATCCGCATATTCACTTTGTAAAATATCATTTGTGTCGGTATTTTTAAAATGTTCAACACAATGATATACATAATTCATAAATGCCTCGTTAATGTCAGGATTATACTCATCCGATGAAAGAAATAGTTCACGCGTTAAATTTAAAATACGTTTTCTATAAAATTTTTTATCTTTTTTACTAATTTTATTGTTGTATGAGTTTCTCTCTAAAAAATGTTTATTATACAAGATTTCATTGAATTTATCCGTCATATATATAAATTCAATATTAAAGTGTTTAAATCCTAACGAATTACATCCATTCTTAAACGTAGATTTTTAAGCAATACACAATACATAAAACTATAATGGAAGCATTGCTGTTCGTGTAGAATTATTAAATAATCCCATATTTACACCATTTGGAAGAGGATTAAATTCACAAAAATTTTCCTTTTTAAACAACAAATCGTGTGTTTGAGATGAAGATGAAGATGAAGATGAAGATAAAGGCTTGAATGAATGCTTATATAAATCACTATTACTATTCGGAACATATACAGCCTGGTCGCATTTTTGAAGTGCATATATTTGACCTCGCAATTCAGATTCTACATTTATGCCAGAAGAATAACCAGACCACGGTGCCATGTCATTGCCTGGATTAAACACAATATTCGAATTATATGTAGGTTGTTGTTCTAGTTTTACAGACAATTCTTTTCTAGGATCAACAATTGGCATAAATGAATATTTTGTCATTACAGGTCTAACACTTATATAAGGTTGTAGCATTTGCGAAGGAATATTTCTATCATAAATTCGGCTATTCATTATATATAAAATAATATATTAAAAAAATCAAACTACTATTAAATAAGATGTGTGGCATTTTTTCTCTCCTTAATATTAGTCATACAAATGTTTTGTTTACAGAAGAATTTATAAAATATCAATTTATGTTGGGTCAACGTCGCGGTCCAGAACATTCTGTGTTACAAAATATCTCTATTTATGCTAAATTTGGATTTCACCGATTGGCCATTAATGGATTAAATGATAAATCTAATCAACCTATTTGCGTTGATGATATCTCTTTGATTTGTAATGGTGAAATATATAATTATAAAGAATTATATAAATTGATGGGAATCGAGGAACAAGACAAACAAACTGATTCCGATTGTGAAGTTATTATCCATTTATATAAAAAATATGGCATATATCAAACACTTAAAATGTTGGATGGCGTGTTTGCGTTTTGTTTATGTGACAATCGTATTATAAATAATTGTTTAATAAACACCATGTATATCGCAAGAGACCCATATGGTGTTCGCCCATTATATTGTCTTAACCCATTGTTATATAACAAATTAATTGGATTCGCGTCAGAATTAAAAATGCTTAGTGAATTTGCCGATGCTGACCCGACAAAAGCACACATTACGCAATTTACACCAGGGACATATAGCAAATATGTTATTCAAAATAAGGTTTTATCAAAATGGACCCCTGTGTTAAAAAATGTAAAATATCATGAACCAACTTTCTCTCTTATTTCATTAAACAACAATGAAGAAAGAATTACTCGTGGAATTCAACATTATTTAATTCAAGCAGTCCAGAAACGATATTTAAATACAGAAAGACCTATCGCATGTCTTTTATCTGGAGGATTAGACAGCAGTCTTATTACAGCCCTTATTAATGAAGAACATAAAAAATATTCAACTCAACCACTTGAAACATATAGCATAGGACTAAAAGGTTCAGAAGATTTGCGTTGTGCTCGTATTGTTGCCGATTATTTGGGAACAAATCATACGGAAATCGTTGTTTCTGAAGATGACATGTTTTCTATTATTCCACAAGTAATTTACGCGATTGAAAGTTATGACACGACTACAGTTCGCGCAAGTATAGGCAATTATTTACTAGGTAAATATATATCCGAAAAAAGTTCAGCAAAAGTCATATTTAATGGAGATGGATCAGATGAAATATGCGGCGGTTATTTATATATGAATTTATGCCCTGACCCAATCGAATTTGATATGGAAACACGGAGATTATTAAAAGACATTCATTTATTTGATGTTCTAAGGTCAGACAAATGTATTTCATCCCACGGACTTGAACCTCGCACACCATTTTTAGACCGAAGTTTTGTAGATTTTTATTTGTCTATTCCCCCTAAAATCAGGCATGATAATCCGGAAAAATACTTGTTACGAAGCGCATTCTCAATTGAAAATTATCATAATAGCAGCGGATCACACCTTTTACCAGAGTCTATTTTGTGGAGAAGGAAGGAGGCATTTAGTGATGGGGTTAGTGGGACTGGAAACTCGCTATATCAAATATTACAAAAATTTATTTCAAAAGAAACGCAAATGTATCCACCATCTATTGAAATAGAAAAACGATATTATAAGGAACTCTTTTTATCATATTATCCCACATCTGATGAAATATTGCCATATTATTGGATGCCTAAATATACTAACACGACAGACCCTAGTGCTAGAACTCTCTCTGTTTATTGATATTTTAGCAGAGTGATTGATTGATTGATTAAGAGAAAAAAAGAAAATTTATACAAACACAAATCATTTATTAACATAATATATGAAACAAACCTTTTTTCAATTACATAATTTGTTATTAACATTGTTTATTTACATAACATATAGTTTAATACTTATTTCTATATTAGGATTGTCAGACAAGGGCAGCGAATATTTAAACACATTGGACACATATATGAAAATTTATGTCAGCATATTTTTAATTATTCGTTTTAATCCATTCACAAAAAATGAATTCAACGATTTAGATAGAAGATTCGCGTTTACTTCTGGAATGTTTATATTAACAACCAGCGCAATAGCACAAGTAGGAAAAAAATACGTGAAATCTTTGATCGGTGACATGTAAGTTTTAATCATTTTTTGAGTGATTTTTGGCTCAAGGTTGTTTTCATTCTCGATTTATTCAAAAAATCCTGTAAATGTATCATGAGTTGTTTTGATACAATGTTATCAATCATGTATTCATTTGTGTCCTTTTCAGAATACGAATATTTCTTCAATTCCAAAAAAAGATGATTATTATCTATATGTTTTGACGCATGATGACCCGAGTTTATAAATCGATTAACAATTTCTTCGCTAGGTAACATGTATGTATATGGTTTCACGTTAATATAATACACACTGTCATGAACCATTTTCACATGATGTACATCATCTATAAAACATATTTTATGTTCGGTTTGACAATTGATACATCGTATTAAATCCTCATATGACTTATCATGAGAAGTTCTTAATGGTTCTATATATTTATTGCCAATTTTATAGGCAGGAATTATTTTATCAAACAATTTATATTTATGTGTTATTTTATCTTCTAAATATAAAATAATATCGTTTGCCCAGCTTAACGGTCCTTGATTGTTTGTATATAAATAAATTTTATTACAACATTGATTCATTTTTTTATGTTTAAGAAAATTCAAAATAGAGACGATGTTTGGTCGTAAATATTCAGGATATAAATCTAGCAATTCTGAAAAGTCTTTATGAGTTAATGTTGGGTTTTGTCGCTGTAGTAGTTCCCAAAATGTACCAAATTGAGAGAAAAACCCGAGGGTTTCATCTAAATCAAACACTATTATTTTCATGTTCTTTATATTATCCTTATTTAGAAAAATATAAAAATAAAATGTATGGCGGCTCTCACCCAACACGATTATAAACAGATTTTAGAGTATTACAAAATGTCTATTCCATCGAACAAAAAACAGATGAAACATGATGCCGAAAAAATAATCGCTGAAAAATTATGTAAATGCATTAAAAAACTGGATCCTGAAAATGAATCGCGATCTATTGGAATATGTACTAAAACTGTTATTAATCGTAAAGGATTTGTCCGTGGCAATTTTCAATGCAAAAAAAAAAGAGTTGTCACATTAAAAAGAAGAATATCACGAGTAAAAACTAGAAGAAGACTAATAAAATAAAATCTTAAAATGTCACTTAAATATATGGACATTCTTATGAACAATGAACCAGATTGATTCCATTTTTTACATTAATTTAGATAGAAGACCAGAGAGAAATTATCATTTTATACAACAATGCGCAAAACATGGTTTGCCAGAAAATAAAATATACCGATTTTCAGCCATTGACGCATATAAACATTCATTTTCTCAAGATGAATTGGCAATGTTTTCACGAGCAGACTACTGTAATAAACCATTTGCGGCAAGAATCATGTGCAATCAATTAAGCCATTATTATATTTTAAAGCAAATTATTCGTGAAAATATTGGCGTTTCAATTATCTTTCAAGATGACGTCTTGTTGAAAGATGGATTTGTTCAATATATTGATAACATTCTTACCGCTTTGCCTGACGATGTTGAAATACTTAATTTTAGTATGCATGAATATGCCGCATATAAAACATTCATTCCTTGGGATTTACAATCTACAGTTGAATATGATGTTTCTCTCATTGCGGAAAATAAAATAAATAATTATATATGTAAAATGAGACCTATATGTAATCCTTGTTCTTTGGGATACATTATTACATTGCGTGGAGCACGAAATTTATCTCGTTATTTTGAAACAGTTGGATTTTTACGAGCAACCGACCATAGTTACAATGATTATTTAATTGAATACAATATTTTTTATGCTTCGAATTCTGTATTGGCAACTAGTAATGTATTGTTTGAAAGTGATGTTTTTCAAGAAGGCGATACAATGTGAGAACATTTTTAATTTAGAATAACAATATAACAGAAAATGCGGGACAAGAAAAAAAAAGTAAATAAACACATACGCCGGATTATTTCTTTCTTTCTTTTTTATTTAATTTTTCAACAGTATATTATTTGAAAAATTAAACATATGAATCATGCACTTATACGTCTATGACAGGAACAACAGGCTCGTCTATGACAGGAACAACAGGCTCGTCTATGACAACAGGCTCGTCTATGACAACAGGCTCGTCTATGACAGGAACAACAGGCTCATCTATCACAGGAACAACAGGCTCATCTATCACAGGAACAACAGGCTCGTCTATGACATGAACAACAGGCTCGTCTATGACAGGAACAACAGGCTCGTCTATGACAGGAACAACAGGCTCGTCTATGACAACAGGCTCATCTATCACAGGAACAACAGGCTCGTCTATGACAGGAACAACAGGCTCGTCTATCACAGGAACAACAGGCTCGTCTATGACAGGAACAACAGGCTCATCTATCACAGGAACAACAGGCTCATCTATGACAGGAACAACAGGCTCATCTATCACAGGAACAACAGGCTCATCTATGACAACAGGATCATCTGGAACAACAGGATCGTCTTTTGTGGTAGTAGATAATGTATATCCCATTTTTTGTGCCACACATTGATAAAGATAATTATCATCTCCTCCCCAATTATTATAATCATCCCCTTCCAATTGCAAGATAAAGAATTTTATGACAGCATCATTTGCATCAAACAGATGTACACATAATCTAACACTTTTAAATAATTCAACACTATTTACAGAAATTGAAAAGGATGTAATTGTTTCACTTGTTACTACATGATGTTCATTAATGTTAACTTTTTGGCAATTCATTGTATACTATTCCTAAATTAATTATAACATTCTACTTCATTTATTAATCAAATTCTAGCAAATTATTCACCATTTTAGGTGGATCCTTTACCAATTGTTGCGACAAACAATCAATTGTGATCATTTTAGTATTTAATTCTTTTTCCATTCTAGCAATAATTAATTTTTGATTTGACACAGTGTTTCTTAATTCCATGTTTTCTATAAAATAATTCGTTCTATTCAAATTTATCGTTTTTAACCATGATTGATGACATTTGGTTTTCATGTGTTGAGAGAAATTATATATTTTATCTTTTCTAGAACAAGGACAATGAATTCCTTCATTTTTAGTTAGCACTGGTATTCTATCTATATAATTGCCGGTTTCATCAATACTTGGACTATAAATTCCCGGTTCAATAACTAATTCCATTACTATTATTACAAACAATGATTTTATATTATTAATAAACATTAGAAAAAAATGGTTATTAGTTAAGTTAGTCTAGCTAAAATTTGTTTATAATTTCGGACAATGCCATTAATGTTATTGCCTTCTTTTACTGGTTCAATGTCTTGAAAATCATTAAATGTCCTAATTAAATAATACACATACACCTCCCATTTGTTGTTGCAGAGATCTTTAAAATTTTTATTAAAGCTGCCATGAAAGAATTCAGAAATGCATACTCCTTTGTGAGCACCACCTCTATTACCTTTATTGTTTTTATAATCGCGCGTTTTTATTGCGTCAAACATTTCAGAATCTATGTGAATGTGCGGCCATTTACCTTGATCTTGATATTTAATTGTAATTAAATATTCCATATTTGCGTGAAAACCTTCACTAGGAATAACTTTTATTTTTACATTTTCAAGAGTGCTTTCTTCTGTGATTTCAACTTCTCCCAAATCAGAATAATGTCCTCCATTAATTGCGTTTTGAATGTTAAGCAATCTTTTAAGCGGACGATTTTCTGGAAGAGTTGTTGAGAAAGTTGTATGAATTGAATCGAGCATTATATTTGTTATTTGTGTTTGGTGTTATTGGTGTTATTTGTAAAAAGCATTTCATTTTTTTATTTTAGAGAAAGATGATCCAATGCGTGTAATATGACCTTTTCTTGGTCAGTCAATTTCTGAAACAACAAACATTCATCCATTTTTATTTGGAAATAACAATTCGTATAATTTTTACAAACAACATAAACACCATTGTCTGTTATTTTTATATTGCAAAAAAATGCGCCATGTGTCAATCGTAAATTATCCGGGGTTTTGAGAGAAATCCATTTCAAATAAGAACCATATTTCAAATTATTTATTTCATCTACATAAATATAATGTGATAATGTTTTCAAATATTGAATCATGGTTTCTCTCGACAATAACAATTCATTCAATATCTTTTTATTTATTTCAAAAATGTTTTCAGTTGTATAATTAAATACATTTTCATTATTTTCATTTTCCAAGGCTTTCAATAACTTTTCACTGTCCATAATTATGTATACATTCTCTATTTACATCTTTTTATCCTTGCATATTATTATTATTACCAAGCAGACCCAAATCCACCACCACTGCCTAAAGCTTCATTCGCAGCCATAATTCCGAAATTATCAAATCCACCACCACCGCCTCCGCCACCGGAAGGGGTCGCAGCATCAACTAAAGGTGTAGACTGTTGTTTATACATTGAATTATAATTCGGCATTTGTTGTTGTTGTTGTTGTTGTTGTGACATATCCGGCAATTGATTCAACATTGTTCCATCAGAATAACCCGACTGGGATTGATTGATTTGACCACCACCACCACCTTGTGAAATAGGCTGTGACACTTTCACTGTTCCAGAACCAGACTTTGTAGATGCGCCTTTTTTATCCCCACTTTTTCCTTCCCATAATTCATTCACTCTATCAACAAGAATTCCAACTTTGTCACCCAATTTTGTCTGAAGACTTAATACAATCATCAATGCTGCTAAAATAATAAATATTACATTAAACTCGGGATAATTTACACCACTGTATGTCGGTATATATGTAATAATGCGATGAATAAAAAGCAATCCTAAAAACATATACACAACTTGAATTACAATTTCTGCTAAAACTTCCAAACTACCTTTTTTTTCGTCCGCTTCAGGAACATATTTCTGCATGCTTTTATTCAATAAGACAATCGGAAATAATGATAAAATAGAATATTGCACGATATTTGACATTTCACTTTTAGATTCATCCTCAAAATTAAACACATGTTTTAAAAATCCACTTGCCGATTTTTTATCTAAACTATCCATATGTTAGAATAATATTTTTAAACCCTTGAAGAAAAGTGTCATTACCAATTACTTGAATATGGAACTCGGATTACACATGTTCATGTTTGGGACGGACACTCAAGTCGAAAATAGTTAGACAGTATTGAATTATATAGGCACAAATAATATGACACCATATACAGATTTTAACGAAAATAATAAAGGATAATGTCATCTTTAGCAAAACATTTAATTTTGAATTTATTAAAAATGCGTATATAATTTTAAAACATAATGTATGTTATTTATAATAATGAGCAGTCGCAATGGTAGACAAAAACAAATGATGAATGTTGTTCCGCCTGTTATCCCCGCACAAACACTACAAAGACAACAACCAATACAAAGACAACAACCACCACAAACAATACAAAGACAACAACCAATACAAAGACAACCACCACAACCACAAGAAAAACAACAAAAACCAAAAATGACTATTGGCGATGCTATTGGATTAATTACAATAAGATTGGGACGAGTTGAACAATTCATTCAACAACTTCAAACTGATGGAATAGACATGAATTTAATAAACTCAGCGCAATCCAACGATTTAATGGATAATGGATTGATTCAAAATTTAGTTTCTAGATTAAACACACTTGAAGAATCTTCATCCAACACAGCTACAGAACAACGAATCAAAAATATTGAAACAGATTTAAAAGACACAAAAGACCTATTAATCAAATTAATGCTCAAATTTGAGATTTTTACAGATAATACACTTGCTAAATTTGAAGAACAACAACAACAGATCGCATTTAATTTAGAACAAGAACTACAAGAACCAATGAAAGACTTATCTCAAGAAGAACAATACACACAAGAAGAAGAAGACGAAGCATTGCCATCACCATCTAATGAAAGTGAACCTGTACCATAATTTATTTCTCCATACCTTTAACAAATTTACAAATGATTCATACTTTTACTTTTTATGGAATTTTCTCGTTCCTGTTCCTTTTCTTGTTCCTCTTCTTTTTCTTGTTCCTCTTCTTTTTCTTGTTCCTCTTCTTTTTCTTTTTTTTGTTATTTTTCCTCCAAAATGTGATTCAATTTCATTTTTGCCGTGTTGTTGTAATAAGTCTTCATAAGTATTATAAACACTTATTACATAATCCATGTTAATAGTATATGCGGTTATGCTTTGTATACCTAGTTTTTCCATATCTCTTCTAAATTGTGGCGGTGCCCCGAAATAAGTTTCAAGTATTGTTATATATTCATCCTGTCCACTATTATAAGAATTAATTCTATCTAACGCAATCATAACCCCCGCATCCCATGGAAATTCTCTTATTGATAATGGTCTACAAGCTTCAGCATGACTCCACGAATCTATTATATAACATGTGTCTTCCATGTGATTAATATAAATTGTTGAATGATGAAATGTATCGCATCTGTGATAACCTCTACTCGCAAAAGAAATAATATTGATGCCTTCTACAAGATTACTACATCCAGGACTAATTGTGTAAATTTTGTCTGATGGGGTGGTGACATCATCCTTAAATTCTGTGCTAATAATACCACGCATGCCATATTGTGCATTAGTAACAGGACAATCCTTAATTATATCTACAAAATTTCCAATTGTCTCATTAATAAGATAGCATAAATTTTGTATAGTATACTCAGTTCTTAATAAAAATTGATCCAATGTTGCTCCATTATAAATATGATTATCTTCGAACAATTTTATTACTAATCCAATGCCTAGTGATGTATACGAACACGTAGTTCTAAAATCATCTATATTTTTTTTCCATGTTTTAATTTCTTGACAATGGTTAAGAAATTCTCTCGCAAAATCCAAAAGTATAATCTCAGACATATACATTATTATAAGAAATTTAAATCCATTCTATGAAATTAAACATCTTTTGCCGTTCCGTTTATATAATATTATAAATTCACTATAATATTATAAATGAATCATGTGTGTTATAAAAATGACAATAATGAAATAATTATGAATTATCACAATTTCAAACAAATCGCAAGAGTTGAAGTGTATGATATTATTATTGAACACATTATATCAATCATTAAAGAATGTCTTTCAAACATTACATTAATTAAAGTACACATTTATATGAACTCATTTACTTTAACAGAATTTGAAAAACATTTACAATTCATTACAAAAATATGCAGAATTTTAACAATTAATTTCCCAGATAAATTAGAAACATGTTTGATTTATAATCCACCATTTTTCATATCTAAAATATATAATATTTTATTTACATTTATAGATAAAAAAACACAACAAAAAATAAAACTAGTTACTGCATCATCAACATCTACATCTACATCAATGTCTTCGTTCTAGTTTCAAAAAACTATTATTGTTTTTATGTAATGAAAATAATAATTTCCTTTTTCGTTTTTTGTATCGTTTTATTTTTATATTTACATATTCAATTTCATTTGAAAACATCGGATGATTTAGAAATGTATGAACTAGAACACGCATCCAAGGATAAATTTGAAGAAATTTGTGATATTAGACAACCTGTATTGTTTTCATTTGAAAATCAGAAAATATGTGATACAACAAATCAAACATATATTTTACAACATTATTACGCATTTGAAGTAAAAATTCGTAATATTACTGATGTAGACACAACCACTACGGAATTGTTTGTTCCATTACCTATACATTCCGCAATTAAATTGTTTCAAGAAGACACGAGCGCAATCCATTACAGTGAAAACAACGCAGATTTTTTACAAGAAACCGGCGTTTTTAAAAATATGCAATACAATGATGAATATTTACGCCCTTATATGGTTTCTAATTGTAATTATGACATTTTAATGGGTTCTGAAGGATGTATTACACCTTTTAGATATGAAGTCAATTATCGCAACTTCTTTTTATTAACACAAGGATCCGCTAAAATTAAAATGGCACCACCAAAAAGCAGTCGATATTTACACTGTGTATATGATTATGAAAATTTTGAATTTAAAAGTCCAATTAATCCTTGGAAAATACAACCACAATATGCTGCGGATTTTGATAAAATTAAATGTTTGGAATTCACATTGACGCCTGGGAAAACAATTTATATTCCTGCGTTATGGTGGTATAGCATCACATTTCACAAAAATACATCTATATCTTCATTTAAATATAGAACTTATATGAATAATTTAGCAATATCCCCATACATTGGCATGCATATTCTTCAATTACAAAATATTAAACGGAATTACACTTCTGCCTATTTAGCCGAATCTGAAACTGAAATTTTGACAAAAGACACAAAGGACGCAAAGGACGCAAAGGACGCAAAAGACGCAACAAATAATCTACATATATAATATAAATGCCTAGAGGAGGAGGAGAAGAAGGAGAAGACGTGTACACAGGAGAAGAAGTATACACTGGAGAAGAAGAAGAAGATAAAGATAAAAACTCATCCAACTCATCCAACTCATCCAACTCATCCATAGGAGGACGCAGACGCCGTCGTAAAAGCATGCGTAAAAGTCGCAAGTCTAGACGACAAACCGCAGGAAGACGCCGTCGCAAAAGCAAACATTCTAGACGAAAACGACGCATGAGAGGAGGATGAGGTTCGGCTGCTACAAATTTGACAATTCATTAAAAAAAGAAGATTATGAATGACATTTATTTCTTTTAAAATAAATTGATAATAATTACACGCTTGAATGTTCTTCAAGGGTTTAAATCTATTTCATTAAACATACATATAGTAATGAACAACATTCCAGGCATTCTTATTTTAAATGACAATCGAACATATGGACGACATAAAACAAATAATCGCCTTTTATATCGCTGTATTCCAAATGATAAAACATTAACACCTGTTCTTATTCCATACAAAATCAATCTAGGATTTTCAAAAGTGTTAAAAAATCTATATATTCTTTTTTCAACAAGAGAGAAAACACCAACATTAATTGAAACCATTGGAGAAATTGATATTTTAGAAAATTTCTATGAATATCAATTGTATTGTCGCAATTTAAAACACAAACATCCAAGTTTCTCTCTTCAACCAACTATTATACCTCAATTAAAAAGAGAGAAAACACAACCTTTTATTTTTACAATTGATAATCCAGGCACAATAGATTTCGATGACGCATTTAGTATTGAAACACTTGAAACGCATATAAAAATCAATATTTATATTTCAAATGTTCCATTTATGTTAACAAAACACAACTTATGGCAATATTTCCATCTTTTTCAAGAAAGAGTGTCTTCCATCTATCTTCCAAATAAAAAAATACCATTGTTTCCAACAAAATTATCGGAATTATGTAGTTTATCATCAGGACAAGAACGCTCTTCATTTGTGTTCTCTCTTTATATTGACAAAGATACCAACCAAATTTATCATTATGAATTTCAGTGTGAAGATGTAACCATTTCAACAAATTATGTATATGAAGCAGACGAATTACTAACAAACACAAATTATATTCAATTGTTACAAACAGTTCAAACAACATTCAACAAAAACATTCAACAAAGCGACGAATTAGTTGAAACTCTCATGATTTTTATGGGAGAAAAATGTGCCGAACAAATGGACAATGGAATTTATCTTTTACAAAGCGAATCAACCACGACTATAACAGAATCGACTACGAGACAAAACCCAAAATCATACAATAGTTTATATGTATTAGAAAAGCATGAAAATCCATACATGCATATTACTAGTCCAATTCGTCGGATTGTAGACATTGTAAACATGACCCAATTTATAATTAATATTGAATCAGAAAGGTCAAAACCATCCTCTTTCTCTCCTGAAATACAAAAATATATATGTAATGTTAAACAAAACATAATCCAACTAAATACTACAACAAAGTCTATTAAAAAAGCGCAATCACAATGTAGATTATATTATTTGTTTAAAAATCAACCCATCAATAAATTATACAATGGCATTATATTTGACAAGAGAGAAACAAAAACACCAGGCATATATTCATATTCAGTTTATTTGACAGAATATAAATTCACAACAACAATCAAAACTCGTGAATGTGAAGAAAAAGAAGAGAATTTTCATTTGTATTTATTTCATGATGCAACTACATTGAAACAAAAAATCAAGTTGCAGACTCGGGATCTGTGCTAGAAATAAATTTTTTGTTTGTAGTAGAATGTAATCTTTTGCGAATAATTTTGGATGCAAATAACTGATTATATATTTCTATAAATGCAATTGAAAAAATTGCCGCAAGTAAATAAGAAAATAAAAAGCCTTGACCGATTTCAGGAATTAATGTTGTGCTTGAAAACGCATACCCAATTGCCGATGTAGAAAAACAACCTAACAAATCCATTATTAATGCGCATAATATTGCCGATGTAGTGTTTAACCAAATATGATTTATCTTTTTATTCAACGATATCCATAAAACATATGGAATAATGGACGCAATTAGACCACCCATTAAAAAAATATACATCCCTTCTTTTATTTCTGTATTAATATAACTGTAAATTGCGGTTACAATGACTGGTTGGAAAATTACAATGGTTGAGATTTTTTCAAAATAGAGAGAAATATATTGAATGAATATTAAAATAATAAAAAATGAGAATAAATTTTCTTCATAAATGTATCGTTTTATGTTTTCTATAAGTTCTCCCATATATTATATTAGTAAAAAAGTCTGATTAATAGGTTATTTGTCATTTAAACTGGTGAAGAAAATATGGGCTTATCTTTATTATAATGGCATATAACAGTCTACAATAAAATAAAGGATTTCTTCATAAAACATGATTTTGATGGTGTTTCGGTTAACACCCCGTTTGCCCATACTCCAAAACGTTCTTAGTCATTTTAGTGTCCTTGTTCTTGTTCTTGTTCTTGATGTCTTGATTCATTAGTTCGTCTTCTTGTCTTGGTCTTGTCTTGTATTGATCACCGGATCTTCGTCTTGAAAAGGTCCGAAATTTGTAATGATATTTAGTGACCAAGCACCGAATAAAATCCACATTGCTGTAATATGATTGCCTGTATTGTAAACAACCCATCTTAGCGCTTGACATTGAGGCAAAGTTGTGGCAAATGGAGAAGTCAAAAATCCTATCCATCCAAGCGGAACACACATACGCTGATACAGATTTGCTGCTGCGTAATGTGCGATAATATACATACTGTAAACGAATACAATTCGCAGAATTTTTTTAAGAAGCCGAGTCATGATAGTTATTTATTTCATTGGAGAGAAAAAGCATTTCAATTTTTATGTTTATCAGTGTTTATCAAAAACACTTAATTTAGACTAATAAAAATTGAAATGCTTAATTATACAAATCAACAATCAACAATCAACAATCAACAATCAACAATCAACAATCAACAATCAACTTTTAACCTGAAAAATGAATAAATTAAAAAAGGATGAGTTAAAGTATAAGAAAATGTTTCACGAACAAGAGAAAAAATATCAAGAATTACAGCGTGAATTGGATGGTTTAAAAGGTAAAATTCAACAACTCGAAAATGACCAAGAAACTCAAGAACACAAAGGAACTCAAGAACACAAAGGAACTCAAGAACACAAAGGAACTCAAGAAAACAAAGAAACTCAAGAACACAAAGGAACTCAAGACCCGTATGCAGTAACTATTATTAGAGTATCACCCTTTATATATAAACACCGCGCCTACTTAATTGATTCTACAAATGTAGTTCATACATACGGCGATGTTTACAACGGCATTGATTCAAAACCAATAGGAAAATGGGACCCCATAAATAACCTTTTACATAAGATATAAAGTTTGTTTTTTTTACACAAAAACTAAAACATAAATCAATATAAAACTTTTTAAACATTCTCTCTAATGTATGAAACCAATCAATATTTATTTCCTTTGTCTACTTTTCAAAAATACGCAATTGAAGGTATTATACAAGGCGAACACGTATTAATAACTGCCCCTACTGGTTCGGGTAAAACATTGCCCGCGGATTTCGCAATTACGCATTTCACTTCTCTCGGTAAAAAGGTCATTTATACAACTCCTATTAAAGCACTTTCTAATCAAAAATTCTATGAATTCTCACAAAAATATCCCGATATTACTTTCGGCATTTTAACTGGCGACATTAAAATTAATCCACAAGCACAAGTTCTTATTATGACTGCCGAAATTTTGTTAAATACTTTATATTCTTATGACTCAACAAAAACGACAACAACGACGTCAATATCACATACACATTTTCAAATGGATATTGCTACTGAATTGGCGTGTGTTATTATGGACGAAGTACATTATATCAATGACAAAGAACGGGGACATGTTTGGGAAGAAACCATTATGTTATTACCTCAAAATATACAAATGATTATGCTTTCAGCAACACTCGCAACACCAGATAAATTCGCGCGTTGGTGTGAAACAAGGCATCAAACAAATCACCAAAAAGAGACACCAATAAAACACGTCTATTTGGCATCAGAAACTCATAGAAGTGTTCCACTAACTCATTATAGTTTCATCACTTTTACGAATTCCATCTTTAAAAAAATAAAGGATAAGGCAATTCAAGCAGAAATCCATGCCACAATAAATCGACCTTTTGTTATCCAATCCGCAAAAGGTGAATTCAATGAACCCCATTATTTTAAAATGAAAAAAATGTTGGATTATCAAGTTCAAGTTCCAGTAAAAAGACAACACGTATTAAATCAGGTTAGTAAATATATGGTTGATCACGACATGTTGCCCGCTCTCTGTTTCGTTCTTTCAAGAAAATCTTTGGAAAAATGCGCCCACGAAGTAACCACTGTTTTATTAGAAGATGACTCTAAAGTCCCATACATTGTTCGTCATGAATGCGAACAAATTTTGCGGAAATTACCCAATTATAAAGAATATTTAGAATTGCCAGAATACAATTCCATGGTTCAATTATTGGAAAAAGGCATTGCCATTCATCACGCAGGTGTCATGCCTATATTGAGAGAAATGGTGGAACTTTTATATGCAAAAGGATACATTAAACTCCTCTTTGCCACTGAAACATTTGCCATTGGATTAAATATGCCAACGAAAACAGTTTTATTCACAGATTGTAATAAATACGATGGCACTAGTTCGCGCACATTTTATTCACACGAATACACACAAATGGCAGGACGAGCAGGCAGACGCGGCATCGACACTGTAGGCAATGTGATTCATTTAAACAATCTCTTTAAAAATACGGATTTATGCAGTTATAAAACAATGTTGCGCGGCATTCCACAAACACTCGTGTCTAAATTTAAAATATCATACCATCTTGTCTTAATGAATCAAACTCCTGATTTTATTAAACACAGTATGATACATCGTGAAATCAATAATGAATTAACGCAATTCATTCAAACGAAAAATAATATTGAAAAAGAAATCGCGAATTATAAAAACACGATTTCTCTCTTGAAAACACCTCACCCAGTCATACAACAATACATTAATTATACAAGAGATGTTGCGTCGTGTGTCAATAAAAAACGCAAAGAATATGAACGCTCTATTAAATCAATCGAAGAAGAATACAAGACAATTAAATCTGACAAAACTATTATTGAACATTACGACCAAACAATTCAAAAACTCGATAATACTATTTCACAAATAGAATTCAGAGAGAAAAGTGGTTCAAATGAACACGATATGATTTTACAGATTTTAATTCGTCGAGGATTTATAGAATATGACGAGACCACCGAGACAACCGATACTACAAATACAAGACTAACACTAAAAGGACAAATCGCCGCCAAATTGAAAGAAATTCCATGTATTTCTTTCACACTTGTAATAGAGAAATTGCGCGCTTTTTCGGCGAAAGAGTTGATTGCGATTTTCAGCTGTTTTACAAACATTGTTGTTTCGGAAGAATGTAAAAGTTTTAAACCTTTGATTCATTCATCCATATTGGATGAAATAGGCAGATACATTGAAGAATTTCAAGATATGCAAGATTCGTCATCGTCAATACATTATGATTTATTACAATATATGGAACCCTGGATCCAGTGCGAAAACACAGAGGAATGTAAACATGTTTTACAGATGCTACAAAAAGAAAAAGATATTTGCGTTGGCGATTTTGTCAAGGCGGTTTTAAAAATCAACACTATTTCCGCCGAATTTGAAACAGTTGCTGAAATGATGGGGGATTATCATTTTCTCTCTTTACTCAAAGAAATACCAGGCATGACTCTCAAATATATTGCCACTAATCAATCGTTGTATGTGTAACCCAACCCGGCAGGCAAAAAAAAGGCAAGAAATAAGCGAGAAATAGAATATGCATCGGAAAGAAAAAATCAATCATATTTAATTAAATAACAAATTCTTTTTGTATATTTACCTAATTCTACATTTTCTGATTTTACACCTTTACTAAAAATTGTTGAAAATAAATAAACTACATAAGAACAAATAAATCTACACATACAATAATTACAAATGATTTGTAATAAATACGAATTGCTCGAAAAAATAGGACAGGGCGCGTTCAGTCAAATATATCGGGGGCGTAACATTCGCACTGGTGAATTGATTGCCATAAAAATAGAACCTAAGACAGCAATTATCAAATTATTACAAAACGAAACACGTATATATAAATATTTAAATTCATCTGAAGCAACACATATCCCTACTATGAAATGGTTTGGTGTAGATTCCACAAATTATTACATGGTTATTTCATTATTAGGCAAATCATTAGAATCATTCAAGAGAGAACAACCAACAGGACGCATTTCTCTCTCAACTACATTACATATAGGAATACAAATGGTCAGATTGTTAAAATTCATTCATACATCACAATTAATTCACAGAGACGTGAAACCAGACAATTTTTTATTTGGTCTCGGTGCCGCCGAAGAACATCTTCATATCATTGATTTTGGATTTTGTAAAAAATATAACAGTAATTCATTCCCATCTAAAACATCAAATGTTATCGGAACACCAAAATTCGCAAGCATTGCCGCACACGAATTAAATGAATTGTCGCGTCATGATGATTTAGAAAGTGTAGGATATATTTTGATTTATTTGTTTATGGGTGAATTGGCATGGGATAACATTGTGAATAACAATGAAATTAAAATAATGAAATTACATATGATTGAATTTGATAATACAAAAATACCGTCCATATTTATTAATTATTTGATAACTGTGAGGAAGATGGCATTTTATGAAACACCGAATTATGAAAAATTATTATCCAATTTAATACACGACACAAATAATTGAAAATAGAGTTTATATTAAAACAATATAAATAGAATTAATAATTAAGTATTATAATTAAATGTCTACCGAATCAGAATCATTGCCTTTGCGATTTACAGGGCGTGTGAAATGGTTTAATAATAAAACCGGTTATGGATTTATCACTGTTACATCTAGAGATGCCGGTGAATTTCTAAATTTGGATGTTTTTGTCCATCATTCATCCATTAATGTTTCAGGACAACAATATAAGTATTTGGTTCAAGGCGAATATGTTGAATTTAAATTGTCTGAAATGAATTCGGGAAAACATAAATATCAGGTTCTAAATGTTTCCGGAATTGATGGTGGAAAAATAATGTGTGAAACGCGAAGTGAAAATCAAGAGACAAGAGAACCTCGTGAATTTCATGAGCCAAGAGAATCTCGTGGTTTTCATGAACCGAGAGAGCCAAGACCGTCTAATGATTGGACAACGGTAAATAAACGCGTTTCAGAAGGTAGAGGAGGTGGTAGAGAAAGTAGTAGAGGAAGAGGAGGTGGTAGGGGAAGAGGGGGGATGGGTAGAGGCAGAGAGAGAGAAGAAGTGTCAATGAGTGCCGAACTATAAATGTGGGAAAAACATGTGTGGGAAGGAAGCGTAAGCGTGTGAAGTCGAATGTTCCAGCGAGTGTCCGGTGTTTAGCGTTGCGCTCGTGTTCTCAGCAATGTTCTCGTCGACGTAGTGTATCCTCTTATTACTGTGGCACTCACAAAAAAGGT